TTAGACTATAAGACTTATCTTTTACTATCTATACTTCCAGAGATAAAGATAGAGCAAAATGAACCTAAGGCTTCACTGGATATTTTTATTACTGAGCCAGTACTTATGGAAAATTGGTTAGAGCATTTTTCAAATTTAAATCGTATTAAACAATTCCAAGCTCTTATTAAACACCCGAAAATACTTTCTGGTAGATATTTATCTGAAAGTAATGGAACTAATAGAAGGAATATTAAATGCCTCAGAGATTTACCGCTACTAAAGCAGACTTTGAACTAAAGAGTATCTCAGAATTACAAACATTGGAAACTCCCATTCTTGTTAAAGCCGACAATGATTTTAAAGCAATAGGTTTTAATATGATTTGGGAGCGAGAAGATCTTGACAAATTCAAATTGACTTGCTACTGTAAGGGAGTATTCACAGCAAACTCAAAAGAGTTTAAATCCTTAGCTAAGGATGAACCTCTCCTTGTTGTTAATAGTACGTTATATAAAGAATTATTTACTTTTGTCTATAACAGTCAAAAGGATGCTTCTGACAAGGATGTAGTTTCTACAGAGGAATTGCAATTCGTTTATACTGATTTCTTTGAAGATGAGGAAGTTTTATTCTTCTATCTTCAGAAGTTATCTGAAGCATTTAATTGGAAATTGGAAAACAAGAATTTAATACTAGACAAGTGGGAATTATTTCCTCAAGAATAAACAATAGAATAAGGTGAAGTAATGTCAAAGCAGTTTCAGATTGTTAAAAAGAGTAGTGCCCTTCAGATCTCTTACATTCCTGTAACCACTAAAGATAGTGAGTACGGTAAGCAAGTAGAAAAGGAGGGTGCAGTATATCTCCAGTTTGCTCGTGCAACTGGTGGGAAGAACGAAGGTGGTCATAATACCTTTGACTGGGGTAATAAGATTGTTTTTGCCGTAGGCATTAACGATATCTATCAGATTCTTAGTTTCTATAATGGTGTAATGAATGGTTGGGTTGACACCTCACAGCGTCAGACCTTAAACCTTATTCACGTGCCGCCTGGCGCTAGCGAGGATAACGTCAAGAAGCTTACAATGCAGAGTGGCGTAGACAAGTACCTTGGTACTTATATGCTTACGATGCGCAATGAGGCTGGTGATAGTATCTCTACCTCAATGACCTCAGGTGAGATGGATATCTTCATTAACCTGTGTCGTACAGCTAGTATCTATATGACCGGCTTACATCTTGATCTTCAGCGTGAAAGAGATCCAAAGAAGTAAGAACTACTATGAAGAATTTTTACTATAAAGTATTAGATAAGATTCGTACTTATATGTGGACTATAGCTTTTTCCTTTGGATATGGCTTTAATCCCAGACTTGGATTTCCATATAGGCACGGCCTCTGGACCCATATTGGTCTATTCTTTGATGATGTAGAGCAAATGGTTGTCTATAGATACGGGTCTACCGAAGGTCCAGATATAGATATGGACAAGACAGATTTCTTTGTTTATAAGTATAAAGAGTTGCTGCCTGAAGGCTACGATATCTACACTAAAACTACTTTTTTGCTTGCAAGTCTTGCACTAAAGCAGTATACTAGTGGCTTAGGATTTAATAGCCTAATGACTGGCACAAAACTTAGAATCTATACTAATAGTCCATATGTAGCTGGAGAGCTTCGAAACCACTTAAGTAGATTCAAAGATCCGTACGGATATAATCCATATTTCTTCCAAGCAATGGGAATGAAAGCAATGGATCAACATGGTATTCCATATAATTTTTCACATAATAATGGCAACTTATTCATAACTTATAAAAAAGAGGGCTAATGGAACAAGAAAACGATGTCAAGATTAAAATCCTAAACAAAGACTCAGAGGAAATTCCTTTTGCTTCTTTGCTTAAGGCAATTGTTGATAAGATCAACCAACCTGAAGGCATTGAGAATACGAAAGGCAAGAAGGCAGTCATGCTTATGATTGAGACTCTTCTAGCTCAGAATGATCCTATGCTTACTGCACTGGGCGTTCTTGGTGGAGAGAAGACACTTAATGCCGCAGGTCTTCTACTTTTTGTTGCTTTTCAAATCGGTAGTCTAGTAGGATCAGGAGATTTTACTGTAGTTAGTGAAGTTGAATCATTCAAGTCAGATATTGAGACTGAGTAACTAATTATTATTTAAGAGTATTACATGTATTATTATTTATTAAAAAATAAATATGCCGTTAAACAGGCTATTATTATTGCTACACCAATCATTTTTGAGATTGGTTTTAACTTGCTGGCCAAGTACAACGAAAGTAAACTTGCCAAAATCAAAGAGGTAAATTATGGAAATTAAAGTTCGTGTCAATCCCCTTAGTAATCCTACTGGTCCTGTTGTCGCTATGGCTGATGTCACTCTTGTGACCGACGATGGTGATCTTATCCTGAAGGGATGGAAGGTAGTTAAGGGTAAGAACGGTCTATTTGCTGGTGCTCCTAGCGCTAAGCGCGGGGAGGCATATGAGGATACGATTATTGCTCCTAAGGAAAGTGGCCAGTTCTTGCTTGATATTAAGCAGGCGCTTGTTGATGAATATGAGAGTCAGACGGGTGGCCAGACACGCTCGGCATCGTCAGCTGCTAAGCCTGCTGCAGGTAAGCCAGCTGCGAAGAGCAGTGTTCCTGACGCATACCTTGCAAAGAAGCCCGCTCCTGCCAAAGTTACTGCTAAAGCTAGCACGTCAGACGAGTGGGAAACTGACTAAGGAGTAACTGATGGAAATAGATAAAGATAAAGTTGAGTCTGCAAAGAAAAGCTGCGTAACTGATATCAACCTAGTCAATACTATTTCTTTCAATAAGAAGACTCTGACAGAATGGGCTGAGTATTATCGGGTAAGTTTGCCCGATGATATGACTGTTAAGGACGTCTATAGGCAATTTAGACGTATTGCGGACTTACTTAGTGATGTGAATCACAAGCACAGTCAAGCCGTTCTGGCCAGAGATCTTCATCACTCTGCTACCAAGTCTTATAAAGCTGCAAAACTTTTGCAACTTAAGAAAGATAATCCTAAGTTTACTGTAGATCAGTTACAGGCAAGTCTTGACGTGGAGTTTGATGACGATAATACAAAGGAAGTTTTACATAGCTTTCTAGTAGATTTCTTTGAAAGAATTCAGGGCCAACTTATAGGTATGAGAAGGGTACTGGAGAGCGTAGCTTACTCAGTCAATAGTGAGTTAAAAGCTTTTGGTAAAGGATCAGAGGGCTTCGAAACCCAGTGATAAGATAATCCTTACCCGCTTCTATTCCCGTTTATTTTAAGAGAGTTTAAAATGCCAAATATTGATAATTTTACAAAAGATATAGTTACACCTTGGAGCACTGTAGGCTATCTAACTTACAAGAGAACCTATGCTAGAAGGCTTAGTGAGACTGATCTTAATGGCCCAACAGAGGAATGGACTGACACCGTAGATCGTGTTCTTAATGCTAGTGAGAAGCAGCTTAAGGTGGGTTTTACGGCCTATGAGAAAGCTAGGCTTAGGACTTATATGCTTGAGCTCAAAGGTACCGTTGCTGGCCGCTTTCTGTGGCAACTAGGCACTAGAACTGTTAAGGACTTAGGTCTTCCTAGCTTACAGAACTGTGCTTTTACTGTTGTAGACGGACCTGTTCGTCCATTCACTTGGACAATGGATATGCTTATGCTTGGCTGTGGCGTTGGCTACAATATTCAGCGTGAGCACATTAATAAACTTCCTAAGGTTCGTAAGAACTTTAAGAGCCCAACCCGCAGAGATCAAGGAGACTCTGACTTCATTGTGTCTGACACAAGAGAAGGTTGGGTTGCACTATTAGCTAAGACTCTTAAGGCTGCATTCCTTGCAGACAAGAAGAATACATTTACATTTAGCACTCAGCTAATTCGTGGTAAGGGCGCGCCAATCAAAGGCTTTGGTGGCGTAGCTAGCGGACCTGAGATTTTATGTGAAGGTATAGCTAATATTGGTAAGGTTCTAGAGAGGCGCGCTGGTAAGCAATTACGCAGTGTTGATTGTCTAGATATCATGAACATTATTGGCAGCATTGTAGTTGCTGGTAACGTCCGACGTAGCGCACAGATCGCCATCGGTGACTGTGACGATATTGAGTTCTTACTTGCTAAGCGTTGGGACTTGGGTACTATCCCAAGCTGGCGTGCAATGTCTAATAATAGTGTAGCTTGTGACGATATCAATGACCTTCCAGATATGTTCTGGGATGGTTATGAAGGCAAGGGAGAGCCTTATGGTTTAATTAACCTTAAGCTTTCGCGTGCTATGGGTCGCCTTGGCGAAACAGAGTATCCTGATCCTGCTGTCATGGGCTATAACCCATGCGCAGAACAGAGTCTTGCTAACTTTGAGACTTGCTGTTTGGCAGAAGTATTTCTTCCTAACATAACAAGTCCAGCTGAATTAGCTGACGTATGTAAGCTACTTTACCGTATTAACAAGCATAGCTTGGCTTTACATTGCCACCACTCAGAGACAGAAGAGATTGTCAATAAACATATGCGTATGGGTATTGGTATCACTGGATATCTTCAAGCTACAGATGAACAAAAGTCTTGGCTCAGGGATGTTTATGGCGAGCTTCGTGCTTACGATGTTGAGTATAGCGCTGCAAAGGGATTCCCTGTTAGCGTTAAACTTACTACCGTAAAACCTAGCGGTACACTTAGTTTGCTTCCTGGTGTTACACCGGGTGCACATCCTGCTTATGCTAGACATCTTATTCGTCGTATTCGTATTGCTGCTAATCATCCATTGATTGAAGTAGTGCGTTCACACAATTATAAGATTGAGTATCAGGAAAACTTTGACGGTAGCCTTGACTATTCAACTATGGTGGCTGAGTTTCCATTCTCTTACCCAGAAGGTACACTTCTAGCTAGAGACATGACAGCTCTTGATCAGCTTGCAGTTGTTAAAAGACTACAGGAAGATTGGTCAGACAATAGTGTATCTTGCACTATCTACTATAGGAAAGAAGAACTTGATCAGGTTAAAGAATATCTTCGTGAGAACTATACTTTAAATCATAAAAGTCTTTCATTCTTATTACATTCTGAGCATGGTTTTAAGCAAGCGCCTCTTGAAGAAATCACAGAAGATGTCTATAATGAACTGGTTAGAACAACTAAGTTAATCAATGGTATTTCATTTGACGCGAGTGTTGACTCTAGCGATTGCGAAGGTGGATTCTGTCCTGTCAAGTAGGGAATACATGTCAAACATTAAACTAGATGAAAAAATTCCAGATCCGCAGAGTCTTTTGCGCATCTTAAAAGATGTTTTCTCTTTAGACTTAGAAGATGATCTTCAAAATAATCTAAAGGAATTTATGCAAGGAAACAGATCTATTGATCTTAACGGGCGTAAATATACTAAACAGGATTTAAGAGATCTATTTTATACTGAATAGCAATACAACTTTCCTATTGTTATAGATTTTTATTTTATTTAAAATAATCATAAGGTGATATATGAGTTTAGAAGAAACAGAATGGGAAACAGAAGAAGAATCTTCTTTTGCTACGCCGGGAGCTGTAACCTGGAATCCTAAAACTTTTAATGCTTTTAAGATAAGCAAGATTAAGCAATATGGCGAAGAACTTGTTCTTGTCACTGGCAAGGACAGCTTACCTACATTCAGCTTTGTTCCGACAAGTGATCCTTGTCTGGATAGTTTGCTTGGTGGATTTGGTGAGAATGCAGGATGGCCTCGTGGCACCTTTATTGAAATTGCGGGCGAGGAGTCGTCTGGTAAGACTACTCTGATGTACGAAGCATTAGCTAGCTTTGCTAAGGCTTTTCCAGAACGTGGTATTGCATTTATCGACATGGAAGGTAACTTCGATGCCGAGTATGCACGTCACCTTGGAGTACCCGTGGACGACGAAAGATTTGTCTATAGTCTTCCTCAGAATGGCAAGCAAGCTCTTACCCTTCTAGACCAACTGATTCGTAGTGGTATGTTTTCATGTATTGGATTAGATAGCTGGGCTGCTCTTAGTCCTCCTGCGTCTGCAGATAATAATGCAGAGGCTGGTGACGGCGCAATTGGCTGGCATGCTTTGCTTAGCTCTAAGGTACTTGGTAGGCTTGCTACTTCATACAAGACCTATGACTGTACTTTAATTACGAGTAACCAGATGAGAGTTAATATTACTCCAATGGGTGCTCGCGGTACTATCACTACAGGTGGCCGGGCTATTCGCTACTATGCTAGACTTCGTCTCAAGATTCTTCCTATCCCTGGTGATGGCAAAGAGAATCTTAGAAAGGTCCAGATTGTTAAGGCGCAGGGTGCGGCTCGTGCAGAGGACGAGGTAGAGATTAGTATTAAGTGGGGTATCGGTCTTGACCGAGTTGACTCGCTTATTACTATGGGTCTAGCTCAGAAGCATATCGTTGCTGCTGGTGCCTGGCTCCAGGTTCCTGCTATTGCTCTTAAGGTTCAAGGCAGGAATAATCTTGCAGAACTACTTAGAAGTGATGCAGCTGCAAGAGCTTCTCTTTGTGATCTACTTGGAGTCAATCATTTTGAAGCTCGCTATCCGCTAACACGTAAGCGCAAAATCGCATACGAAACCAAGGACTAGAATGGCGTCATTGACAATCTCCTCTAGTGAATTAGAAAAAGTCGCTAGAATAGCCCTGGACGCAGACATTCCTGTTTGCGTCTGGGGCGCTAGTGGCATTGGTAAAAGCACGATTATATCCAAGACAATAGATAATTTCTTTCGAGACCTAAAGCTTGAGACTCCTATGTTTTGTAAGAGTATTTTTGCTAAACGTCAAGTATCTAGTGTGTTTAATCCTTCATCTTTTGATCTTAGATTAGCACATACGGACACTGCAGACTGGGGTATACCAGTTGTAGATGCTGAACGGATGGTCCATAGAAAGACAAAGCCTTCCTGGCTTCCAAACTCTGTAGACTCAGATTTCTTTGTTCTTTTTGTAGACGAATTAAATCGTGGCACGCAAGAAGGCATTAACGCAATGATGAGTATCACAGCAGAGCGTCGGCTAGGTGAGTATGCCTTACCTCAAAATAGCCGCCTAATCAGTGCTTGTAACCCTCCTGTTGGTGAGTTCAACACAGATACACTAGACAAAGCTATGAAAAGCAGATGGGCTCATGTCCATTACAACTTAACAACTTCTGAATTCCTATCTCAATGCTCCGACATAATTGATCCAGCTATGTCGTATATCCTCTCTAATATGAATAATCCTATTGAGAATATACAGTCGGGTCAACTTGCAGGAGAATGGGATATCGAAAAAGAAATTAGCCCATGTCCTCGTACTATCGAGATGCTTAATCGTCTTGCTCTTTGGACTCTCTGGGCCAGAACTAATGGCATAGAGATTACTGGGGAGACAAAGACGGCAGTCTTTGCACTTGCCAGTGGTCTAATTAAATCTAACATTGCTAATAAATGGCTTAACATTCTTCTTAACAAGGACTGGATTGCTAAAGAATCATTCTTTAACGATTCTATTCTTAATAGAATTAACTCAAAGACCATAGACTACTATGATAGTGTTCTTGTTTTCTCTGAGTATAAGAACTTAATTCCAACCTTGACAAAGGATCAACTAGCTAGTACTCAGTATATTTTGCAATATGCAAAAGAGTATCCTGAATTCTATGCTATGTTGTCTCAAACAAAATGGCAGGTCAATACATTAGAATGAGCAATATAAATAAATTAATAAAATACATTTCGGATTTATCCTTTAAATCATCTTCAAGTACTAAATCTTATGTATTTAATTACAATTATTTATTTCGATACTTGCCATATATAAATAAGCATTATCTAAACGATACAACAGTAAAAGAACAAGGTTTTGGTGAGAAGTTCATTGCTGCTATATCCTGGGATAAGGAAAGCAAAGAGTATTGTCTCTATCTGCACGCAGACAAGATGGCAACTTACTCTGAGCATCAGAACGCTTTTATTATTCTTCACGAGTTAAAGCATTTTATATATGCCCATCCTGTGAAGATGTATAAGACGCCAAGACAATATCATTTGTTACTTAACATTGCTCAGGACATAAAGTTAAACACCGAACTCCTATTCGAAGATCAGTCTTACGATTGTTTACAGCCGGATTACGGGTTTACTAATGTTGTAGACAATGTCTTTTATACTGGAGTGAAAGAGCTAGGAAACATAAATCATCCTAGTCTATCTCTTCACTATCTTTCTCCATCTAGTCCTTTGTATCAGGGACTAGGCGGACTAAGAAGAAGTATTTTTAAGATAACTACTGAGGAAATTTTTGAATGGCTTAAACTTAATGTCACTGATGAAGACATCTTGAAAGCTGAATCAGATCTTTCTGATGATATGCTTGACGACTTTGAGCTGACAGATGAAGAGATTAAGGATAGAGAAGCTACATTAGAAAAACAGATAGCAAAAATTCCAGATATCTCTCAAGACCCATTTTTAAATGACACTAGTTTTGAGAAATATGATACTCAAAGGATTACAGTAAAAGAAACTTCTGACACTGCTTTGCGACTAATTGAACAGTTAAAAAGAGCAGGTAAGAAAAATAAATCTAACCCTTCTTGGGCTAAGTATAACTGCGTACTTCCTGGAGTATTGCCTGGTCATGAGAAAACTACTCGCCCTCTAATTGCTTGTATTCTTGATACAAGTGGTAGCATTGACTTGTTGCTTGCTCAAAAATTTGTATCTTATATAAAGAAGTTATCAAGGCATGCAAACATACATTACCTGATGGGTGATACAGTCGTTAGAGAAGAATTAGTAAAGACAAAGAACAGAAGCTTTGCAGATAGTATTGATTGGAAAGGTGGTGGCGGAACAGATTTGAATCCTGCAATAAAAAGAATTAATCAACATAACGGTAGATACAAATATGACGCAATATTATGTTTCACTGATGGGATAATTCCAGAAATAAATAAAAGTAATATTACAAATAAATTTTATCTAGTTGTGCCAAAGGAGACAGTCAATCGTAAATTACCTAACTTGAACAAGATCTATTTGTAAGGAACTCAATGCAAGAGCCAAAGGAAATATTTCATCCTACAATAATTGATGTGGAATATTCAGCAGATTTAGGGCCTTTATTCACAGACGACCCTGTTACTATTGATGATCTTGACTTTGATCCATGGCTTGAGATGACACCACCCCCAGTTAATAGCTATTGGTGTTTTAGACATGGAAGCTATAGTGCTCTTAAACGTTGGAATGGAGAAGCTTTAGTCAATATAAATCTACCTACAGTTAAGAAATTTACACCTAAGAACTTAGAGCAAAAATATTTACTGTCTGCTTTATATGATCAAACTATCCCAATGCTTACAGTCTTTGGTGGCGCTGGCTCAGGTAAGACTTATGTAACAATGGTTGCTGCAATTAATATGCTTGATGAGAAGAAATTCGAAAGAATTATTCTAACTAAAAGCAGAGCCCAAGCTACGACTGCTAGCGGTGGCAGAATTGGCGATGTTCCAGGCACAATCATAGACAAGATGAAACCTGTTTTCAGCTCTTACGAACGCGCTCTTGCAAAGATCTGGGGTAAAACTTACCTAAAGATCTTTGAGCAGAAGCTCGAAGAAGGCAAGATTGAATGCATTCCTTTGGAATATATGCGTGGTGAAGACTTTACAAATGCTTTAGTCATTTGTGATGAAGCCCAGAACGTTGAGATCCATCAGTTCAAGACTCTAATCACTCGTCTAGGTGAGAAGAGTAAGTTAATACTTATGGCTGATACAGATCAGATTGACGAAAAAGAAAACCGTAAAGGTAAACTTTGCCCAGTCCTTCAAACAATCGGACTTGACATTTATCAAGAGAGTCCGCTTACTAGTTTCGTAGAACTTATTGAAATTGAGCGCAGTCCTTTGGCTGAGCTTGGAATACAGATCTGCAAGAAACTAGTCGCTTAATACTTTTTGCTATTGCAAACCATGTGGTGACGGGCTATACTTAGCCTTGTCACCTATTGGTGTTTGTTCATTTTTAACATAAGAGAGAATGATATGGGAATGGTACATCTTCACGCACATAGTTATTATTCATTGCTTGATGGCTTACAGCCAGCTGATCAAATGGGCAAGATTGTTGCGTCTAGAGGGATGAATGCAGTTGCTTTGACCGACCATGGATATATGGGTGGCATTCCAGAGTTTGTAAAAGGTTGCCGGGCTGCTAATGTAAAGCCTATTATTGGCAATGAGACTTATCTTGCATTTAATGATGCTAAGACTAAGTCTGATTTTATGCCAGAGAATGGCGTTGCAGAGAAGGCAGTTAACAATGGCCACTTCTTATTACTTGCTAAGAATGAAGAAGGCTATAAGAATCTTATGAAGCTTACTAAGTATTCATATGAGGATGGCTTTTATCGTTATCCTCGCATTGACTTAGAGATGTTTAAGCAACATGCTAAGGGCTTGATTGCTACTAGTACTTGTATCAGTAGTCAGTGCTTTAAGTACTGGCACTGGGGTGAACATGCAAAGATTGATAGATGGTGTGATGAAGTTAGAGAGGCAGTCGGCGACGACAGCTTCTTCCTTGAGCTTCAGCATAACAATGTTGAAAAGCAATATGGCTATAATCAATATCTAATTGATCTAAGTAAACGCAAGAATATTCCCCTTGTCCTTACTGCAGATGCACATCATCAGAACCAAGATCAGTATAAACTACGTAGCTATGTTATGTGTGTGAGTATGCATAAGACTCCAGATACAATGCCATATGAAGTCCAAGACCACAATGCTTGGATGTATGATGCGGAATTTGCTAAGGGCTTATGCGACGATTGGCAATTGCCACACGAAGCAATTACTAATACTCAGCATGTAGCAGATCTTGTAGATGGTGACTACTTTGAAAGAGTCACTAGAGCTCCCAATCTTCAGCTTGAAGGTCTTACTCCGGAAGGCACAAGCTTAATGTTGCTTAAGAAGGCTAAGGCTGGACTTATAGCTAGACTTGGCGTAGCTACCTGGGCGGATGTTCCTAAGGCATATAAGGATAGAATTAAATACGAGTTCCAAGTCATTGACGAGGCTCGTTATAGTTCTTATTTCCTTGTCGTTCAGGACTATGTTAGTCTTGCTAAGGGTATGGGTATACCCGTTGGCCCAGCACGTGGTTCTGGTGGCGGATCTTTGATCTCATGGTCACTTGGAATCACTGCTAAGCATCTTGATCCTGTTAAGCATGGCTTACTCTTTGAGCGCTTCCTGAATCCTGGTCGAGTAAGAATATCTTTAGACTTTTCAGAGGATATGAAGGAATTAAATGCTTAAAAATATAAAAATAGATATGCCAGAGGTTCCTTATCGCAACACAATTGCAGAAGAATTTGTTTACAATACAGAAACTCAAAGCATAGAATCTCTAAAGGAGTCTTTTATTCTTAAGTCTATATTTAACAAGAAGAACTTCTGGGCTATTAAGCATCCTTTTTTAATATTACTTGCTTTATTCTTTAGATACATTATGGTTAATAACCAAGTATCTAATGCACATCATAAGCGTAAAGAAACTTTACACTTATTTAAATCTATTGCCCGTCAATGCTGGAGTTAGAATGTCAATTACTATAGAAAACATACGATCTTTCTTTAACAAGGAAAGGTTGCCAGGTGTTAATAAAGACTATTTGGAGTTTGAGATTAAGTATCTTACTCCTGAAACTCTAGTATTTATAAACAATGCTTATGATTCGCAGAAATCATTGTCTAATAAGTCTAATAGTGCAATTCTATATTTGCTTAAGTTGTCTGATAATTACAATTCTGATTCACGTATAACTTATAACGTTGACGGCGAAGGTCCAGACATTGACACTGACTTTTGTAATGTCCGTGCTGATGATCTAATCAAAGCACTGCAAACTAAATATGGTCATGACCGTGTTCTTCGTGTCTCAACTTATAAGCCATGGTCTCTTAAGACTAGTGTTAAGGCTTTTACTAAGTTACTTAAGAACGCAGATGGATCATACAGAACTATTGCTGACGCAGAACGTCTTGCTGATAGTTTGCCTGAAAGTCACCGTGGTAAATACGTAACTTACAAAGAGCTAATTGAAGACAATAGTGAGCACATTAAGAAGGTTGTAGAAGCTAATGAGGAAATCTTTAGTCTTTGCGGACCAGTCGATGGTCAAGCCAAGGAGGTCAGCGTACATGCTAGCGCAGTTTTAATTGGTACAAGTCCAGTAGACCAGATGATTTCAATTCGCAAAAGCAAGACTGAAGGCGCAGACTGGTTTAATCTTACGCAGTGGGAAGGTCCAACTCTAGAGAAGATGAACTTTATTAAGTTCGATATCCTTAGAATTGACTGTCTTACTATTAATGATCTTACCTGTAAGCGTATTGGCAAGTCCCTTAAATGGCTAGAGGAAGAAGTTCCAGTAGATGATCCTGCAGTGTTTGAATTAATCAATAAAGGATTTACTGCTGGCCTATTCCAGATGGAGGAGACTTATCTCCTAAAGCTTGTAGCTGATCTTAAGCCACAGAGCGTTCAGGATCTTGCAGTTTTCTCAGCTCTTAATCGTCCTGGTCCTCGTGACTCTGGTCTTCTCCAAGACTATATCGATTACAAGACAACTAAAGAGACTCAAAATAAATTGCATCCCTTACTTGATGGTATACTTGCTGAGACCGGAGGTGTTCTTATTTACCAAGAACAAATTATGGCAGCATGTCAAATTCTTGCAGGTGTAACCTTACAAGAAGCTGATAAGATTAGAAAAGCAATGGGCAAAAAGGACGCTATTCTAATGGAAGAGTATCGCACACTTTTTGTGGACGGGTGTGGACGTCTTCATCAGATTAATACTAGCGAAGCAACTCGTATATGGAATATCATTGCAGCATTTGCTGAGTATGGATTTAATAAAAGTCATGCTCTTGCTTATGCTTTCATTACATATTTCAATGCATATCTTAAAACTTACTATCCTACAGACTTTATGCTTACGCTAATGACTGTTAGGAGTGGTAAGCCAGAGAAACTGGTTCGTTATATCAACGAGTATCGGCAGATGGGATACAATATTCTTCCACCTAGCATTAACAATAGTGATATTGGTTTTACTAAGCTGGATGATAACACTATCCTATTTGGCCTTGGCATGATCAATGGCATTGGTAACAAAGCTAGCGATCTTATACTGAAGGCTCGTGGCCGAAAGTCCTTTACAAGCATGGCTGACTTCTTTACTAGAATTAATCGAACAAAGATTAATGCTGGCGTTGTTAGCATACTTGCAAAGGTTGGTGCCTTTGATAGTTTTGGATATGACAGAGTTAAGCTTGTAGAGAAACTTTCTGATATCTTTGATTACTATACAAAGGTTGAAAACTATCAAACAAGAATAGTTCAAGCTTTTGAGCGTAACAAAGAGCTAGATGCTTATCCTGCATTGCTCGATGACTGGACTACCAAAGTAAAAGCTGGTGTCATTACAGTCCAACTAGATTCTGACAGTAAGAAGGTTTACTCTGAACTAAGACCTAAGAAGCCATTGGTACTCAAAGTTCCAGAACAGCCTGTCTTTCCTGACCTAGAATCTATCAAGAAAAGTCTGGGATACAAAGTCCCACTTCAAATTGTCAAATGGGAATCTGAATATTGTAAGTTCTTTATTAGCCGCCATCCTCTGTCCTATATCACTAAGACGCCTCCTGGCATTTTAATTAGTCAAATAGAGGATATAGATGAAACAAATAGTAACGAAGGCAATCTGCTCGTTGCGGTATCTCATATTAAAGAACAGCAAATTAAAAGTGGTAAATCGAAAGGAAAATTAATGGCAACATTGACAATCGAAGATTTATCTTCTATATCAGAAGTCACATTGTTCTCAGATCAATATGAAGAATTGAAAGACAAACTTGACTATTGTTCCCTATTATTTTTCTCCTACAAAGCAACTAAGAAAGATGACTTCTTACGGATTCGCCCAGTAGGAAAAATTACTTTAATAAAGTAAGGTCCCTATATGAATACAGTTATTTGGCAAAAAGAAGATCTTGATACTTGGATTCCTGGTACTTTACTTTCTATTAAGTACAATATATCTAGGCATACGCTAGAGCGCCTTGCCAAGAGGGGAGCCATAGAAGTACAGAAGGGTGACAATCCTAAAGCTACTTCTACCTTGAATAAGATTATTAATTACTATAAGATCCCAAGTAGTAAGAACATCAAGACTAAGAAGATTGGCCCTACTAAGCCAACTGTTATCCAAGCTCTAGCAAGCGCAGAAGACCCCAAGGATGTCACAAAGGATGTCGAGAAGGCAGGTAGTATACAAGCTTATCTCGATGCCGTTAAGGACGCAAAGGACAAGGTTTTCCTAACCAAGAGAGCTAGCACAGCAGAAGCAGCAATTAAGATTCTTAGTTTAAGTGATATTCACTTTCCATTCCAAAACCAAGAAATAATTGACGAAGTTATTGGGCTACACAAAGATGCAGATATTCTTGTTCTTAATGGCGACTTACTAGACGGTTACGCCGCTAGTAGCTTTGCCAAGGATAAGAACATCCCAATGCATCTAGAGTACACAATGGCTTTGGAATTTGTTCGTAAAGTTGCTGGAATCTTTCCTCAGGTTTATATCGTACGTGGCAACCACGAGCATAGACTTGAAAAATACTTTGCTAATAAGATTGATCCAACCATGCAGATGTTTGCATGCAAGGACACTCTATACTATCTAGCAAAGGGTTATATCCTAGATGAGGATGGTGCTCATATTGGCACTGTAGAACTACCAAACGTTATATACAATCCACAGGGTAATCCTTGGATCCTTCAACTAAACAAGACCGTATTTTTACACCCAAGCACTTATCTCAGCGCGCCTCTCGGCACTGTAGTTAAAGCTTGCGATTATTTGCAAAACTTCCTAGAATGGGATAGTTATGATTGTGTTGTTATGGGACATACACATAAGCTAGGTAAGCTTGTCTACAAGGGTAAACTTGTAATGGAGCAAGGTTGCTTAGTTAAGTTGATGGACTATCAGCGCAGTGCTAAGTTCACAAAGGAAGCAGTTACATTAGGATATGCAGTCGTTTACCAAGACCAAGATGGCAATACATTATTTAACGAGACTGACGTTAAGTATTGCGGAACATTAAACTATTTAAAGTAAGAGGTACAAGATGATTGAACAAGATAACCTACAAGACAATACCGCAGAGCCCGAGTACAGCGAAGACTTTCTTAAGGGTTCACCTACCCGCGAAGAAGTCAATCAATACATGAATAATGTATATATGGCTGTTAACAATAGCGTTGGCCTCTATCAGGGATACATGGTTTCAGCACTAGTCGATACTCTGGTTGACACTCTTGCTGCTAATGGTATAGCCATTGAGAAGGACAAGTTTATGGCAGAATTCCTTAGACGGAATGGCGAGTTCGCAAAGATTGCAAACGATAAGATGAGAGAGATGTCTGATGAAGATATGCTTTCTGCGGATCCTCAGCCTGTTCCTGTTGTTCCTACACCTGAGATTAAGCTGATTTAATCTGTTGACATTGTTTTAAAATAGTCTATTATTATAATCAATTCTGGCTTAGCTCAGCGGTAGAAGCGGGAAACTGTTAATTTCTAGGTCACAGGTTCGAATCCTGTAGCCAGAGCTGATTATCTATATTTTAAGGAAAACAATGGCGAAGAAACCGAAGAAAGATACAAAGGTTTCATTCCCAAGCTCAGAACATAAATTTTCCTTTTGGGGCACACTAGATCGAAGTATTGCTAATCAACCTAGCAGAATTCGTCCAGATATTAATCTGTATCCCAGTGAGGCAAGCGCTAAAATTAAAAACGAGCACAACGAAGATATAATTATCGGCGGTTGTGTTCGCAAGTCATGGTTCAGAGCTATGATTCAGCGCATGGAAGCTACCAGCATCAAGCCTAATCTTGATCATGTGCTAGCTGCTGAACCTTTTACCCCGAAGGAACTTTGGAAGTTTTCATTAAGTAAATACGCAGAAATAGCAATTACTGATGAAAGCAAAAGAGCTTGTGTATATGAAACAAATAGTCTTAGATTTAAATGGGAACTTCCATTCCCGTATAAATTATTGAAACCAGTAATTAGTGGTGAATTAGATCTTGCAGTCACAATACCTGCCAAAGAAGACTATGAACTTCCAACCTTTGATCGAGACGGCAATCCTTCAATAAACTCTAGTGATATTAAGACTAATAACATTGTTGGCATTGAGATTAAAAGTATCTCAGGATACAAAGGACCTCGACAAGTATTTGGAGTAAAGAGTAAGAAAGGCCACTGGATTAGTTTACCTGAGCCAAAGCCTGAGCATTTGCTTCAGTCAATTCTTTACCATATGTATTTCTGTATTCTTAAAAAGGAATATAGATACTGGAAACTTGCATATATTAATCGTGAGAATGGCGAGCGAAAAGAGTTTGATATCGATCTTATAAAAGAGAAAGTATCCAATGGTAAGTTCTTGCATAGAGTTTATGTAGATCGTGAGCCATATAAGCATGTGTTGTATGCTGAACATATACTTCAACGTTATCAGGAACTTCATACTCATCTTGAGAATGAAACACTTCCTGGCAGAGACTTTGAACTTTTCTATGACCAGGCTAAGATAGCCACCTTAGCTAGTCGTAAAGAACTATCGAAAATAGACATGGAGTTGTTTACGAAAGGCAAGAAAGTTAGAAAAGGCGACTGGAACTGTAGTTACTGTCCATTCAAGAATATATGCTATGAGGCAAATGGGACTCCTAGAGATCTAACTAAACTAGATGTTACTGATATAGAAAGAATTAGCACAATGGAGGGTTCCGATGAAGAAGACGAATAGCAACTCGGTAGTTAGTCTGAATACATTAGTTCCTAAGAAAACAAGGAACTATACACTCAGTCTTGAGCCTCGAATCTCTGACTCTTCTTCTGTAATCTATGGAATGGAAAAAGATAGTATTGCTTATCTTAGCGACTACATTAAAAACCATCCTAGAATGAAAGATGCTGAGATGCATCGTCTTGCCTGTAAATATTTCTACTTGAAGCAGCAGTATACACATTTAAAAGACCGCTTAGGTGTTGTGGCACTTAAACTAGAATCTCCTAATGATGCTATAACAACTAGTCTTTTAGTTGCCGAGAAAGAGGAGTTATCTTATCTTCTAGAATTAATTCCATATAAGGAAGTTTTTCTAGAGCTTGAAGAGACTCTAGTGGCTCATAATCTTCGTTTGATAGTGAAGATTGCAAGTAGCTATGGCGGTAAAGGATTATCTGTTGATGATCTAATACAAGAAGGTGTTTTTGGGTTTATGTATGCAATAGATAGATATGACCCAAACAAAAACGTTAAACTTGGAACATATGCGACTTGGTGGATTAAGCAGAAGATTACTCGTGCTTTATCTAATAAAGCTAGATTAATTCGCTTGCCAGTCCATCTAACAATTGATATAACTAAAGTCCTTGGAGCAATACGGAAACATAATATTCCTTACTCTAGTAAGAATATTGGTAAACTTTCTAGCCTTACCAGGATGAAAGAGTCAAGTGTTTCTCATGCCTTTGGTTATATTTATAGCTATACACCATACAATCAGATTGCTTTGTACAATAATGATCAGGCATTTTCTGAAGATCCGATGACACTTATAGTGGACAAGGAAAAGAAAGATGAACAAATCGAAGATGTAAATTTAAACTTAGATCAAAAAACTTTTTGTTCTAATTTCTCTTCAGTAATTGACAAATTGAATACTCTTGAACAAGAGTTCATCTATAGAAAATATGGTATTCAAGGCTACAATGAGCATACTCCAATTGAAATAAGAGAATGGCTTAAGAGTGTTAATATTAAACAACCTATCTTTTTTAAGAAAACTGTTCTTATAAAGATAGCTACTGAAATACTAAAATAGAGGAATGTATGATTACGAATCTGAGTGAGTTAGTAGAAACAATTGATAGAATCCCAGTCTCTCAGTACCTTGAGAAGATTGGTGTTGAGGTTACAAAGAATAAGAAAGTTGTCTGTGTCAATCCAGACCATGACGACCATAATCCTAGTATGCATGTTTATGATGACCGTGGATATGTAAAGTGTTTTAGTTGCGGCTTTTATGGTAGTTCTTTGAACGTCCACGCAATTAGAACTGGCCGGCAACTTGCTGGTGATGAGTTTGTTGATGTTGCTAAGGAAGTAGCAGATCTATTTGCTATTGACTATAACTTTGGCAAGCCAAGCCCAGAGGAAATCGAGCGTCAAAAGTATTTTCAAGTATATCATGAGGTCTCCTCATCTATTACCAAGATTACTGATACTGCTCACCAAGATTTGTATAAGTACATTGCAGAGCGCTCATGGAATGCAGATAAACTGCTTGAGATGGGCGTTGGCTATGTAGAGATTGGAGATGGGCTTACTGTACTAGATAAGCTAAGAGAAGAGCGTCCTGACCAGGGATTTGGCATTTATGACACAAGTATGTTTGCCGATCCCCAGAACAAACTAGTAACCACATTCTATGACGAGAAAGGTAGAACCGTTGGCTTTGCAGCTCGTAAGATTACTTGGCAAAAAGGCGACAAGGATAAGTGGGTAAACACTAGTGGCATTGTTCCAATCTTTGATAAGAGCAACCTGCTTTATAATCATAAGATTGCCAAGCAAGCTATTAAGGCAGGAGCTGATACTCTATATGTCTTTGAGGGTCAGAGTAGTGCAATTACTTGTTACCATAACGGCCTTAAAGCTACGGTGGCAGCAGGTGGCTCTAGTCTAACTCCAGGTCAAGCTAGACTTCTTAAGAATCTCAATCCTAGTAAGTATGTACTTTGCTTTGATCCTGATGACGCAGGCATTAAATGCACCATCAATGCCATTAGAGAACATGCTAGTACTCTAGGCGGCCATAAGCTTTATGTTAAAGATCTTCGCGTTAACGGCGATCTTGACCCGGATGAGTTCATCAGAGCTAATGACATTGAAGTATTCAAGACTGTTGAGAATGTTCCTGCTTTTGACTGGCTCTTTGGTGAGTTGACTAGAGAGAATGGATCCCGCGAGGTTATGCTTGATCTTATTAAGCTTATCTCTAGCTTCCATAGTCCTCTAGAACGAGAAGATTTAGCTCGTAGTCTTAGTATGAAAACTGGTTACAGCTTCAATACTATTACTGAAGAGATTGATAACATCGTAAATGAGAAGGAACTTACCCAGAAGCAGAAGGTAAAAGACCTTACTGATCAAGCTATGCTTGATATCCGTAAGAATCCTACTAGTGCTATCTCAGTTCTTGATGGCCTCAGGACCAGGATTGAAAGCATTCAGGCTGATACCAATACCAGTGTCAGTAGCGGTGATTTTTATCTTCAAGAGATGCTTCGTTTTCAAGATGAGGCAGAAGCGTTTGAAGCTGTTTTCCCTGGTTTTCAAATGCCACTCATGCCCGGATTTGCCAGTGCATTTAACAATGACTGGTCAAGAGGTCGCATGATTTGCATAGGTGGTGAAGAGAATGCAGGTAAGAGTTCATTCAGTAGCTTTACATGTTATAACCTAGCACTGCCAGAAGCTGAGAACAATCTTCATGTTCTTTACATGACCATTGACGATAGCGTTCCTGAGTTGTTTCCTAAGTTTGTAGCCATGGCTGGTCGTCATCGTACTCGTGGTTATCGCGGATACGAGGATGGCTTTCCTCTAGAGATCAATCATATTGTTCGTCCTAAGTACTGGGGTAAGATCCTTCGTGATATTGATCCTCAGCTAGAGCAGGATATGCTTTATGCTTACAAGGTTGGCTATCAGGAGATTATGAAGATGGCCCGCGAAGAACGTCTAGTGCTCTTTGGCATTCCACATGCCCAGAACCTAGAAGACTTTGAGCGTGCTATTGCTAGTTTTCGTAAAAAGTATCCTAGCGATAATATCTTTGCTTACCTAGATAATATTCATAAGCTTCCGCTTGGTAATGCTGATGCGCGTCTTGCATTCAAGGATATCTCTAATCGTGTTAAGATGGCTTCAGTCCGTCACAACATTGCTATTGGCGGTACCCTAGAGTACAACAGCGACTCGAATAAGAGGCAGAAGGATCAGCGCCCGACTAACTCTAGCCTAGCAGAGTCCCGTGCCTTTAGATACGACGCTAGCGCTATTGTACACGTTTATAATCATAAGCATGTATTTGGCGATAAGAGTAACTGGTACCATGAGACTAAGAGTGTTAGCCGTCCTGGTGTTGTCCAGAAGTTCCCAGTCATTGAGGCAATCATTGGCAAGAACAAGATCTCAGGCGATAAGGATACTCACTGTTTCCTATTCCATCCCACGAGCTCATGGTTCGAAGAAGTTGACACCTATGAGATTGCTCAGGTTGTTAATGCCAGAGACCAGGCTGATGATAAGAACAACAAAGACTATGCCAAGAAAGAAGACGTTGACGTCTGGGCTTTAGAGGATGACGATGCCTAGAATCTCTGCACCCATTGATGATCTAGTTGATACAAGTAAAAAACTTCGTGCTCTTAACGTGAATCAATTAGTTAGCTTTATGAGGTGCGGAGAGTATTTTAGGAATGAGATACTCGATCGTGTTGTTGCTTGGGATTTCTCTAAAGATCCATATAGTTTGTTACTACACCATTTAATGGTATATGTTTTAAATTATTATGGAAAGAAAGGAGATTTCCCAAGTGACACCGACATAGTCCTAAGATTTTCGATAGCTCAAAATCTTTTGAAGAAAGCAGGGAATAGTTTTATTTTTCATAATAAAAATAATGATATTCTTTTCTCTATATTTAAATGGAGATCTTACTTACAAGAACTTTCAATTACTGATGTTAATCATATTGAGTTTTATGAAAGTTTAGGAGTAACAGTTAATTTTGCTATTCCTTTAATTACTGAAAAAGCTATTTATTTATTTAGTTTTTTCCCTAAAAAGGAATTCATTAAGACACCTTACTTCCACTTACCATTGCTAAAGCATTGGAATAAGAAAATATATATTGTATATTTGAGTGGATCTAATTATAATATAGAGAATTTCACAGATAAAGATATTGATCTGAGGAAATTAAATAGCGTATACGCGAGTACACTTTTTGCTTACAAGAAAAATGTTTACTTGCCAATTTTTAATTGTAAATTACAAACATGTCCATTGTATACAAAATGCAATAGCATGTATTCAGATAGCAAGGAGAGCTAATGGAACCTATTGACTTTGATAATCCTATTACTGCTATTCAACCAGCAACAGATAGCCTAGATGCTCCAAGGACAAGACGCATATATGGCGATGAAGCTAATATGCTAAGAATGCATAATGCATATAGACCTAATCCAGGTGGCAAATACAACATTGACCGTCTCTATCGCAAGAGAGCGGAGTACGAACTAAGACAATTGCAAAACGCAATTTTCAAAGAGAGGACTCTATACTGCGAAGAGAATGGAATTTCATTTATGGATTTCCAAAGTCAAGCTGCCGAAGATCCTTCAGTTATGGAGACTCTATATGCAAGAGCAATAGTTAAGATCCCAAGAACCTGCAAGACAATTCTTGGAAACAATTATAAGTAATATTTAATTTATTGAGGTAAAGATGTCAGATTATATTTATGTTTTAGCAACAAATAGAGACACTGCTAATTTGATGACAGCTAAGATGTCTTCTAATTACGAAGCTAAGACACTTGATTTATTTTTTAATATTCCAGATAATTTTCTTCTGCTTGGTAGACAGAACAGCGAAGATCAATTAACTTATATGATTCCACTTGGTTTCAAGACTTACGCTCCGCATGGGGCAGATATGCTTCTACTTCCTAGAAGTAGTTCTGGCAATTTACGTAAGCTTGCTCCGACGATAGATGATCCTCCTTATCTTGAGGCCTGTAAAAATGCAAATATTAAAGTCTTTGATGCAGATGCAATTCATTTATCTAACACAATGGGCTACATTGATTGGGATTATAGAAACGAATGGCAATCTTTGGTTTATGTAGACAGAGACTTTAGAGTTGACTCTAACAGAGCTTATCTTCAAGCTATTCCAATGGAACCTACTAAATTTTCATTTAAACTTGTAGATGACATTAGTCAGGTCCCAAAAGAGTATCTTAATACTCAAAGGGGAGAGAATGGATTTGGTAGCTCAGGCTAAGGATATATATGGCAACTTTCAATAAATACTTTGGATCACTTCAAGTAACAGACGGTAATCAATATGAGTTAACAAATGCGATGCCAAATCCAACTGGCAAAACTATTGTTAAACATATTTGTACTGTCACAAAAGGATTTCGAACATTTTGTATGGTTACGATCGAAACAGGACCAGATCAGAAATGGTACTTGAACGAGACGACTACCGGACAGTTTGAAGTAATTCAAGATGACGAAGAGTATAAAGAAATAGCCAAGTTTGTTGATGATTGGCTTAGTGATATAAGTGGCATTAAATTTGGTAAAGAATGATTTATCAAGATAGTGCTAGTCAATATCACAAAGCAATGGGTGCTCTCCTTGAACAGTTAAATTTAACTGGCCTTGGTATTTACCAAGAGCAGAATGTTAAGGAGATTTGCCCAGATCATCCTAATCCTTTAGATAGATTTGATTTTTATATACCTGCCCTTAGCCTTGTTGTTGAGGTGCATGGTGAGCAACACTATAAAGCTGTTAGATTTGGTGGTATCTCAGAAGAGAAGGCATCTTTTAACTTTGCAAAAGGCTCTTTACGTGATGTAGAGAAAGCCCTGTCTGCTAAAAGATCGGGGCTTATCTACATTGCTTTTAGTTATAAAGATAACTTTACGCAAGAAGTGTTTGACAACAAACACAAAGAAGCTATACTTGAACTTGGCAATCATGGCTTTACAAAAGTTGCCGTGGAACCTAATCAAGATATCCTTGACCATAGAAAGCTTGTATCCTCTATGAGCAAAGAATATACAAAGCGTATATACCAAGAACAGAAAGACAATGGGAAGACTGGGTTTAAATCGAATACAGGATTCTTCAAAAAGAAATAAGGAATTGCTTGAGTCAAGTTAGCCTATTTAGAATTGTTATTGATGGCGAACCTATTAGCAAAAGCAATGCTACTATGAGTAGGTTTAATTGGAAGACTAAGAAAAGCGAAGTTTACGTACCTGAAAAGTTTCTAGACTATGAGAAACTTATTACTCATCAGATAGATCAATATCTAAATGAGTTCCCAGGTGTTGAACGGCCACTTTTCAAAGTTGGACCAGTTCAGATGAATATACATTACTTTCTAGGCACTAAGCGACGCAAAGACTTACCTAATCTTCCAAAAACAACCTGCGACGCTTTGACTGGTCAAGTCTATGGAGATGATTGTCAGATTGTTTCTATGACTTTATTTAAACATTACGACCCACTCAACCCTAGGGTAGTAATTGAAGTGTTACCTATCCTAGACGGAGTAGAGTATCCTATTCCCAATACTTTATTGGCGACTGAGGATCAGAAGAAAACCAAGCCAAAGAAAAAGTCTACAGATGCAAAACCTACCAAAAGTAAAAATACTCGTAAACCTAGAAAGAAATCTAATAAATAAGTTAGATATAATAAAAAAATATGATAAAATGCCGCCTACTCTTCGTTCATTTGTGAGATCTTACTTTTTAGGAATGACTCAAATTGAAATACAAGACATTATGTCTATTACAGTAAATGAGTACAAAGAACTAAAACAAGAAATGATAAATATATTAACTGATTAAGGAGATAGAATGGCAAGAGCAAAAGGCGTATTACCTGTTGTGAGTGGAAGACCCAGTGGAGAAGAATTACTAACTGAGGATCTACGAAGGGAATTACAGGATCAACCTGAAATTAAGAATATTATTGTTAACGCCACTTCACAGACAGACATTGTAAATAAGATGAAGGAGTTTGCTCCTGTCAGCTCTAACATTCATGTCTTTACTAATCCTGCGCTACTTGTTCCAAGTGGTGAAGTATTTCTAAAACAAGAGTTACTTACTACCAGCATTCATACTGCTATTAGTTCTTATGGTAATCTTACTGAACTGCGTCTAGTGTGTGGTCCCAGTTATGACTATATTCCTGTTAAGCATGAAGTCGCAAATCCTACAAAGATTAGCAAACTTGATGCTGCCGAACTAATTAGTAAATTAGTTTATACTAATTCTAAAGCAATTGGGTTTAGTTATCGTCAAGACTCGAAGGTCGTAGACGGCAACACTCGTTGGTTTTGGACTTTAGATATTTTTGTTAGCAAGGATAAGACAAGAGAGACTCTTCTCACTGATCATCTTGCTAAGGAGCCTGAACTTAAAGCACGACTTGATAAAGAATGGATTGCAAGAAAAGAAGAACTTGCTACATTCGGTAATCCTGAAAAAGTTTATAATGCTTTAAAGAAAGATATTTATAAAAATGTTGCATGGAACCCTGCCTATTACGCAGTTGTTCTTCCTACTAACTAGTCAATTATAAAATGGAGATTAAAATGAATAAGATTAAGTTTACCCTAGTTTCATTTCTTGCTACCCTACTTGTAGCTTCAGCTGCATATGCTACTGAGTGCGTTACCACTACAGATTGCGCTACCGGCGAAGTCTGTGCTGCTGTTGCTAGTGCAGAGTGTCCTCCTTGTGCCGAAGGCTCAGCCTGTGACTCTTGTGCCACCGAGCTACTTGCTTGTGTCCCAGAGGCAATTCCTGCTCCTTGCGATACCGCTACTTCAGGTTCCGGTTCAGGTTCTGAGGGCTCAGCTGCCGTTGATCCTGATTGTGGATCTGGAGAAGCTGATGCTGGTGGTTCAGGTTCAGGTGAAGTCACTCCCGTAGATGGTAGTGGTTCAGGTGTTGATACTGGTACCGATACAACTCTTCCCGAGACTGATGGCAGCGGCTCAGGAGCGGCCGATGCTGCCGCCAAAAGCAAAGAGGGTTCAGGCTGTTCCGCTGCTCCTGCTATTGCTAGCATTTTCGGTATCTTTGCGGTAGTTGGCACACTACTCTTTCTTCGTAGAAAGAACAATATCTAATGAATGGCGATAAGAACGCCTTCTTGCATGGTGTTGTAGCCATACTCATTTTTATTATTTTTCGTTATTGTTAAGGTGAAATATGGAATCAGATATTAAATTAGTAGATCTACGTACGCAGTCTTTAAGAGTAGTAAAGGAGTGCATTAAGATTGCAGAATCTCTTGGCGCTACATCTTTTCGTTTTTATGTTAATCCAACATACATTCGCAATGGTTTAGTAGTTACCAGCATTGTAAAGCTAATTGGCGAAGCTCCTCCTGATACTCAGTATCTAATTGACTTGGCTGGTCTTAAGAATCTTAAGGCTACTGTTGACTTTGCCAAGAAGGTTCTTATCGACGATGGCGAGGCAAACGTAGAAGAGCGTGAAGACCTTTTTGTTCCAGCTGTTACTGAAGCTGCTATTGAGTCAGAGAAGGAAGAAGATTCAACATCTATCCCAACACAGAAGTCCGCTTCTAAGAAGCGTGGCCGTAAGAAAGTTGCTGTAGAAAGCGATGAGTCTTCTGATTCTGATGATCTAGAAACTGAGGAGTCCGAATAATGCCTTGGCTTAATGCTACAGATAAAAAGATACAGGCATTCCATTGGGTGCCTTCAGCTGGATTAACAGAACTTAGCTTTATGGACGGTGGCGGATTTGATCCCTCGGAGACCGTTTATATTGATTTTCTTGAGCTTTCTGGTCAACAACAGACTAGCAGATCTATTAAATTTAATATGATGACAGCTTATGCTGATGGTGAACATAGAACTGCTGTGTATAACCTTTGGTTTGCAGAAACTCGCCAAGAACTAGAAGACGCTGTTATTAATGGTACGCCTACACAAATTGTATCCTTTTCAGATCCAGTCAATCTTCCACTATTGCTGCCATTCCATGTTAGTACTCGCTATATGGCTATCAATTATGATGGCTCTAGAAGTAACTTTGTTCCGGAATTTACATCTATTTCAATCTATGTCTGCTAGACAATAGATTAAGGCAAAAGAAAACCCCAGTCATTGATTTGGCTGGGGTTTTTTATTTCTATCTAATCTAGTCTACTTATTTTCAAGTTTCTCAACTCTAGCAGTTAGATCAAATAGCTTACTGTTCATATCTTTTTGTTCTTGCTCTAAGACTGCTTTAAGCGCTCCTACTTGGCGCAACTTAGGAATCCCTTCAATAATCTTTTGAAGATCATTGATACGTTTTTCAATAGCACCAATTCTTTCTAGAATATAGTTATTATCAATAGCCATTACTCCTCCACCTTATCTTCTTTTATCTTTGTATCCGTGCCTCTTGTTCTATCTATAACATTAGCACCCATATATAATCCTACAAGTCCTACAAAAGCTGCAGTGAATACATCATCACTCATTAACTGAGGAATCATATACAAACCAGTAGCTTGACCCACTGGACTCATAAGATATAAGAATGTTAACGTATGCAAGGCCCAGTATACCAGGCCAAGCTTACGACTAATATAGCTACTCTTGTCCCCAAGAAAAGCTCCACTAAATCTTTTAAAAAGTATAGCGGAAAGATTAAACATTACTTCTTGCCTAGATAACGCACAAATCCCACAAGCTTAGCTTCGTCAAGGTTACGCGAACGATGATAGACACCACCACCTTCACGGCTTCCTGCATCATTAGTGTTACCTTCAATTGTTCCAAACTTAGTATCAGATAACATTTTGCCATCACAAATACCACAATGTCCAATATGGCCTTTAATAGCTCCAGACTGAACTTGAGGTATTTTAGTTGCATCATGGCATAAGACAAAGATATCTCCTGCTTCTACTTTATACTTGCCAGACTTTACATCTGCAGGTAAGAAACGAACAAAATCTTTACGGTCTTTATTACGAGACCAGAAGCCCATTACAGCGGCACTCTGTTTACCAGCAGGGTTAGCACCAGGATAAGCTTGCCCAAAGCACCAGGCTACAAATGCAGCACACCAGGCACTACCTACTAGCCAAGCACCAACATACTTTTGGAATTCCTCTACCCGAGGACCTCTATTACTATTAATAGGAACTTCACGAACGCCAACTTCCTTTAGCGCAATATCTACAAGATTTTGATTAGACATCTTAAGTACCCCTTACTTTATTTTGTATACAGTTAATATAACACTTGGTGTAGCAGGACGTTCCTGACCGGCAGTTGTCACCGCATCTGCATGTATTATTTCTATATGTATATCTTCAGTCGCCCAACATAGCTGCACATAGTCTCCTGCAACAGCAGTAAACATAAGGTTCCAAGCTGCTACTGTCTTAGCCGCAGATGCACCGCCAGACATAGTAATTTTAGTATCAGTATTAGCAACATTTGCAGCTCCAGTCGTGCCATTTTTTCTAAGCCAAATATTCACATCTGCATTACCAGAACCTGAGACTCTATCAAGTTGAGCTGAGAATTGAAGATTATATACTCCAGGATACTCAAAAGTAATCTTAGTGGGTTGTGGTGGACTTTGACTATCATTTACAACAGTAATTCCATATCCTTCTTCTAATGTATTAAAACGCATAGGATATGCTGTGTTTGCTGCTGCTGCTACTTGATTTTGATTATCAGTGTAAACACAGTAAACAGGACCAGAAGATACTATTGAGCTATTAGTAATATTGGGCCAGTGAGCTATATTAGCAAGCCAAGTTTTTGGCGCACTAGAGTGTTGACTTGCAAAGATTGTTCCTGTTAAATCAAGTATGTCCGTAAAATCTCCTGCTATTGCATAGCCAACTGCCTCTGAGATATAGATATACGAATTAATAACTTTACACATATAACTGGAATCGCCAAAATTAATTACTGGTGTGTCATAACTAGTAAGATTGCAATTATCTATAGATAGAATAATTTCACTAGTTCCACCCTGTATTATTAATTGCACTTTATCTATTTTACAGTCAGAAAAATTAACGTACCAAGCATCTCCCGATCCTGCCTCTATAGCATATAAGTATGCAATCCTACCTGTACTATCCCATGTGCTTTTGATTGTGCAATTATCAAAAGTATATTTAGTTCCATTTGCTCCTAGCAAATAAAACATACAATAGTCATCATCTCCATAGCCATCTTTGGCATAAAAAAGACAACTTTTAAAGAAAACAGCAAGACCTTCGTAAGCAGCATTTGAACTAGTGCAGTTAAAAAACTTAGCACTATCTATTGAAGGATTTATAAAAATAAATTTGCAGTTCTCAAAAGTATAAGTACTTGTAATATAAGTACTTCCAGTAAAGTTAATGATATCACCTTCAGTTCGCTCACAAAAGAATATTATGTTTTTAACATTAAACTCTCCCAGACTTTCGTCAAAAGTATGTGTTCCTTTTATAAATACTCCATAATTTTGAGAAACATCTGTTGGATCGTATGAGACATTATCCAGTGTACTAGGTACTTCAGTACCAACTACAGCTACACCAGGTTTAAAACTTAAGTTTTCTAAATATAAGCCTGGCTTTACATAAACTACTTGTGCACTATCACTACTACTAGCTAATGTATATGCATCATTAATGGCTGTTTGTATACTTGTATAGGGCGCTTTTCCTGCTACTCCAACAACAAACTGTGTTGCACTATAACCATAAATAGTAACAATACTATTGCTGTTATGATCTGAAACTGTAAATGGTTTAGTGCTCATAATTCCTCCTAACTGCAGGTGCCAATTTCAGTAACAAATGTAGAAACATGTAAATACCCACCATCTAGATTAGCTATTGATAAAATAGTCATTCCGTCTACAACAGTAGTAGACAATGTAAATAATGGGTCATCAGTATATACGGCTCCATATACTATGTGATTAACAGTATCACTAAGTTTTTTTCTGATTACCAATACTTCACAGCTATGTGTTCTCCAAGAACTTCCATTATCGTATTCTGCTTGAAGAATTACTTTTGCCGTAGATATATATTCATTACCTGTCCAGGCTACTCCTGTTTCAGTGTCACCTATTACAAGGCTACCATTTGCCTTGTTAAAGGACTGGGAGTTTTGAGAACCCGGAAAGTTTAATTTTTTATTATTATCAAAATTCCAAGTATAGTCACCATTTGTAATCTTAATGGCTCCGGCTGTGGCTCCAGTACCAGCTTCAAGTTCTACGTCTCCGCCTATACCGCTGTTTGAATTTGCACCTTTAATCCAGACTTTACCACCGTCACCGGTTGAATTTGCGTAACCTCCTTTAATATTAACATATCCACCAGCTCCAACTCCTTGGGCACGGCCACCTTCAATATTGATATGTCCTCCAGCTCCACTTCCCTGAGCCCAACCACCTTCAATATTCACATATCCTGCATCTGCAATACCATATGAATAGCCACCTCGAACCTTCGCGTCACCGCCAGGGCCTGCTTCTGTTAGGGGATCTGCAAGATCATCATTACCACAGCCTGCCCAAAGATAAACATCTCCACCTTCACCTTGTGCGTAACCTTGTTGGCCTTGAATTATAAAACGTTCAGCATTTGGAGTTACACTATTAGGAGTTGGACCAGTAATAATGGTTTCACTTCCAGCCGCGCCTAATTGCAAAGTACTTCCTGATAACGTATAACCAGCGTAATACCCAGGCATAGTCTTTGTAGGAAGAGAGATTCTGCCATCATTATTAAAGGTCCAAACATTTTCTCCTTGATTTCTATGAAAGATATATTCGTATCCAGACATAAAAGTTAGCCCGTCAGCAACAACCGTTATTGAGCTTTCACCCTCAGTAACTTCTGTTACTGTAAAAAGATCTCCGTCTGGATATAATTGCACAGTATCACCAACAACAATATCAATAGGAGGATCAATAGCAGTTGAATGAATAAATTGTTCATTACCTGTGCCGGAATTTCCGAGATTTCTCAACTGATCTGGATTCTTCGAGATAATATATACATTACCAGTTTCATCACTTACCTGTACTGCTGTTCTTTCTCCTCCAAGAATAAGTGTAGCATCACTATTATCTTGAGGTCCGCCAGCTCTAATATGTATATGATCTGGACCAGTAGGATCAATAACTAAATACTGATGAGCAGCATACAGATCGACATCAGGAACTAATTCTATAGTGTCTGCGCCAAGTCCGTCACCACTTCCGCCTAAAGCTCCTTTTATCTTAACACCATCAAAGGTTATGTCCCCAGTATAAGCCATACTTGTACTTAGTGTATTAGTAATACTTACAGAAACAAGACCTGAAACTAAACTGGTAGGTCTATCTATTAAAGTACAATCTGTTAGATTGGCTTCCATAACATTATAATCACCATAGAAGTATTCCTTAATAGGACCTTCAGGGGGGCTATTTGTGGATAATTGGCATTTATTTAAATTGATTGATGACGCACCAGTTGCGCCTTCTACCGCTGATTCAATAAAAATATATTGATTAGCTGTTAATAGAATAGAATTGTATCCTACAAAAGAACAACTTTGATCTTCACTATTAAAGCAATAAGACAAATAACCTAGATGAGAGTCTTTAACCCAAACATTGCAGCCATTAATCTGCATATAAGGAAAGTTTGCTACTAGATCTTGAATATTAAAACATTTACAATCTTCAAAATTAAAAATATTACCTGCAACACCTTCAGGGTCTGTTGTGTTTGAGCTAAAAAGAAAACATTCATTAGTGCTAAGTATAAAAGTACAATTATTAAGACTTAAGCTAAGACGACTAAACATATTTTCTGGAGGACATGCTATAGCTTGCATACTAGTAGGAGCACCTATTTCAATTTGTGAAATAGTACAATCTTTAAACTCAATAACCGAATTATAAATAATACTATTTACAGTTTGTGAAGTATTATGAAGATTAATTATTGGCTTATCTGTATTTGCTGACTCAAATCTTATAGAATCATAAACAACAGAATGAGAACGAACAACATCTCCAACTTCGTCAACACTATAGAAAATAGTATGATTTCCTCTTATGATGGGCTCTGCTAGATCAGGGATTGCTCCATCCAATGGAGCTCCAGTTTCTAAAACAGATCCCTCTTCTAGTACCCTAGTAGCTGGTACGCCTAAACTTAAAAGTGAAACATTTGAGTATAGGAACAGATCCTCATTATATACCCCTGGACTAACAAAAACACATTGTTGCCCTGGCAAAAGACTAGCAGCTTCCATTGCGTCCACAATGGTTTGGTGAGTTCCTTTTCCATCAGCTCTAACAACAAAGTCAAAGTATTTTATATTTAAGTCAGATGTGCGTAAAGTAGGTATGCTGGCCATTTTATCTCCCGTAAAGTATGATCCAAGAAGTTAAATCGGGTATCCATTTAAAACTAGTTACTCCGTAATTCGTATTTATTATTAAAGGTGGATAAGCCGGTGCACTGATAACTGAATGGCCTGAAGCAGGATATACTGATATTGTATTAGTTCCAGCGGTGCCACTTATATCTACAATAGTATACTCAATAGGAGTTGTCATATCATCTGGTAGTGTAATTTGTACTGCTCCATCTGCATCTATTAAATGGGTATATTTACTTAAGGTTGAGACTAATTTTGATGCAAGAGTATAAGGTCCACTTGCTGTGTCAAGTGTTTCAGCGTAAACAGTTTCTACTCCAGGACTTAATACTGAATTACCTTCACTGTTTAAAATATCTCCACCAGCAGGTAAAATTATATTTCCACTATCATCAAATTGCCATTCGCTAGTACCAACACCAATATTGCTTGTTTTTATATATACAGAACCATCTGAAGTATCCCCGCTTCCTGCTTCAATTCTTACATCTCCTCCAGTGCCAGATAACGCAAGCCCGGCCTTAATAGAAATATTTCCACCATATCCCGAACTAGCCTCACCGGCATGAAGATTAATATATCCACCATCACCACTGCCAATAGGAAAGCCTCCTTGGATATTAACATATCCAGCATCTGCAGTTCCATAAGAGTAACCACCTCGTACCTTTACATTACCGCCGGGAGCTCCTAACGTTCCAGGATCTGGAAGTCCTTCATTATCACCGCAACCTCCCCAAATATAAATATCGCCGCCCTCGCCGGTTCCATATCCTTGCTGTCCTTGTATGACAAGACGCGATGCGTTAGGATAGGTACTATTTGCAGCTGGTCCCGTAATAACAGTTTCAACATTAGGGGTACCTAATTGTAGCGTATTTCCTTCCAGTATGTAATTGTATTGATATCCAGTAATTTCTTTTGTAGGAAGAGAAATTCTTCCATCGTTATTAAAGACCCAGTCATAAGACAGTTCATCTGTAGCATTATATGTCCGAATAGAAACTGTATTGTCTCTTACATCACCTAGTTCGCTATCATTGTTTGATACCCGAACATGAGTATTTTCTGCCCCTAAGAATAGTACACTGTTTGATGCATCTTGATCTCCTCCAGCACGAATATGAATATGTCCACCAGTAGTAGGATCAATAACTAAATATTGTTCATGAATATATCGATTAAGATCTGGGACAAGTTCTATCGTACCATAGCCACTAAGGTCACCACTGGCTGTTCCTGCACCAATAATTCTTACATTATCAAATGTAATCAGTCCAGTATCTGCATTGCCAGCAGTGCCGCCGCCAGTATTAGTTGCGCTAAGAACAGCCTGGTATCTAGTAGCTATTTGTGTATCTATATATTCCATCATCTTTAGGAAAGACTCATATATAGTAGCTGGTCTTACCTCTGTCGTAACTAGATTGTTAGTCACTAAAAATAATGGATTCTTTAGTAGGTAATCAGCACCGGCATAGGTGTAGATAGTAGTACCATCTAGTCCGTTAGCGCTATCGTTTATACTGCCATTTGCACTCAAATTAGAAGGTATATTGAATGTCCATCTAGTATCTGACACGCGAACTGGCGATCTTTGCCCAGAGGTAAAAATAGTTGAAAGTAAGTTTATTCTGTTACCAACAATTTCATAAGACTTGGCAATCTGACGAGTAAAAGTATTTGGATTTATAAAAATACCGACATCAACTGTTCCTACTGGAGTTATCTGCGCCATACTATTCTCCTAACTTTATTTTATAACTACCTAAGATAGGTGTTTTTGATGTGTTTGTTGTTTTAAATTTAGCAATCAAAGACACTTCTTTGCTTTGTGTTGCAAAACCAGTTTGTCTAGGGAATTCAACATAAGCGTCTTTTATATCTACTTGATTATGTAATACTAAAATGTATTGACTTGGATTAAATGCCATAAGATAAAAGTTTTCTTTCCCAAGATTTGCTAAACTATGGCAACGAGTAAACTTTTTCTTTGCTCTTATTTTAAACCCTTTATAAGGATCAAGATTAAGATTAGTTCCTTCTATTAGATATTTTCCATTATATGGATATTTAGTATCTAGATTTCTTAAATTTTCGTTATCCGAAAAAATATTTCCCACATCTGTATATGACGTGATAGGAATCTTAACTTTGTACCACCCATTTTTGGTAAACCTATATACTTTGTTAGTAGGAACTAATCCCTCAAATATAACTCCAGAATCTCCCACATTTATCTCAGAATTTATTGTTCCATCAGCATATACCCAAGTCATATAATATCCGTCCTTAGACTCAAGTAAATCTTCTACTGAGTTTTTTGAAACGTAATTACCAAAAAGATTAATGGAATCAAGAGAATTTATAGTTGGGCTTAGGACTTGATTTACATAGTGATAGTTGTACTCTTGCAAAAATCCATAAGACCCAAGTGATGTTAGTATTTCTGAACTAGCTTTAGTAGTGTCTAGTGCATTAGGAACAATATAATTATTTGTTATATTGTTCTCATTTAGACTGAAGAAGTAAGGGGCCGAACCAGGAGGCTTGTTAAGCGGAGTGATCTCAGCAACCTGACCTAGAAAATAGGTTCCACTTATAACATCAAAACTAACAAGGCTACCAGACTCACTTACATCTGTAACTCTAATGTAGAGATCATTGCCAGGAGATTGACCGCCAAGATTGTCTCCACGAAACATAAGAAGATCATTAACTTCATAATTTTCGCCACCAGTTTCAATTGTAAGATAGGGAAGTACATCAGCATAATAGCCTGTCTCATCGCCTGGATTAGCAATTGGGAGACTTGAATAGTTAAATGCTAAGATTGCATTTAGTCCAGAGCTACTTCCAACTGGAACGGCATAGCCACCATTAGTAAGTCCAGAAAGATTTTTGGCAACAATATAATAATGAATTGCTGTCTCATCATCTTCAAAGTCACAAACTTCTATTGCAAACTTAGACGCTTGTACACTTTCTCCAACAGATCTGAATTTACCTTCTATTTCATATCCATCTGTAGAGACTTTTATAGCAAGTCGTTTGATATGAAAAATATATCTATATTTTCCACTATCATATTTCTCATCGTAATTAGATTTTGTAATTTGTATATTAATTTTCTTTACTGCTCTATTTACTAGGACTGTGTTAGTGTTAGTAATAGCTTGTCCTTGAACAATTGGCGTTGCAACGTTTTCACTGTCTATTGATATTGCGTCTATAGACCCACTTAATGAAGAATCAACAACTGATATTGCTAATTCACCAACCTCTCTTGTTTCCGGAAAAACAATTTCAAGAATTACAGAAACCTTTTTTGGTTCATCTGTAATGACTTGCCCAGTCCAACTGGACATACTACTTGCAAAAAGATTATTTAAGTTACTTCCATACACTGGAACAATTCTGTCATTCCCAGAACCTGGAGCCATATACATATTAATTGAATACGCGCCTGCTGGTAAAGTTAACTTTGCAGGTTCCATAGAGTGTTCTAGGGATACGCTATGTAAAGCCTCATCAAGTACAACTTGGCTACTTAAAGCCTGATCAAACTTAGAAGATGTACTAAAATTGTCTCCTATTACTTTAAAGAAACCATCGCTGTCGCTTCTAAGAAATAACTGGTCATTGATATGTTTCTCATATTCCTCTAGCTGTACAAGCATTTTAGGATATGCAAGATTCCAATCAATTATTTGTCTCTCTAAACCAATAGCCTTTCTGTAAATTAGATCTTGTAACTGATCACTTCTTTGTCTTAGTTCTGTTATTTTTCCTGACAGAACAGAAGGATTATTGAACAGATTTTTATCAACAGGAATAAGTGACTCTGTTAATGAGTCTTCTATTTTTCCATGAAAGAGTTTATTTTCAAATGTTATATTCATTAGCCAATGATTCCTATAGAAAAAGACTTTACTACTGGACTAAAGTAAGGTAAAAGTTCACTTAAATCTTTTTGGTTTGAGGCAATAACTCCATATTCATTTGGAGCCCAGATTTCTTTTTTGTTAACCTCTATTGCAACTTCAAAGTCTTTTAATAATAAACTTGTATAAGAAAACTTCACATTTCCAGTAAATGTACCAAGGTTATTCATATAGATTCTATTACGTAAATAGTCTACACTAAAAGTATTATCTACTTCAGTGGTAGTAATTGTTACTGGAATACTAGAAGGTGGCTTTTGGTCTAACTTTATAAAGAGAGATCTTCCTACAAGTTCGGTTGCTGTCTCACTTTCAAAATAGTAATCTCCTTCGTTTGAAATTTGACTTCTAAGTCCCTTTCTATTCGAAAAATATACATCTTGAACTTCTATTTTTAAAGAGGACAAATTCCCTGGAATCCTAGAGTAGTGTCTTATTTTATATTCATGTAAAGAATTTGTTAGTCCGACATAGTCATAATAAACAAAAACCTTACTTTCATCATTTAATTCATCAATACCATTATAGAATAGCATTTCTTTTTTTGAAGTCGTACTATTAGTTAGAACAATAGAGCCCCTAACTAAAGACAATGCAGATGGGATTTGAATGTAATTCAACTCATTATTTACATTAACTTTTAATACGTTGTCTTTGTGATAGCTAAAAAAATTCACTTTATTCAAATTGGCAATGCTACTATTAACATTGATTATAGAGATACCGGAGTTATCACGTCTTTCACTTTGTTCTATGTTTGGAATCTTTACTGAGTAAGTATCATGCAATATTTTTGTTGAATGCATTTTACTGTTAAAGTGAACAATTGAAACTCTTCCACTAATATCTGTTCCTCTGTACAAGAATCCATTTGCATAATCAACTGAATAATTGTTTGTTCCTAGAACAGCCCCTAAGGGTTTTTCTGTAAAAGCCGAATTATCAATTGATAATCTAACAATACTTTTACAGTCCAAGTTCATGACTGATGAACTAGTATCAATAACTTTTGAAGTTGAAACTTGGCTAGTAGGATAATGGAAAGCTACTGTTGTTCCAAGGCCTAGCCATGGAAAAACTATTTTATAATCATTTTCTACTTTTTCAACATAAGATGGACACCCATTGACATTGATAAGTATTTCAGAGTTTTGAACAACACTTTTAAACTTAAAAATATAACCATCTCCAGTGAAGACAACTTTATAAGTTCTTCCATCATAGGTGTCAGACTCTGCTATTTGCGAATACCTTTCACCATTAACCTTGACAATAAAAAAACTTTCAAAATTTTTAATATTTAATGGAAGTAAAACTAAATTTTCGTCTTCATTCCCAGGAATATTTCTTGTGATCTTATATGAATCTTCAGTCATTATAGATGAAAAAAGCTTATAAGAGTCGTTGATTTGGTCTATCCTACACTTCTCATACTCAAGATCTCCTAGGTACTCTAAGAGTGTATTAGGGTCTTTTAAAGTGCAAGTAAATTCAAAGTTAGGATCAATATATGGTCCACTTAGTTGCTCTTCATCTCTTAAGGCAAATAATTTTTCGTTATTAGATTTAACTTCAAAATCAAGAAGAGACTTGTGAGAAGGATATTGCAGGGTTATATCTTCAAGTGTAAGATATTTGCCTGAGAATGACGGCATATTTACTGTAGTAGCTTTTAATCCGTAAGTACCATTGCCCAAAGAATTTCTGAATGTCTTTCTATAGAATACTATTTCAATAATATCTAGTTGGTTTCCTTGGATACCAGTAGATGTAATAACCATTTCTAAGCCAGATGTTTTGACTGGCTTTTCAAACAGAATAGGCTCAGGACTATATAGACCAGAGTAAACTAACTCTTGGCTTTCAATATCGTAAAGAGCTATTTTAACTTCTTGACCGCGCTTTTCAATAAGCTTAATCATTAACTCATTAATAATTTCTTTCTTTTTTTTGAATTCAAAAAACATAATGAGACTTAGATCTGTTCCATCTCGCCGATGTACTGAGAATAAATCATTTTGATCTGAACTAAAAATACTATCAGCTAAAGAATTTAAAATTTTATTTCGTGAATCTCCAACAATAATGTTTGAGTCTGTGCTAATCCCAAAAGTTTTAGGAGTAACTAGTTCTATTTTTGTTGGCTTTCCAGTAATTCCAGAATTAACAAACTCATAGGTATTACTTGCCACTAATAACTTTTTATCATTTAGCTGTATAGCACTAGTCTTTACTCCTAGACCTAGACTAGTCAGTCCTTGCTTTCTTAATCTAAGAAGATCATATCTTTGCTTTAAATTTTTTAACTGATATTCTCTACTATTATAAAAAATAGTAGAAAGTCGCAGTAAGTCAGCATAGCATAACTCTAAAGATTGCATCTCCGCATTTACTGAAGTAATAGGATCCGAAGTGTTACCTTTAATAAGAGTACTATGCCTAAGGACAGTTGGAATAGCTAAGGTATCGCCTGGAGCACTTATCTCAATTGGGACAATGAAGTTTCCACTTACTTTTGACTCAATATCATATAGTTTGTTTTTGATTTTCTTTATCATTTAACTAATTCCTATTTGTCCAAGTGGAAAAATAAAATTTAAAAGTTCACTATTCCAATTAAACTGATTATAGCCAGATGTTATTCTTGCAGTAATCTGCATAGGTCCAGTTACTTTACACTCAATTTTTCCACCTGTCCATAAAAATTTTTTATCCTCACTAAGAGGCCAACTGCAGTTTATTCCTTGACTTCCAGTATAGCGGGCATATCCACTATCGCAGAATGTATTTACTTTAATGTATAGCTCTTTTTTGGCAGCTGTAAACTCCGTAACAGGATATACCTGTTGAGAATCACTAAGTTTCTCAGCCGGATCCCAAGGTCCTAATGCGCTAGTAAAACTATACTCCCAATCTAATATTGGAACACCTGTATTCAAATTCTTATAAATAGTAATTGTATCTGTTAGATCTACAGGGAATGGAAACTTAAAGTAAGTTGCGTTCAGACTAGGGGAATAACCTAGAAGATCTAATCTGGAAAAATTATTAGTAAATGAGCTTCCACACTGCATTTTATAAGTTCTATTTTCTGCAATAATAGTTAGATCACAGATATTGTATTCACCTAAACTCAGCACTGAGATGTTAGATATTTCAGTGTCAGTTTTCCAGGTTGTTTCTCCGCTTATAATCTCATCTCTTAGAGCCTCTACCGGGTAAGCTTTCACATATAAATGGTTTCTTTTATCTATAAGAGTATTCTTATAAAATATAATTAACTCAGAAACCATTGTTGGAATAATCAAACGGTCTATTTCATTAGATATTCCAATTTCATTGGAAAAAAAATCTTGATACAAATTGAAATCACTTTGTGGTGTTTTTATATATATCTGATTTATATTATTTTTACTTGCAACTTTATCTTTAGAAATTTCCACTATTACAGGTGCAACCTTTCCAGAAGAAAGTCGATAGTGAACCCTTGTATATGTTCCTAGGGTATCGGTATCTATACTCACAATAGCATTGTCAACTATTTGAGCCTTAAAATCTCCTTGAATTATTTCAAATTCTTTCGACACTTTATCTATTACAATAGTATCCCACTCTAGAATAGGCCAAGATGATTGCCAAACATTAAATGTGTCTTTCGACTTTGTTATGCCTAGTGTTACAAAGGCTTTTTCTATAAATAAATCACTAGTTACATCTCTCATCATATTCATTAGAGTAAGTTGCTGTTTCTTTTGTCTATTCATTAGACCATCCAAGCCAACCATTCCTCTTTGGACTGTTAGAGAAAGATCAGTGAACATAGACTCAACAATTTGCACTCTTCCTGCAATATCAAAAGTATTGAAGTAAGGTTGAGCTATAGTTGTATTAGCAGTAAAGTTAGGATTTATAAAGTAACATTGTTCAGACATAGTTATCCTATAACTTTACCTTGAGAATTAACTGAAAATTCAATTGCTTTTCTTCTTTCACTGACTAGCAAGCGGCGCTGACGTTTACCAGATAGACTATTTATTGTTTTGATGATTGGAAAGATAAGATCAACTTTTGTTTCTCGACTTTCTATCTCCTCAATTCCAACAAACTTACTAGTTGTGAGGATTTCTTCAATAGTTACCTTGTAAACTATCTCGTAACTATTATCTCTTATAATTCTTCTTTTTCTTATTGAATATATACCAGATAAGTCAATAACAATATTTTTATTAGGAAAACTTAATGTTACTCCCGGTGACCTTAGATTAAAGACTGGTGTCTTTTCAATCAACCAAATATTATTATTTCCTTTTTCCTGCCACATCATTTATATTTCCTTTATGCACGTTGCATTTAATCTAATCTTTGAGAGGAAAGAACCATAGTTACTCTCTGAGGGAGGAACAACTAATGCCAAAACAACATACAGAGAACCTTTACCCTCATTGTCGGCATCAAGATTTCCTTCATTCACTTGAAGATTAGTTCTTTTTGTATAGTTTGATCCATTAAAAGTATAAGATTCTGATAAAAGAATAGGATTTATTACACTATTTCCTTTTGTCCAGGATACTTTAAACTTAGAAAGTAACTCTGAATCACTAGATCCACTAACTCTATCAACAGATGGCACATTGCTTCCAGTCCATCCGAAGAAAATATAAAGTCCGTAAGGAGTCTCGTCGTCGTCATTCTTAAGACTAGCTAAGTCTAAGATTTTATTTTTGTCTTCTGGATTATCAGAGTCAATATAAAATCCAAAATTAACTAATTCTCCAACAACTGTATTTGGTAATTCATTCCCATTATTAACCACCCAGAAGGAAAGAATTTGTCCACCAGGAGTTCCAGAGGAATAAACAGCATTAATAACACTATTATCGTTAATCAAATTATTTGCCGTTGTAAACGGAGAAGAACTAAACCATGATAAATTCATTAGAGACTCCTATCTATGTAGTAGCAAGATACCTGTGATCTTGGGCCAAGCAAAGTTTCTTCACCAGTTGCAAGATCATATTGATATGATTCGAAAGCAAGATAGATGAAATCTTTTACAGTATCATTTAAAGTCGTACTAGTTGCAGACTCCGGCACTAAATTTACTTCCTTAGTATAACGTACTGTGCCATTACTTTCTAGTTCGGCATTTGACTCTGAGTAGTCAACTACATCCAATGTAGTTAATAGAATGTCTTTGCTAGAAACACCGTTTGGATTATCCACTACGTAAACTGCAAGTCTATTACCTTTGTGGAGAACTTCCATGTTTATGGTCAAGATTTGTTCTTCTGACTCAGTTCTACCTTTAATATGTAAATAACTAATGTCTACATAGTTTATACTTTTTTGATGTCCTACTAGAGTAACAGGAAGATTTTGATTGATAATGTTTTTAAAGTTTAAATCATCAAGAGAATCAGGATAGAAACTTTGATCTTTGTCGATATAGACAAAAACTTGAGAACTACTATCTACATTGATAAAGCCAGAAGCATTTAAGATATTAGAAAAAACAGCGTTTTTGTTTTTCTTTTCAATTTCATAATCCTCTTTAAGTGCACCTAGAACTCTTAGGTCTTTAATAGAAGAAAACTCTGTATATTTCTTTTTCTTAAAAGAAGCAGAACATATTGGCAAGAATTTCATATCAGCTGTAAGACTGTCAGGAACATAACTTTCTATAAAGTTATAAGTACACATATCTTTAAAATCAGAAACAAATAATCCTAGGATTAAAGATTTATTTGGATAGTTTGTATCATAGACATATTCTGAGTATGCAGATATTTCATCATTGTATCTATCTTTTATCCATGCCCAGTATATTTTAGAGTTTTCACTTTCTGTCTTTGGGGTAGCAAAGAAAAATAGATATCCATCAAGGACTTTTTTGTTGTGCAAAGGATTAACGTTATAGAAGTTATATTCACTTTCTTCTTCTTTAACTACATACTCTGCAATGATCTTGTCTCTTGGATTAAGAGGTACTTGATCTGATATTGTAACTATTCCAAGTGAGTAATCTACTGAGCCAGTAAACTTAGTATATTTAATAATATTATTATCTATGTAATTTCCGGATATTTTTTTACCAACATAAGCAATATCAGTTGATTGAGCAAACAATAAGTTATAGTCTTTACTGCTCTCTGAGTATCTATAGACTTTAAATGTTAGATGAATACTTTCTGAGGGATTTAAAACAATATGGCTATTTAAAACTTGAAAACTAGTTCTATTAACATAGTAAGCTTGTTTTTTTAATGTTAGGTATGGATAGTAAGGAAACCACCTATCAGCATCTGGGTTTGCCCAGTTATAAGTTATGCTGGCCCCTTGGCTTGGTTTAACTGTAAGAGAACTACCAATAATTTCTATTGGCCAACTATAGTTTAATGGCAAGCCAGGATTCATTCTTGCCGAGAGTTTTGCTTGCCTATACTCAGTATAGTATAGTGTTTCATTTACCGGCTTTATAAATTGATATTTCCATTGCCCATTGGCTTCTTGACTTTTGTAGTAGACGGGCGCATTTTCATTAATTTCTAGAGTCTCTTCATCATAATCAAATACTGTTTGTTCTGAAAACAATGGTTCTCTTTTGTAAATTTCCTTAATAGATTGACCGCTTTGGGCATAGATTGAACCTGAGCCAGTCGTATACTGTACATAATTAGCATTGTATCTTCCAATTTCGCTATCAAGATCATTCATAAGATCAGAAAAAATAGCATTATATTTCTCTAAATATATCCAGTTAGAAGAATCTATCCCATTCTTCCAAGGAATAAAACTTACATTAGAAACTTTTCCTTTTATCTTGTGACAAAAGAATAATGGTTTTTTACCGTATGACTCCGGCGCAGTTACCGTAGTAAAGATAAGGTTACTCTTCTCGCTGTATACTACGTTTTCTTTTGTACTGTATACTGTTGTATCAATTGGCGGAATAATATTTTCCAAATAAGAATTTAATTCGATTGCTTCATGTGAAAGAATAGGTAATGTTTCTAAGTAGGCAAGTTGAATCTCGTTAGACTTAACTTCTTGTCTATAGTAAATATAATCACGTTGAACATGAGTATATACTTGAATATCATATTCATACTCAACCGGATTACCAGTTACTCTTATTGTAATTGCAATACTCATGTTAATCTACAATTGGGTTTGTCATAGGAGCAGTTACTACTTTAATTATTATTTTTCCTCTTAATTCAACCATTACTTTCATTAAAGAATAACTTTGGTTGGGCGTACCAATATCATCTGCATATTTAAAAGCTCCAGTTCCAGTTCTGTATACTGGCTTTAATGTAGAAGGATCAGCTATATACACTCTATAAGGAACAGAGTAGTTATAATTATGTTTCCAGGCTCCTCCGTCCCTGTATCTTGCAAAATAAAAATCAGGAATATTAACTACTGGAACAAATAACTGGTCAATGATGCCTTTTGTATTATCTATTTCGTAAGCGAATTTCTTTTTTGTATGGTACTTGTTATCATATACTGATGAGAATAATGGATATTTTGCATTCAATGCTGGCATATTGGTGGCATGTATTCTTCCAAGAAAATCCTGATAACCAATAATAGTATTGGGATTATTCCTTACCCGTAAATTTGCGTTGGCAGTCGAGGTCCCTAGATAGCCCATAAAAGGTTGAGGCTGTCTATTTGACATAACAACATTCAATCTGTTAACGCCTTGCTGGTTTAGACCAACTCCAGTATAGTTATCTTGGCCCGAATAAGATTCGAGAGGTGCTGTGACACCATTTACACCAAAACCAGATGCAGGAACCATAACGTTATACCCGACAAGAACTCTTCCATAAGATCTTTCGTTTTCATGCTCTGGAGCTAAACCCATTAACCCTTCATGCGGAGAGTTTTTTTGAGGATCATTACTTTCAGTCAATGTCCAAGTAGTCTCATAGTTGGCAACTTTTTTACCGATAAAGTAATCTAAATTAACTTTAAAATCAACAAGGCATCTAGGAAAAAGATTGCTATAAGAACTTGAGCTATTCTGAAGAAAAATTTCTTCACTTCCTCTTATTAAAGCATCTATTGATGGCAATGCATTATCTTCAATATATGCAAAAACCAAACTATTGCTATAGTAATTATCAGGCAGAGGATTATCCGCATTAGTAGATTCTTTAATAACAATATTCCTCTGACATATAATTTGTGTAATGTCGGAATTGATTGCATCCTCACTAGGCCCACCATTTGCCACATATGTTAAATTGCCAGTAGCAGCATCAATAGCCGAAACAAAATGATTAACAAAATAACCTGTGTCTATTACAGCTCTAAAAGGATAAACATATTCCGCAACATAAGACTGCAAAGGATCGTGACGTATACCCTGGAAAGCATCTACGTATGATGCATTTCTTATAGCTGATCCATAATTCATAGCATTGGAAGAGCCTAAAGAAATTGCTCTTGCATTTAGCCATGGGCTGTATGTGGTTGCGTCTCCACCACTAAGCTGGCTAGTAAGATCTGTGATAGATTTTCCAAATCTTTTGTAGGGCTGATTTAACCCATAAAGCAAGTTAATATTACCGCCTTGTGTATTAGCAAGATCTCCATAATCTGAACTAGGTAGTTCTTTACTATTTTTACCCCAAAATCTAAACTCTCTATGTACAAATTCATTGAGATTACTTGAAGTTTTAAGAACTGCCTTATATGGTCCCCATTCACTTGGAACAGTATCTTCATGTTCATATGTCCCATACAGCGTATTTCCAGTTTTGAAATCTGTAGATAAGTTATCTAATTGTCCACTTAGGCAAAAATCAATACCATATGTACCTCTAACTAGAGGTCTTCCAAACGGCCAACTTCCAAGATTGCTATCTTTCCCAACAGGAATATTAGTTGCAGAACTTAAAGTATTGAAGTAATCTCCAGCCGGATCAATACTTTTTTTATTTACATCTAGAGCAAGACTAAATATATCTAAAAGCGGTCCACGACCCCATAATTCATCCACCGCCGTGCTTGGTAAGGTAATGAAAGAATTTTTATCCCATAGCTGAGCAAATGTATAGTTACTTGGAATCTTTGTAGCCCATGGTATGCGATTTTCAATAGAGCCGCCTGTAACAACAGTTGTTTTTGGCCCTGGGCTTGCAAAAATACCGACTCCAGAGGATCCTTGCTCTTTATACTCATTCAATGTTAAAAGACTGCGAGCGCCTCCTGTAACAACACTGCCTTCATATGCAGGATAGTTAGCCTCAATTGCAATTGTTCCCGGATTAGAATCTACATTTTTACCACCAGCTGGCCCCAAGCCAGCAGCAAAAGAATCTCCAGCGGATAACCAAATACTAGAACCTTTTACTGCTCTTACATTGAATCCATCTCTATAGGCATAACCATTTTTAATTTCACTATTAGTATTATTTCCAGCCTGATTATTACCAGTAGTAACTACATTAAATTCACTTGTTCTCCAAAAAGCACTTGCTTCTGTTTTAGTTTCAGTTTGAGTAAATCTACCATTCAGTATATCTTCTCTATGTCCAAAAAATAGATTACCCCATCCAATGTTTAAACCTCTACCATAAGTACCGTTGCCAGTAGTATTACCAGGAATAAAACCATGTCTCCAGAGATTCCATTTTTCCCCAGTATTGTCCCAGCTACTAGAGTTTATAAAATTGTATGGCTCATAATAAAGCTTAGTTGCTCCTAGCAAATACTTTTTATTTGAAGATTGTGCGGGGAAACCAAATATCATTGCATGACTTCTTCTGGCCACAAAGTCGTCTGTTTTTGTTGAGCTAAGATTGGTTAAATCCCAAGTTATTTCCTCTACGGTATCACCTATAGCAAAATTAGCATTATAGTTTATTTCGCTTGAATACTGATATGAAGGATTGGAATTGTAAATAGGATAGAAAAGTAGGTCACCATGCATTGCATTCAGATCAACAGCCAGGCTACTTGAAAAGTTACTATAGAAGCCTTGACTTCCACCAAATCTATAACCAAGCCTATTCAAATACTGCGTATGCGGATTATCTCTTACCATACTAAAACTAAGTTGCCTATTATAGTTAATAAAATCTAGACCACCATTACTTCCATCTTGATCATCAGGGAATCCTTGCATATTATTTTCTTGATCAAGAAGATTTCTGTGGCTAATACGATAAGAGTCTAAACCATCATGTCTATGTCTTGCATAGTTTAATGTAGTTTGAGCAAGTGTGTCTGAAATATTTGTACCAAGACAAAATAAAACAAAATCTTTACTATTTGTAAGTGAAGTGCCACTAGACAATAACGTTGTGCCATCATTTGCGACAAACTGATCTTTTAATGACAGAGGTCCATAAAAATATAAGACACATTCATTACTAGTTCTTTCCCACTTTAAATTAAGACTATAACTTTTTCCTCTCGCAGAGTCGTATAGACTAAGAACATTTTCAGTTAAATTAGTTCCATTGACTGATATATAATGGTAAGGCAATGTATAACGTTTACCTGATGTTGGGATTCCAACAGACGGATTTGCTGGAATATATTTTCCAAATGGCTCAAAGGTATCACTACTTCCAGTGGCAGAAAATCCTCTTCCATCTAAGTTAACAAGACTATCTTTTGCTGATATGATTTTTGGCAATATAACTTGCCATTTTGAGTAAGAGCCATCTGAACTAATATAGCTTACAATTAGCGCTCCTTTGTATTCCAATTCGTCGTATAAAATCCCACGCGCATAATCGGTTAGAGAAAAAATAGACAAGTCAGGAATGCAATTGTAACCTGAATCTAGCACTCCAAATGTATTAGGGACACGTAAAGTATACTTGATGTAATCTCCAGAAGTAAAAGCTTGATTGGAGTAAAGTGTTCCATCAACACTTAAATGCCAAACCTTATTAGTCTTAGTTGTTACGGCCATACTTGGTGTTGGAACTGGTTTCCAAGCAGAGGATAGTGCTCCACCACTCCATATCTCTACGTCATAACTACAAGTCCAATTGGCACCGGCCTGTGTATATGGAGTTCCTGCTGTATAAGGTGGGAAAGGTAATTGCTGAACTTTCTTGGTAGAGTTCAAGAGCCATCCAGTTGCCTGCTCTACTTTTGTATGCACTGACCCTGGAAGATAAATAGGATTTAAAGAAGCATGAGGTCCAATAATTCTTGCAAGATTAAAGCTATTTACTATAGCTTTTTCGGCATCTTCATACAGGATCTCTCGCTCCTCATCATTCATTTTTCCATATGTATAAGAAGAGACTATGGTTCCTCGACTATTAAATGAAGGATTATCATTGTCCAGGGGTCCTAGGATTTTACATACAGTATTTAAAGCTTGATAATAGCTATTAAACGTAACATTGAACTTCCTTGCTGTTGGCTGCTCTCCTGCCGTCCAGATAGTTGACACTACATTGGTAGCCGGAGTCTTAAGAAAATCACTCATTTATAATTCCTTATATTTAATCTTCAGTTGATTTTAAAGTCAAGCCCAAAGACGAAGAATCTGTTTTGTATGCTGTGCCTGAATAAATAATACCATTGCCATCTAGGTAGGAAATTAAAGGAAATTTATGACTTGAAAAGGAATTTCCTGAAGTTACATTAATTGTAAGAAATGTTTCCATATCTATAGTCGAACTTCCTACGTAGTTCACATCATCTCTTATTCTAAAGCCATAAGGGACATATTTATTTAATAGTGTTTTTACAACACCTCTATCTCTATCATTTAAAGTTATATAGAACTGAGCTTTATTAGAGTAAATTGGGATGTTATATTTGCCCAGAGTTGTTGCTTGTAAAGTTGCAAACTTTTCTGGGAATAAAGAAAATCCTGCAATTATTTTACTTGGATCACTTGAATCTGATAAAGGTAGCACAGAGTTTACTGTAAAACTCCTATTGTACGAGTTATAAGTGCTAGTAAAAACAGGGCCAAATATTTGTTTATCAATTAAATAGTCATCTATACTTGGATGTAACCAATCCTCTCGATGGGTTTTTGCTTCTGCAATAACAACTCTTCTTCCATTCAGTTTAGCGTTGTCATATTGTACGTCTGAAGACGTGAAGAAAGACGCTACTCCTATAGTATTTATATCCGCTGCGTTTACTACTCCATTAGTATCTATCTCTTCAATAAAAACTAGATAAGTATTAAATCGGTAATCAATAATATCTTTAGGGTATTGGTAAACAAGTGGATCTGCAGTACGCCAAACTTCAGGATAACTTTGTATATCTTTAATTATAAAATCTGCCTCAGTATCAGAGCCTGAGTATGAGAGATAAGATAGTTTAACTTTTCCACCAACATACTTAGCAACATCTTCTTCACTCAGAAAATCAAAAATATAAAATCCATGTAATCCTCTTCCTTCAAATCGGTATCCAAAGGGCCCGGTTAGCATTTTCTTATATTCTTCTCTTGGAGACATACCAGATAGTAAATAGTCTTTACTTCCAAGTATTAACCTATTACCTAATGTACCAAGACTACCGTCATCTTTTAATATTGTATATATAATAACTTCTTGATCACCACTGTTAATGTATTCAAATAACTTAGAATCATTATAGTCGCTATTAGCATGTAAAGTTGTAGAAGTTGCGCCTCTTATAATATCGCCATCTTTGAAGTTTAACCAAGCAGCTCGTGAAGATTTAGGATCATAAGAAGTATAAAACTTACCTTCGTCATCTGTTGTTACAACAATTGATGTTTCACCATCAAGGTTACCTTCTCCTGTTAAAACATTTACAGTTACATCGCACTCAATAACAGGTTGACCATCATAAGATGTAACTTGCCCTTCTAGTAAAACTATCTCTGCTCCATTGTACAATGGTCCATATACACTGATTCCATTTTTTGTATAAAGATAAGGTGTATCTATTGGTTTTAAAGAAATGTAATAAGGGTAAACCTTTTCACTTTTTGAGAGAACAGCAATTGTTCTCTGCTTCTTCCAAAGCCAAGGCTTTATTTCTGAGAATAAAAATTCTCTTTTGGCAATTGGAACTTCTTTTTGAAACTCAATTACTGCATCATAAAGCGCATATACTTTGGAGTCTACGTCTGGAGTAAGCATTGCAGTATAAGGATTTATAAAAATCTTATTTCCAAATGTTTCTTTTGTATATAAAGGATCTCCTAAGTACTCTTCAAAGTCTGGCCATCTGAACTGTACGGTCTTGCTGCCAATCTTATTAAAGATTAAAACGTTTTCCTTAGGTATATAGCCGCTGTCTACTCCGGTTATACGAACAAGACCACAATCATCAAACATAGCAGCTATTGAAGGCTCATCAAAGGTAATTACAAAATAAGGATTTTCACTAGGATCTAATTCCCCACCTGTTAAATACTGACTTGGAATAGCTACACCAGTTCCACCAAAATTAGGCAAAGATAAGGAACTAATATTTCCCAGTAATGTCCGTTTACTAAAAAAGACTTCACCTTTATATCTATTTACATAACATACTTTTTCCCCATCATACTCGCTTATTCCAGGCCCACCTGGATCATCTGCAATTTTCTTTAAAATTTGCTCAAGTCCATATAGCTCAGCTTCCATATATGAGTTCTTTAAAGTGTAGAAATCTACAGTGCCATCTGTGTCTACAGCAATATGTGTTTTACTATCAGTAAGAACTCCTGGACTACTAGTTATTTCTGTCATAGGTGAGTATACAGAGTTAAAGTATTGGGTAGTTTTCACATTTTTAGCTTGAATAACACCAAGAAGTTCTGCATGCAGTTCTAAACTTTCACTTGATATATCAAAGTCTGCTTCATAAAATCTTTTACTGACAACAGGCAATTTAATTTCTGATCCTCTATAGACATAATTATTGACCAAAAGATTTTGATCATTTGTAAAACTATAACCTATATAGTTTTGTGGGCTATATTCACCGGCAATATTATGTTCACTGGGAGACATCCAGAAAGATTCATTTTTATACACTGCTGCTTTAAAGAAATTTAAACTAGGCTTAGTGTTATAGGTTGGTAGAGTTAATACCTGTTGGGCCAATGTACTAGTTGCTAGGTTTTGATAGTTTAAGTAGTTTAAGTACATAACTGTACCTTGAATACTGTACTCTCCTGGCTTAACGTAAAAAACTCCATCCTTAAGAGATGAAGTCAAATCATTAAAGTTCTCAACACCACTCCGATAAGAAGATCTCGGTATTTCATTGGTTGGCATATAAACAGGAAAAAATTTATTTCCTACAACTTCATTGAAAAAATTACCTTGGCCAAAAGTACTATTGTAATTTAGTCCTGAATCTTTTGGATATTCTTTTTTTATTTCGTCTACGTCTCCAATATAGCTATAGATATTAATTGGGAAATTAATTTCTTGTATGCTATTTTCTATATTTTTAAGAGCCATAGAATGTTCCGTTTGCAGATATGGGGCTTGTTTGATTGCTTTTCCAGACCTTACTTGTAATGAAGATATCCCAAAGAATATCTATATCACTGTCTGAGACAGGTACGACTGAAGAGGCAGTTTCAACATTTGAAGCCATGGTTTGTAATATTTTGTATGCACTTACTACTTTTACTGGACAATAGTAAATTGGTATATATCTATGCACTACTGAATATGATACTTTAATATCTCCAAATCTACTAGAATCATAAATAATTAATTTATCTACTCCATCGTAATAATAGTCTCCAGAAGACGCAACTTCTCTTGGGCTTGATTTTCTAGTTCTAATAATAATGCTATCGGAGATAAAAGAATCTGGAACTATATTCCTATGAGGTAATCTATTAACTCCTGGTCTTACGTCTGCCGAGAGATCATCTTCATAGTTTTTAAACGGCAAGATTGATAATAGTTTTTTATTATTAAATCTTGGATCTATAATGTTATATATAGCAACATTATCTTCTGCAAGAAGAGTCACACAGTCAGATACTAATGTTTCCGCACCAATTTTTGTATAGAGAATTCCACCAGGAGAAACTCTACTTCCTGCGCCACTCTCCACCATTAGGGTATATCCATCAAAATTAATCCGTGTTGGCGGTACCATTGCGTTTGGTTGGGTGTCGATATAGCCAGCAAGGTATGGCCTAGTGTTAAAAGCCCTTGCAAGCGTTGCAGAGATACCTTGGTCAGTCAATGATGAGCTATGTGTGAACAAAGACAGAACACGTCTTTTAAAATCCTTAATGGACTCTTTGTCTCCTCTAACAAGTCCAAACTTAAAAGCAGCATTATCTATGTCTATGCTAGACTTTGGCGAATCAATTTTCCGAAAAGTAGACATTAATACCCCGTTACAAGTTCATCAAACTCTGTATTTGTATAAATAGCATTACTTGTTGCATCATAAATCCAACCATCCTTAATAAAGGACAAACATTTTATTTCATTAATACTTTTTGTAAGTTCAAGTTCTTGGTCTGGATTGAAACCTAATTCGTATCCAGTGTAATTCGCATCTAAAATAAAACTCTTATAAGGCACTTTGTAATCAACATTAATAATTTTTTTACCAATTGTTAGTCTTGTATTTACATCAAAAACAGTAAAGACAAAAGTTCCTACTAGATCGACGGGAAGAGTATACTTCCATCTTACTTCTTGATTCTTTAAATCAAAAGTTCTAACTGGACCTGGATCCCAAGGATCTTCCTCTGCGAAGTTATAGCCATCGGCACCAATATAATATTTCAATCCACTTTCAATATTTTCAACTTGCATTACAAAAGTTCTTACTTTGTTTCCGTAAAGAAATTCTACTGGTCTAGTTTCAAGATATATTTCATCTCCAGGCTTGTAGTCGATCTTATCACAGACAACATTCATTGCATAAGTAGTGTTGTCATTGTATACACTATGAGCTCCATGTAAAAACAAATCATACATATGAAGTTTGCTAGGTTCTTCTGAGTCACTCGGATTCTCTAATGCATACATGATTACTTCTTTCTTTAAGAAAGAAGAAGGATATACTGTTTCATTGTTATCATCAAATAGTAGATAACTATCAAGTACAAAATCGCTAGTTTCTTGAACATAGTCAATGCTTTCAACAACTAGTGAATCATCTTTTATAGACATAAAAGATGTTTTGTTTGCATTTTCAATTGTATAGTTTCTAGTATATAATGTTTTCTTTCTTGAAGAAGGAAACGAATTATTTATTACCAATTGTACATAGAAGTTGTCTAATTGACTTTCAAGTAGTAGGTCAAATTTCATAACATAAATTCCCGGAGCAATAACTCCTTCAAATGAATGTTCATACTTTGGTAATAGGTTAATAAGTGATATATTAGCAGTTGTTTGATATTCTGCAAGAATAGCATTACCAAAAATATAAGCACTTTTTCCTGCTGAGTTTTTTCTTTTAGCAAAGAAATCTTCTTTTACAATTTCAAGAGTCTCATCTTTTGGTATTAAAGCAAACCCTAAGTAGATTGGCTCTTTAATAAAAAGAATGAACTCGCTTTTACTTTTGATACTATCAAAAAAACCAAGATAAGGATTAGAGCCATACGCATTTTTTGCTTCCAAGACCGAGACTCTTGCATCTCTATCAATAGACTCTTCAAAGCTTAGGTATTGGCGATTTCCTAAATCTAGAATATCACCATAAGAGCAGGGGGTTAGCTCATATGTTGTTGCTCCAATCTTTCCAACAACAGTACTTGGTGGTAGATTAAAAGTTCCCGTGCCTACTGTAAAAAAAACACTTCCATCATCAGAGTACTTATAGTAATAAGTTGGTAAGGTAACATCTTGTTCTGGATAGAATTGATTATTATAGTTGTTATGCACTAAAAATGAAAACATATCAAATTGCTCTGACATGTCAGACATTATTGTTTGGAAATTACTATGCTTATCCGATCTTGCAAGAGACCAATCCGGAAAGGAATTGGCAAGTTTTTGCGCACTTAATGAATAGTAAGGTCTTTTTCTTAGTTCTTTATAAAAACTCATGTTATTCGATTACATCTATGATTACAGCGGGAGAACCATCGGGTGAACCTAATGTTGCAATTTGAGTATCTAAAATAGAAATACTTTCACCTGGACTTGCTATATATTTAAACTTTGCACTTCCTTCGTAAGTTGTGTAAACAACAGAGTCAAAACTGTTTGAGCCGGAGCCTAAACTTTTAACACCAGGAACTGAATTTAATACTCGTGCAGCAAGAGCACCAAGTGAAACACTTTGGCCTCCACTAAGTCCGTTGAAGTAATCACTAATTGCAATCTTTACACTATCAATAAGATTTGTAGCTGTAAATCCTGCTTTTGCTGTAATTGTTGTTTTAAAAACAAATCCAACTGGATCAAAGTTTTTAACCAGAACTTTTCTTCCAGCACCTATTTCCATTTCTAACTTTGTTTGTAGCTCTCGGATTGTTGACTCAGGATATACAACTCCAGAGTAAGGTTGGACACAAACCATTAAAGCTCCAGGGCCATCATAGTTTCTTATTATTGTAGTTTTACCTAATCCAGATAGTCTTGAAATTGCGCTATTTAAAATAAATTCAGTATTTGCATTTGATTCAATTTTCTCAAGGATTCTATTTCTTATAGAATCCATTGTTTCTAGATCTTCTCCATTCAAGATTGCTCTTGTGTTTGTAACGGTAAGCCCTTGATAAGATTTTTCAAATTTATTTAACTCACCTTTAGATACATTGAAATCTGCACCCAAAGCATAGGCCTGGACACCAACATACGCACTTAGCTGAGAATATCCATTAGGTTCAATTTCTGTTATAAAATATTTCTTATTTCCACTTGTAAGTGTTAATCCTACTATTTCAATATTGTTTAGTCTTAAATTGCTATTAATGGATAACCCATTTGTTGAACTAACTAATACATTAAAGTCAGTGGATTCAGACTTAGCTTTTCTGCCGATCTTTCTCTTGACATTAAAATCTTCTGCATACTTTGAAATTTGGTCTTCTGCAATTGTATTGAAATGTATATCTCTTAAGATTTGTTCTTGTTGGGCTTCTAGCTGTGCAATTTGCTTGCTTATATCCGTCGCAAGGCCATCTAACATAGAGCCAGCTCCATAATACGTAGCACCAAGTCTACGCTTTGAATCATTAATGATTTCTTTTCTTATAGCGTTTTCAGATCTTATTCCCATTATTATTCTCCAAAACCTGTAATTGTTTTAAGTTCCTGCGTGCCATCATAGAATACAGAGTTGATCATAACTGGTATAGTGCCACCATTAACTGAAGGAATATTCAATTGCACATGAATAATAACTGCTTCTTTATTAACTGGATCAGGAATTACATCAACTTTTAATGCGTACCTATTTGGATTAATATTACTATTAACCATATTCTGATATATATAAGATCTTAGCTGAGCCATTCCATTTGAAGTCACAAGACTTTTTTTCCCTTTAGGAGACGCACCAAACTGTAAGTTAGTTTTATATGTTCCCACTGCTGTATTTAAACATAATCTAATTACCTGTTTAAAAGTATCAAGACTTGACTCGTCTGTAAAAGCAAGATCCGAATAACCCTCTGGTCTGCTAGTCAATGCAAAGTCCCAGTTAGGTGAAATCTTTATATCTTTTACTCCATATGGATCTTGAATTGAAGCCATTAAAGCATACCTACAGCGCCGCCTATTAGTGCATTCATAGCAAACATATTAGCAAAAGCAAGCAGTGGACCTGGACTAATCATATACTTTGGACCAATTGGAAACATTCCAGCAATTGGATTAACATGAGTTAGCATGCCATAGTATGTCATCTGGTCAGGGCTCATTTGCCAGTTCATAGAGCCAGCTCCTGCGTTCATAGATTTTTTATCTAGGACAAGGAAAGTTTCTGTTCCTGCTCCTATTCTTACATAATCTAATCCAACTTCAATAAAAGCTTCTCCGTCAGGGAGCTTGATAATTTTTGTTTCAGCCATTTTGTTCCTTAAAACCCAGGGATTTTTATATTATTTAGCATTGCTGAGAATATTTGAATAGCATTACCAGATCTATTTTTATTATGTGTATATGACCATTGCTCAGGAGAAATTTCTCCTCCATTGCCAAATCTAGAATCTCCAATTATAGTAGCAACACCAGATAAAAAACTTGTAGGACTAAATGTATACTCAATAACAGGTTGTATTCTTTCTATTGTTTGCTTTGAACCAAAGCTAGTAAACAATTCTTGAGGAGTAGAAGTTAATCTAAATACTTTAGGACTTTCACTCCTAGAGTTACTTTCTAATATATTATTCCACTCAACGTCCAGAACTTCTCCATGTACAATACTTTTATTTCCAGCTTTATCTCTACCTTGTATTAGGCTAATTCTAAAGTCAATATAAACACTATTACCAACAAGTTGAGTCCCTGAGGGTAAAATATCCCCTGGAAAGAAAACCGATTGAATATAACCCTTAACACTCACAGAAGTATGTAACCCTGGACTACCTACCGACTGCTGGTCAAAGGATTTGTTTATTTTATAGCCAATATTTGTCTTTGGTACTTTGGGCATTATTGTTTCTTTACCTTGGGGAACAAGTAATCATTTGCAAGTTTACCACCAATATCTTCAAACATCTTATCATAGGTGAAGCCTAGGTCGTCTGCTGTGAACTGAGCTTCAAGTAAAGTGTTATCCATTGCTGCGCCGTATCTTAATCTTGCATTTGCAGTTTTCATTATAGAATCCGCTCTTGTCATAGACTGCCCAAGTCCACCATCCATCCAGTACTGACGGATATATTGACCAGGGGACTTATACATACCAGTACTCATGCCTATGTTTGTTCCTGCCACCATGGGGATACCTTCTCTTGTCAAAGGAATCATCATGTAGGCCCGACCTTCAGCAATATAGTTATATATGATTGAAGTTAAAGATGAAGATGCATAGAAATAAGCTAGGCTTCCAGCAATTGCAGATCCTAGAAGTGCGCTAGCGGCACTGCCAAATCCACCAAATCCAAATACGAATCTTTTAGTACTTAACCCTAATAATCCACCGCCAATTCCGCCAAGAGCGCCAGCCCCTGTTGATAAAAACTCAGTAAAATCGGCAGCAGCACTTATTTCTTCTTGCATTCCAATAACTTTTTGTCTGTAATTTTCTATTACTTGGTTTAAACTATCGAGATAGTACTGTCCCTCACTTGTCATATTATTCTTTTCACCCCATGTTGGGAAAGCTGCAAGGGCTAATTCCATATAGTATTGAGTTCTAGTGTAAACACCACTCTGTAGTCCATTGAAAATAATATAAGGAGTAACATCTTCTTCAACTACAAGTGTGTCAGGGTAAAGTTGTGTAATATACCCAGTTTCTGGACTAAAGATATGATGCACTTCCTCAACTTCTATAGGCCCATAAATATTGTTATAAGTATCGTTTAAGATACAAATATCATAAGGTTTGATATGGGGATTACCCATAATTGTAAGTGAGCCTTTGTACATTTCTTTTGCTTGTTTCGCAAGTATTGATCTTGCATAGGTTGAAGCCATTCCTTTACTTTTGCAGTTAGGAAATTGGTATGTAGTCTTTCTTATAAACTGAGGAGATAAATCTATATTTGCCTTTCTTGTAACAGAATTGTTAGCATTCCAGTCAATGAATGCATTAGGATTTTTAATCTCTGTAACCGCACCACCCTTTATGGTGCTGTCATTAAATTGCACTTCAACTTCTGTATACCAGCCATCAGCTGTAGCCTCTATATCATTGCTAATAATGTCTGTATAGGAGTTGAGATTATGCCAAGTTCTGAATGGTCTAAAACGTCTTCTTGCTATTCTGACAAAATTTGCAATTTCTTCAGAATTAACACTTGGCACATTCCCATAGTCAGGAAGAGTGTAGTCACTTCTTGTATCTCTTCTTGTTTCTTGCAAGAAAGGGCTACCTTCTTCTAGCTTTCCGCCTGACTTTAGTATTTTTCTAAAGATTTTATTTTGACGATAAACATCTAGAGGATCTCCACAGTATTCCCACATATTTTGATCAGGAAGACCAAAGAACATAGTCATTCTATTGCTATTCTTATAAATTCTAGGATGCTTGACATAACTAGGGTGGCGATAGGTCATCTCCTCAAAGACATCCCAGATTGTAGAGTAGAAAACATTATAAATTAATGTTTCAGGATCATAAACGGAAATTAACATTGGACTATTTTGTTTATGTTCGTCTTGGTTACTTTTTGCAAGGGCATGTCTTTCTAAGATAGTACCACCATAAGACTTTGCTTCTTCAAGCGTTTTTTCCACTTCCTCTTGATCTGGCCCAAGCAACCAGTCAACTGTATAGTATCCGGCTGTTCCCATTGCCTGGAACACGGCTTTAAGTATAACTCCAAAGCCTAAGGCTCCTGCTATTATAAGACCAATTTTTGTTTTAGTAATAGCGCCCGCACCTTTACCCAATTTCCAAGCCAATGGAAGAGTTGTTGCTGCTGCTGCCCATGCAGAATAAGTAGGAATTCCAGCCTTCTTGGCTCTATCTTCGAATTCTTTTACTTGCCCATCTTCAACTTGAACAACACGTGCTGTACCATCTCTTGTTAGTGCACCAGTCCATGTGCCAAACCAGTCATACCAATAGTAACCTTGTAAGGGTTGGTAGCTAGGGATATATAGATTATCATCCTGAGGACCTGCATTGGGCTTTATAACATAAGCTTTATTTGCATTTGTTTTCCAATTCTCTAAGGCGTCAAGAGTCCCGTCAATCCAGTTCATATCAAGACTATCCTCAAAAGTATAAAGATAGTTTATAAAACCACCTTTTCTTCTAGCATTATGCATACCGCCAACAGCAAATCCTTCTTTATAAGCCAAGTTTGATACTTCAATACTTTTGTCTTCACCAAAGGAAATAATACTGTCAAATTTCTTTTTACCAAAGTGAATGATTTCTGGCTCAAACATTAATCTAGCTAAAAGATCAAAAGTATCCATATGCTGAACTGATGTCTCTTTTGGCGTAGTTCCTTTTAATTTTGCAATTAATTCAGCTCCATAAGACTGGGCAACAACTTCAATCTTATTCCCAGAGCCATCTAGATTAATATCAGTAATTTCTCCAAGAAATACCTCTTCTAGCTTATTAGCATCATTACTAAAACCTAAGCATACTTTAATCTTCATCCCCGCATTTAAAACAAACCCAATATCGGATTGCTCAAATTCTGTACCTCTAACAAGCGCATTGCTAGATTCGAAATCTAACCCAGTTCCAACATTAGCTCTTCTTTCAGTAATCTTATCATCGCCAATCAATATAGAGTTGGCTGCTTTTGAGAACTGATTAAAACCAGTAAGGACACCATTTGGATCTACAAATGTAAGTCGACAAATAGAACTTGGACGTTTACGACTATCAGCAATTTCCAATCGCTCAATTTTAGAATATGTATAAATTTCATCTAACTCTACATATTCTGAATTATAAATATCGTCTTCTTCTATTAGATAAATTTTACAAACAGGATAAGCTCTTCTTGCTGCTAGTTTTTTTCTACCAATGCTTTTTAGTCCATCATGTAATCTAGTTAAGTTTGCGTATCTTTCAGTAGAAAACTGTAACAGGACTGAAGGATCTCCTCCGCCACAGTCGTCATCAAAAAAGTTATAAAGATTAAAATCTGGTCTTGCCACTGATTGATTAGTTTCTTCTGGTTGTCCAAATTTTTGTCTTGGTTTTTCTGCAGTTCCGGCAGGAGAAGGTTCTATGGACTCATCAGGAGAAATACCTTCTTCTGTCTCGCCAACTTCTGGGCGCTTAATGCTTTTTAAGAACTCGTTATAATCTTCTCGAAGATATTGCTGCATTCTAAGAATATAGTCTTCTCCTTTGACTCTATTAAAATCCTGAAGAGTAACGTTTGCAAGTGTACTCATTCTTAGGTTAATGTTCTCACTATCACTTTTGTCAAAGTTCATAGACATAGGAGCAAGTAAGTCTTGATTAGGGCCAAGCCATAATACTAGTTCTTCCCATCCAGCCTTTGGGCTTTTTGACTTTGGATATGCAAGATTTTCACCAGTAGCCTTATCAACTTTGTCAGCATTATCAAGATTAGGATCCTGCTTGGGAGCAACTTGCGTATCATGAATTTCGTTATTCCAAGCTCCAATTACTCCTTCCATTAATTTATTCTGATCAAGGAATGACTTGTATGTATCTTTAAAATTTTTGCGGGTAGCAGGAGTTCCACCTCGTAAATCTGCGTTTAAAGGGCTACCTGTTTTTTGAAGTCTCTCAACATCTCCAGCAGCAAGGTTAGCAGACATATTAATTCCAAAATTATATATATCTTCAGCGGACCATCTTGCGCTTAGTTTTGTGTTATCAATCTGTCGATCCGCAAGTAGTTCGTCATTGCCGTCAATCGATGGATTATAAAGATAAAAATCTGGCTCAGTAAAACTATTTCCTCTTGAGAAATTAGCAATAACTTGATTATCAGGCATATCTTGATTCTGATAAAAATTATCTACAACTGCATCAAATCCAAGAGCACTTACTCTTTGATTCCAGTAAGGATGCAAAGGAAGATCTAAGTCTTCGTATGTAGCTTCCACTAGGCTCTGTTCTTGTGCAATTAAAAGTTCTCTTGTCTTTGGGAAGAATTCTGTCTCAGTGCTAATTTTATAGATATTCTCGAAATCAAAAACATTATTCAAATAAGGAATAATTAAATAGTTCCAAATATAATCCATAAAGTACTTGTTAGGAACAGTTAACTTCATCCAACCATTTGATCCTGGGTTATTAATAATCTCTTCAAACTCAGTAACAAAATCAACAACTTTTCTTGGATTTTTGTATCCTTTGTTATTTTTTAATAGAAGAGGTTTTTTAACTGGATCTCCATCTCGACCTGCAGCTTCAAAAAAGCGTTCAATATCAAGTCCTACGTCGGCATCAATTATATCCCCAGAAGCTCCTCCTTGCCATCTTGTAATACTTGTTAATACAACTGAATCTTGATCATAATTAGGATTTGCGCCATTGATTGTTCTTTCATGAAAATCATAATAGAAACTTTCGACGTTTAATTGAGCATTAGCAGAATTCAGACCAAACCCACCAACACTATTATTAATTCTGTTTTTTGCTAATTCAGTATTAAGCTGGTCTTGCGTTAAACTCTTACTGTAGGCATCGTATATATCTTCACCAGCAACTGAAGCAGCTGTAATAAGTGTTTGTTTTCCTGGAACAAATTGAATAGTCTTTGAGCTCATACCCCCAGCGGCTAACGCATCTTGGGCAGCTACGCGTGCTCTAATTGAAGTCTTGGGAACAGTTGCTGCTGCCATCCCTAGACGGCTTCCGATAGCAGAAACTTTATCTTTTACTAAAAGACCAGCAATTCTAATATCCGTAGCTGCTGAATTCCAAAGCAGCCAATGTCTGATAGCAGAAAGTTTTTGCGTACAAGCCACAACAAAACCACTTGTTTTCCACCATGCAGTAACAGCTCCTGCGGTTGTCATTACCGTTGAGCCTGCTTTAGTGTTAGCAACTACTGCTCCTCCTGCTTTGACTACAGCAGTTCCTTTGCCAATAATAAAAGATCCAACCTTTACAATTCCTGCTCCTATTTTTGCAACTACAAATTCACCACCCCAAACTAATGCAATATCAAGAATCATATCTTTAACATCAAAACCTTTCCAAGGTTTAAATAACATCTTAGCGCCAGGCTTCATAATTGTATAAGGATTACTTGTAGAGACGTCATCTCCATCTTTAAAGCCTCCCCCAATATCATCTTGGGGAAACATTAGAGTTTCAAGACTTGTAATAGGCTTGACTAGCTCAAATATATTAACGCCGTATTCTTTGGCTTCGACGGTTAGACCTCTGAGAAAATTTGGGCCAGGAATTTCTTCCTGGAAAATTTCATTTGGCGCAAAATATCTAACATAATGCCAATTTTCACGAAGAGCTGTATCTGTTTTGGTTTTATTAGCATCACGAAGCTCAACAAATACTCTAGGAGTACCTTCAAAAAAAGATGCGGCATAACCTAGTGCACTATTTCCAGTAGCATTCTGTTGCATAAGAGAAGTTCGCCACATCCAAAGAAACCAAGTATTCCTCGCAAGGGCAAGAACAGATCTATGAGATCTAATAAATGGAGCCATTGGGTTTGTTTTTACATCTCCTGACTTAGACCAAGCATTTAATGCATCAGCATAAGAGCTTTGCCCTTCACCATCGGCAAAGCTAAAAGCTTCAATACGAAGTGGCAATTCACTTAAGTCATATTCTGTATGCTCAAACTCAAGTTTAAAATCCCAATAGGCCGGAGCAATACCATCAAGACCAATAGGAGCAAGCAACTGGAATAAAATATATTGTTGTCCAAGTACTGTGCCCATACCTCCTGGAAGAAATTCACTTTCGTATTTTTTACTATAGTCTTTAAGCCATAAATAAGGTTCATCGTATCTAAGAGTAGGATGTAGAAACCCATTTCCTTTGCGATGGAATAAATCAATTATCTCTTTTCCTTCTGGGATTTTGAGTCGATAATCAGTATCTATATATCTATAGCCATTGGGAATAATTAACCTATTGCAAAGATTAATAATGCCACAAATATTACGCATGAAGGCTTTATGGCCTTCACCTAGGCCTTGAAGGGTATCGTTGTACCAAACACTTCTTGTTGTATTCCAATACAAGAAAAGTTCATCTTGAATCTTATTAAGACTTGAGTCTAATAAGTCTATAACAGCTTCATTTGGATCAGTTGCCGTAATAGACGTTGGATCATAATTATTAGAAATAGAATCAATACTTGAAATTATATTTTCTTTACCAGGTACTTCTATCCCATAAGTAACACTTGTTCTTGAAAGCAACTCTTCTATAAAAGTTCTTTTAATATCTTTACTACTGACTAGTGATTGTCTTTTAATCTTTGGATTCTTAATGTAAATATCATTAGCAGTTAATCGCATTTCAGTTGCATAAGTACCTGGCGTTTCAGGTAGTGTTGCACTATCTAATCCATTGATTACAAAATATAGATCTCCCATTGCATTAATAAAGTTATTCTCTACTCTTAGAACATAAGACTCAGGAATAAACTTATACTGTATAGCTTGCTTCTTTAGAGTATCTTTTATGACTTCTATTTGACGAACAGAATCTAAACCAAGAGACTTAAATGAAACTAAGAAGCTGTTATCAGCACGCCCAAGAAATTGGGCAGTTGGCATACTAATTCCTTGAATAGGTAATTTCTTAAATACGTTGAAAGACGTTGCAGATATAAAGTCACAAAATAAGTGACTAGACGTATAGACATTATCTATGCCTATACCAGATCTATCAAATTTTATATTAGGATTAGTTGACGTTGGAATTATCAACGTATTTTCTTTATAGAATAAATCAAATGAAGTTAGATCTTTTGTGTAAAGGTTCCATCCCATCTCTTTAAGTTCTTCAATCTGCTTTTTATATTTCCTAACAGCAAGTAAAAGTTCGCCTTCAGTCTCTGCCGGCGGGGCTATCTCTGGCTTAGCAGGCTCTGGTGGCGGGGGCACTGGTGCTGGTGTAGGAGCAGGAGTAACTTCTGCAGGAGGAGGAGGAGGCGGCGTAGGTTCTACTGCAGGAGGTGCTGGTAGTACTGCAACTGCAGGAGGCGGTGGTAGTACGGCCGGCACTTCAACTGGTGGGGTAGGTGGATCAACCTGTGCAACTTCAATAGGTCGTAGCCCAAGAGCTTCTCTGAACCTAGCTGCACTTTCTTCTGCGCTTTGTGGCAATTTGAATGCTGCCCAATTTGGAACACCCTTAGTAATAGGATTTTCCCCACCTAATTCATTCTTAATAGAGATATTTTGATTTTTTGCAAGTCTCTTTAATCGAGTAATTACCTCTTGTGAAGCGCCAGTTGCAAAAGTTCCACCTCCACCTCCACCTCCACCAAAGTCAAAGTGCATTGTATCTGCAGTAATGTCAGTACCAGTGCCATCATTGTCAATTAGATAACCCATCCAACGAACACCAGTACCTCCCTGCGGAATACCTGTTTGCTGGCCCGCCGCATTCAAACCTCCGTTCTGATAAGAGCGATCTAAAGCGTCTCCCTGATCGTTTGTTGGGCCTCTTGAATGTCCAGCGCCTCCTGGAAGAAGATCACTCCAGTCGTATGCGTCTCCATTGTCCTTGACAACCAACCCCTCTTTTATACACTTAACAACTATTTGTGCAAATAACTCATAGACTCTAAAATAATTAGCACTTCTAATGTTGGGTAGAGCGTCACCATTATCATCTATAAGAGCAGTATCTATAGCCCGTCCTCTTGGATGATGAGCTTTGCCACTGGTACTTCTTAGTATCGTTGCAGGACGTTGTTGGGATTTTGCTCTTGTTGTATGACCTGTAAAAGGTCTTGGTATATTTTTAGAGCCTGGTTCATTTACACTACCTTTATTTGTTACCTGCCAGCCTGGAGGCAAAAATTTACTTGCCGCTTTGATCATAGCTTCTAGACGAGGATCTACGTCTACCAGATTATGCCATCCTGCTGGAGCATCAGTTAAAGGATTTCGCTTAGCAGGATCCCTTCTAAAGTAAGTCTTTGAAGCACAAGGATCAGGAACATACCTATCAGTTCCAAAAGTATATGTACTTTTTCTTTGTTCACTCATTAGTAATCTTCCTTTTAGATCTCTATACTATATTAAGCAAGGAGATCATTTATTTATTTACTTACTTTATTCTATCGTCCTCTTGCTTTCTTGAATTATTTATTCAATTGTATCTTGCCTTAACGCTCACGGTAAGGACCACTTGGTGCACGCTCACGCGGCTGCGATGTTTTACTTTTAGTACTTGTTGTAACTATTGGAACAGTTACAGGCTGACTATCAGGATCAGAATAGCCGGTATACGGAGTCATTTGGCTGGCTTCTATTTCTGCCTCCCGTGCATTATATTCAAGTTCGGATATTCGATTATTTAACATTACCGGAGGAGGTGCTACGCCAACAAAATCTTTAGGAATAGGAATTCCTAAAGTTTCATTAAATCTATGGTAAGACTCTTCTGGAGTTAGTGGTAATCTTAAATTCTGGACTCCAGTCTTTGACAACCCTACACTTCTTGGAGGGATAGGTTCTCCTGTTGGGTTACCCAGTCCAACTGGAATTGTTAATAACTCTCTTGACCTTGAATCTAGTCCCCCAGGATTCCACCCACCTCCAATCGGTCGAAAATCAAAATGCATAGAATCCCAACCAATATTATCTACTTCGTCCCAATATTGCTTCTCCCAGTGTGCAGCTTCAATTAGCTTACCTTTTTTGTCAAACTTATCTGGTCTCCAGACTACCACCTGAACACCCTCCTCATCAACTAGGGGAATCTTATGTTTTTCAAAGATTTTTTTTCCAGGATTCCACTCTACTATTTCTCCCTCGAATTTGCCATCGTTATTCGGTTTACGTAATTGCTCAGTTGTAGTTTTTTCACTTCTAAGATAATACTTTCCTGTACCAAAGTAACCTCCCCATCTAAATCCTAAGCCAGTAGTAGGAGCATTTCTGGGAGTAAAAAGGTAATCTCCCTCTTCCTGGCCAAGACCACTTTGATGCTTTATCAATTTCCCATTGTCATTAAAGGACCAGAATTCTTTTCCATCTGCATCGAACTGACGTCGTGCTCCATGATGACCTGCAGGAAGTGGTGCTTCACCGTTTGGTCCTTGTTTGTTAACAATTAAATCTCTCCAATCAACAGGAATACCTTGTTCGTCTGTTACTAAATTTTCGTGTATAAGTTTTCCAATAATTTGAGCAAACAACTCATATGTTCTAAAGGATCTATAATTTCTAATATTTGAAAGAGTAGTGCCATCAGCAGTTTTTATTGCTATGTCTATTGCTAATCCAGCAAAATGATTCTTAGTACTCCCAGAGGCTCTGAGATATACTGGACTCGTCGCATCAGCTCCCGCGCCATCGCCATCTGCGTAAACACACCCTGTATTATGAACGGTCCACCCACTTGGTAAAAACTTACTTGCTGTCATCATCATGTACTCAAGTCTTGGATCTGCATCTGCAATACATCCCCATCCTTGAGAACAAGTACGATTATTATTTTTACTCTCATCCTCTGATTTTTCTCGGAAATAGTATTTGGGGCCGTTCCCAAAATATCTATGTTTAATATTTGCTAAGGCTGCCCTATCATAAGCTATTTCGGGAGTAATTAAACAAGCAAACTCAGTTTCTCTTGACATAGTCTTTACCTTTTAAAATAAGTATTAATGTTTTATATTATTCTATATTTATAGGATACTATTGTTCTCCACTTCCACCTCTTGCTGGAAACTCTGCCGGTGCAGATCCGGCTTTTGCAGTTGGAGTTGCTGTTGGGTTTGCTGGCGCTCCCGCCGGTGTTGTTGCCGTATCCTTTGTAAGACTTACATTTGGATTTATTATCCAATGATCCTTTCTTAAGTCAGCCTCTAGTTCTTGGTATTTTTCTTCCCTTGTTAATGCAATAGCCGTAACAGTAGGACTAATATTAAGTTGAGGAATTATTGGTTCTCCTTCAGAATATAGTCCATATCCTTTATTTGCAGCGTAAATGCTATAAAAATTAAGGAAATGCTCAAACATGTCTGGCATCATATCCTGAGACATTTGTTCTCTGTATGCTCCCTGAGTAGGAAGATTACTTTGTAAGTCCCTATCAAGAATCTCAAGAACAGACAACCCTTTTGCTTCAGGCCCTAATCCAGTAAAAGCTAGGAAAAAATCATCTCTTTTTCTATAGTATTCATTTATTCGATCAGAGAAATCAGCAAAAAGCAAAACTTGTTGTTTTTCAGGAGAAGGACGATATGCTTTTAATTTATATTTATCTGCTATGCCCTGAATGTTAGGCAAAACATATTTGTTATAGGCTTTAACGTAGTAATCATGCATATCTTTTTGCATGCCACCTATGACTTTATCCCATGTATTACCATAGAAACATAAATCACTACTAGGAAGAGAAGTTAATATATAACCTTTTGTATAGCCTTGATGAGCTCTATGGAGACCTTGCCCAAATTCTTTCATGGTGTAACTTTTTATAAAACTATTTGTTCCAGGAACTTTATTTTTTTCATCTGGCATCATTGCAAATGGATTTTTTATAGCAAAAGCTGCATCATTCTGGTAATACAGATCTAATGTATCGTCTTTTTTACTTAAAGGATTGTCATTTGGCCCTACACCAAGAGCAGGACTTGTCCACTGGTATTTATCTCTAGAATTACTTGCCAATAGAATATTATCAGCCCTAATCCATTTTGGAGCAGCTGAAGTGCCTGCAAAGTGGGCAATATACATTGCCCAATATGGAAAAACTCCATCAATCCTACCTTTAACTCTATAAGTTCCATTATCCGGATTTCCACTTGCAACTAATTCAGGGACAAGACTTGCTTTTTGCTCTCCTGCTCCATATATAACTAAGTTATCAACTACACACTTTAACTGTTCTTCAACCATATTACCAAAAGTATCTAAAAAAGCCATTTCGTCTACTGCAAATCTTGAATCTAAATAATGAATATTAGTAAAGGTGCTGCCATCCCGAACTTGCATAGGAAGAAAAGGATAAGGATTATGTTCTTTTTTCCATCTTCTTTGAGCAGGATTATTAGGATCAACTTCGGTTCTTGCGTCAAACCACGCTGGTTTCATTAGTTGGTATTCTTTAAGAATTCTTTGATTTGTTGACCAAGCTTCTTTCTCAGCATTGTACTCGTCAACGTATTCAGGAAGAAGTAAATCTCTATATGCTTTAGGAGCTTTTTCTAAAACGGCGGCCATTGCCCATATCCCTAAATATTGCAAAAGACCTGTTGCTGAAGAGTCGTTTGTGCTGTACCATCGCTCTCCATAAGCTACCCGTTTACCTTTAGGACCTATAAGTATTAGGCCTGCTTCTCTTCTTGCCATTGCAGCTCTAAGCAAAACCATATTAAAATTAAGAGTATAACCTATATCTGCTGAAAAATTTGCTAACTTAAATAGGTCTAATTTTCTTATATCAAAAGGTCTTAGTCCTTTAACAGGTTTTTCAGGCCTATAATCAAGTATGTTATCTTCTTTAAGTGGCATATTTTCTGGTGCTTCATTGCGAGAAGGAATCCCGCTCCCGGATCCGCTCCCGGATCCGCTCCCCATCCCACTACCAGAACCTGATCCACTACCAGATCCAGGTGGACTATTGGCGCTTGGTCCTGGAATTACAGGTTTTAAAAGATCAACATTATTTTTTTTATCTATTTCTACTTGCTCTTGCCTAGTTCTTTGGTCTTCGGACAAGTCTTCAGCTCTTCTTATACCTGAAAAGCCAGGGTCTGTATAAAAATCCTTAATAGGGTTGACTATGTACTTTTCAGGCAAACTACCATCTTTCGCTGACTGCCATACATCATTAAAAGCAGCTGCACCGCGATCAAGCAAACTAGCTTTTGGTTTTGGCTGAGACGGTATCCATGTTGGCGGAGTTACTGGACCAGGAATACCAATTGGACTCATATTTGAATACGGATCAGGTAAAGACATTTCTTCATCATAAGATGAATCATCACTGTACGTTTGCTCTGCCATTTAATTTCCCTACCTCTAGAATTAATTCACTTTTCCATTTCCGCTGCGCCCAGGTTGTCCACCACTAGCACCCATTGTAATTTCTAATTCTCTGAATGCAGCTAATTCATTTTTATCATATCCATCTATAGTCATTTGTCCATCACCCTGGAATCTAACCTTGAATAGTCTTGCACGGTCAAGTGCTAGTTTTCTTTTAAAATAAGTTCTTATTACGTCCGCAACTTCTGGATCAATTGATATAGACTTAAACTCTTTCCACTTCAATATTATAGAATCTCCTAAGTTATGGTCTTCTGAGCCATAAGGACTAATTTGAGTAAAGTCATATCTATTTGATTCATCTTCTTTATTATTATTGACAATTTTCTGTGCCCATCTTGCATGTAGCCAATCTATATATTGCTTGTAAAGACTACTTTCATATGCAAACTGTGTAATATCACTCTTAACCATATAGTTTTGATCAAGACTATTAATAGAGTCAATTGTTTGATATGCAGGATTAACAACTGATAGATCACTCTCAGTAGTAGTAACCTGAGTTTTACTGTCTGCGCTAAGTTTAGGATTAACTGTCCAATCTTTTGATCCAAAATAATATGTAGTCATTGACGGATCTAGATTTGATTCTTGTAACCTAGAAGGATATTTATTCCAATTAGGTAGTTTACTTAATATTCCAGCGTAATTCATATTAACATCATAGAAAGACGATCCACTCTTGGCGTCCCAATTCTTTTTGAATAGCCACTTATCACTATACGGAGTATAGCCCATTGGGCTTACTGTAAGAGTAGCAACAATAGTACCAGGCTCACCTGGACTTGTAGAAATTGCCAAGTTATGCATGCAAAACACCATATTATGTGTATGGGGTATTTTTAGTTTTGCTCGCAAAAAAGCATTCTCAATTACCGAGAATGGAATATGCTTGAACTGAATTATTAGATCTAGAATTCCACCACGTTTCTGAGTATTGTTAACGTAATATTCCGCAGTAGTTGACCCACTCTCAGAGGTTCTATCGTCAATATTAACAATTGAATTTTTACTTGGAATATTTAAGTTGATTGAAAAAATTTCACTTGCAATGCCTACTGGTATCTTTGAAGCAGAATTGCTTCTTAAACTTTGGAATTCCGCATATGAGTTTTCTTCCTGAGAACTTATTCTCTCAGGAGGTACTTCAAAATATAAATCATTAATCCAAAATCCATGGTTAAATTTGTCACCATAAGATGAGTATCCACCCGCCGCATTTGCAACAATAGAAATATCACCGTCAACACCAAGGTCTAAATAGTTTTTTGCACTATAAGCATCTGGAAGAATTATTCCACTTGTACTTGGTAGATATCTGTTTGAAGCCATTATAGTTCTCTTTCTAAGTCTGTAGGTATATTGTAATTATGATTGATACTTACCCCAACTTGAGCTCCAGGAATTATTCCCTGGATTGCTCTTGCATATTCAACAGGATTTGTTTTATCAACAATCATTCCTCTGTTTGATATTCTTACATTCGCATTATTCAAGTAAGACTTAGCAGCAATACTATTAGGGGCACTCATTGTTCCTGACATTTCAGGTGAGCCAGCCGTCCTTGCCATTTCTTCGTCATTGCCTCGATTATAACTAGAATAGTTATCACTAAGTAGATTACCACTATTAATAACTTGCATATCTGCATTAGTTGGGGTCATCATCATTCTACCAGGTGGTGGAGGTGGAAGGTCAGTAAGTGGCTCGTCATCGTAACCAGAGTTGAATAAAGCATATGCTCCAGCCATAACAGCCGCGCCAACCATACCAGCTCTTGCGAACTTATTAGCAAATAAAGACTTAGATGATTCTTTTGCTTCTTTTATTTCTGCTCTTGCTAGACTAGCACCTGAGGCATTCTTTACCCGAGCTGCAGCTCTTGCTTTCTCTGACTGATTTAGTTGAGATAAGCTATCGCCAAGTGCTGTGCCACCTCTGCCGGTTAATCCTTCTTTAAACTGATTTACTTTTTTCTTAAATTCTTCTTGTCTTCCTTTAGGTAAGGCTGACATAGCAAAATTTAATAGCATGTCACTTCTATCAGAGTCTAATTGATGTAATGCAAAATCAGAATCTGCACTTCCTGACAGGAAAGAATTCAATGCATCTTCAGCTGTCATCTTTTCTGCTTTTTGTCCCCCGCCTACAAGAGAGGCTCTTGCAAGAGAGAACGCGCCAAGAGCCTGATCACTATTTGTATCAATCTTATCTGCATCTCTAAAACCTAAGTCCTTTACTAGAGACTTATACTGGGCAAATCCTTCCTCTACGTTCTCATTAGAAATAGCACTATGAAAGCGCTGATAAAGCATAGCCCGAGGAGAGACTGCCATGTGTTTGAAACCAACGGCTTTCTGCTCTAAGGCCTGTAAGAAGTTCGTCATTTCCTCAGAAGATCCACTATCAATTCCGCCAGTACCTTTCATTATGTAGTTTATTCTATGCATAGCTCTGGCAGTATTTGAGATTAGACCAACGTCTTCTTGTCCAGCTTGCCTAAGGAAAGCTTCTTGCTTTCTAGTTGGCGAAATATTTGGGCCTTTCAGTAGATCTTTGAAAGATTTCTCAAGAGTAGCCTCATTGCTTTGGCTTCTCAAGCCGTAGTTTTTCTGACGTTGATATTGTTTGCTTAAACTAGGTTGACTAATTAAGTCACTTTGTTGTTGCCAGTAATCTGAAATATTCTTACCAGATCTATTTCTGTCACCAGCACCAACCATCATTACTGCCGCAGTGTCACCGTCAAAGTCTGACGATGTTTTACCTGTGATAAAGCCACCAATTCTTTTCCAAATCTTTGCACCTTCAAAATCTACTTTTTCTCCTAGAAGATTAGCGGTATACCCTCCTGTCCTGTCTCTGCGGGCATCGTAATACCCTGCCATTGTAGAGACAGACTCAGGGCCTATCTGCGGGTTCTGCCAACCCATAACGGCGTAGTATTTGCCTTCTTCTAGTACTCCCTTCTTCATTTTTTTCAGGTAGTTTCTTTCACTTTTAGAAGCAGTTCTCATTGCTTCATTAAAGTGCTCATCAATAACTCTTCTACTTAGACCAACACCATAGCCTTGAGTTTCTTTTGCAACCTTATCATCTAAGTTTGCAATGACCATTCCATATTCTGCTCCACGAAGTCTTCCTTCAAATGGGGCGTTGAAAGCTTCCATTCCTTTTCTTGCTCCAACTTGCATAAGTTGGCCCCTCAATGTTGCAAAGGTTTTTTTGTCTACATCAGTTATGTTTGTTTCAACAGTTCTAAGTATTTCAGTAATCATCTCCTCAAGGTCTGTATCTTCAACGTGGCGGCCGGCTCTTGAATCTCTTAAAGATAATTTCTTTAACTCGTCTGCGGCTGGGATATAAATCTGATCTTTTCCATGTTTTAGGAATCCACCTTTTGTCCTTATAGCGCTAAGAGCCTTGCGGCGAAGATCTTCAGCATCAGTTCCTCCAAGATCTAAAACTCTATCTTTCTTTGTTGTTTCACGAATTGCATTTTTTGCAAAGCTACCTAATTGCTCAACATAGCCAGGATCATAAGTCATGACTCTCTGTTGTATCGTTTCCCATACTTTTTTCATATGTCCATGACGCTCATTCTGAGAGTCCATTAACTGATAGAAAACATGGTCAATAAAACGACGTTCCATTCTTGCATTGTTACCTTCGATTACAGAAGATGAATCTGCTACTCCATGTAATGAAAGATTAAACACTTGCTTTGAGTTCTTGATACCAGCACCTAGGCTATCAACAAAGTCCTTGTCTAAGCCAAGATCTAAGAGTGCTTGAGGATCACTCTCAATTAGATTCTCAAGACGGAACCCTGCCTGATCAGTTCCTCCCTGTTCAAAGCCAAAGACATTACCTAGTAATTGTTCTCTTTCTTTTAGAAGAGATGGATCTTCTTTGAACGCATCTTGTGCTCTCTTTAAATAGCTAATCAATGCATTAGTATCTTCTAGGGAATAGTTCTCATCTCCTAATCCTTTTCTCATGCCTGCATGAAAAGCTTGATAAGCTGGATTTGCGGGAGAACTTATATCTCCTGCATAATTTCTAATATCCTGTAGTCCTAGAGTAGGATTATTATCTGCATCAAACCTATTCAACAAAAAACCTATTGCACTTTCTTGCTGAGTTCTTATTTGTCGGATATTGGTTCCTTTTGTAAAGTTACGACCTTCACCTATAAAGGTTGTAAATGGAAGAGTTCTGTTTGCTGCAGTTGATCCCATAAACGCAGGGTCAACTTGATTAAATGCATTTTCAATAGCAGGTGCAGATCTTGCTGTCACTATATCATTAATTTTTCCTGTTCTGACGGAATCTCTTATTGATTCCCAACCACTTTTTGTTGCGTCTGGATCGTAACCGGGGAGTTGATCTTTAAAACTAGCCAATTCTTCATTGATTGTTTTTAAAGCCTGGTGAGCTGCTGCAACTTGTGGTTTTAGATCAATTTGTTCAGCAACAGATCCAAACTTCTTAACTGCTTCCTGTTCTCCTAGATCTGCTGCTATTCTTCTATATGCAATTGTTTTTCCTTTTGCAATCATCTTATTTACTTGCTTAAGTCTATTAAGATTTTCTTCCTTATAAGCAGCTTGCTCTTCTGCGTCACTGCCTATGACTTTCATTAAACTTTTATTAGCTTTTCTTTCTGCTAATGGAATGCCTGAACTATTCAGAGTAGCACCTAATCTTCCTTCTCCTCTTTCAAAGAGACCTGTGCCGTGATCAGAGTAATATTTCTGAGAGGCACTATCTGGATCTGGATCACCTTCAACATTGAAAAACATACCAAATGCTGATTGCTGAGATTTGTCTATTCCAAGTATTTCTTGGATCATATTTGTAGAAGCATCCCCTGCGCGGGCAGGATTTTCTTTGTATTTTTTTGCAATTCTTTCTAAGACAGAATAATCACGCTTTGTCGGAGCAGTAAATGTTGATGTTAATGCTGTATCAAGTTTTACTCTTGATGCCCTCATCCATGAGGGTTTGTTTTTGTCTTTTGCTCTTGATCTTTCAAGATTATCACGAAAGTATTTTTCAGCCTCAGCTAAAGGCCCAAATCCTCTTCTTCTAAATTCAGTATCAAGTTCTTTTACTTTCTTTTGCTGCTTTTTTAGTCTTTTAGAAACACCGTCTCTGTATATACGTTTTCCATCTTCACCTTCTTCTACAGTTCCTCCAAAGTAATTTTGCATTCTTGACAGAAGCATTTTGTCTTTATCATCTAGGTTAGATTGATTAGATAACCAACCTATAGCATCTTTATTTTTATGCCAAAATTTTGCCTCTTCATGAATATTAAAAAGAGCTTGAACTTCACCTATAGCCTTAGCTTGGAAATCCATACTTTTGAGCCGGGGAAGTTTTTGTTTTCTAGTCTTTAGAAGCTGATCTCTTTCAGCTATCAAATCAAACAATGAAATAGATCCAGTTTCTGTTCCTTTACCAAAGCTTGGTCTATTTGGAAAAACAGCATCAAGCAATTCAGATTCTGGAACTGTATATTTTTTTCTCCGGGTAAGATCGTTCTCGTCAAGATCTGCTATACTTTTTTTAATCTTATTAAGTCTTTTTGTTATGGCAGTTTTTGTTATAGAAGGACCTTTAGGTCCAACTGGAAAAATTTCAGACAGCCCTTCAGGCAGTCTCTCTAGCAATTCCCTTTCTTGACCAAGCGAAGCCCTATCATCAAGAGTTACCTTATGGCCTTCATAAGCTTTCTCAAGGGCTCCGCCTCTTAAGTTACCCATAAATCTCTTCTCTTCACCTCTAGTAAACTTTTTACGCTTGCCTAGCATTTCTTTTTGAGCTGCGGCAATTTTTTTCTTATTCGTTAGATCGTCTAGAGCCTTTTTTGCTGCGTCTATTTCTGGAGCACGTCTTTGGACTTCTTGATCATAAAGAGCAACTTTATTAGCTTTTGCCGATTCTTTAGCTTTTGTATAGAATTGGTTTTTCTGTTCCAAAGAAAAATCTTTTACTAATTGTTTTTCAGCATCAGATAGCCGTTCATCAAACAAAGAACTTTCTGTACTTGTTGTTGCGCCAAAGGTTTTAGTACCTTCACCAAATCCACTTACTCTACCAATGCTAAAAGTATAATCATCCATTCCAGGAATAACGTCCAGAACAGCAAGTCTTCCTTGGCCAGGAACATTAACAGTAACGTCTGTTATGTCATCTCCTTCTACTGACTTACCTAGCCAATCTCCTTCATTCAATAAAATAGGATTGGCTTCCAGTTCCCTTCTAATGGCGGCTTGTCTAGCGGCTGCGTCCCCAGTGCCAGCAGCCTCAGCTGCATCAATAATTCCTTTAAACTTGGCATTGAAAGAAAATGCCTGCCTTGAAGCTGGATCACCTTTTGTGCTTTTATCAACAGTAAAGTGTCGGCCAGGATGAACTACTTGCTCTCCTTCACTTGCTCCTACTCTAATTCTAGTACCTTCAGGGACGGCCTGTGGATTTTCTCTCATGCTTCTTTTAGTTGTTAACCAACTACCATGAACAAATCCAATCATGCCTGACTTCTCCATGTCAGCAAATGCGCCTGATCCTCTGAATGCATAGAGATCACCAAGTGTTGCACGTAAATGACCAAGAGCTCTTTGAGAGCCTCTATTTTCTACGTTATAAGCATTGATAATATGTCTGCCAGGACGACGACCTATGTCGTTTACAGAATAGAATTCACCTGTGCTGGGATCTACTTCCCCAAGGGCTGCTCTGATATAGTCAGGAGTATTTGTACTTACAATCTGACCAGCGGCATCTCTCTCGACGCCTCTCCAGTTAAAGATATCTTTTCTTGTTTGGTTTGGACTTGTAAGTGGTTCAATTACATAATTATGACTAGCTGCTTGTCTTGATATTTCATCAAAGTCACTTAGTCTACTAGCATCTGATGCATCAATATCTGCGTCAGGATCCATAGGATTCATAGAGCGAACAACTTTCATTTGTGCCGCTTTTAATGACAAAGCTCTACTCGGAGTTCTTGCAGGATCCACATATTGAAGTATTTTATACTGATCATCTACGTCTACATCTTTTCCGCCAAATAAAGAACTACCAATTCTTTGACCTTGCTTCATACTTTTATCAATGAGACTCATAATCTGCCCGCCAGAGCGAACACTCCTTCCAGCTTTATCTTTGCTTTCCTTGCCAAACAAGTACTCAAGTCCACTCATTACTTCACTGGACTTATCCTTGTTAATACGCATAACTTTGCCAGTTGGGCTATACATAACAGAACCAGCTGCATCTCTATGGTAGACTTGGCCTCCTGTGCTTTCATCTACATAATGAGCTAAATCTTGGACTGGAATCATAATGCTTTCAGCAGTATCACCATCTCCTATTCTATATTGTGCATATCTAAATTTCTTATAATCACTTGCTCCAATCTTTTGGTTAATTTCTACAATGTTAGATCTATCAAATGTAGCACCAACTCCTCTTTGGCGAATCTGTGATTCAAAATCTTTAACTCTTTCAAGTTCTTGAGTAGTTAAATCTGAATTAGAAAGAAAACTTACATTAGATAATGAATTGTTAGCTGTACTAAACTTAAGTAATCCTCGTGAGCCAGTTTCAAGCATAGCTCGATTACCATGTAATCTTTTTGCAAAAGTATCAGACATACCTTCAACGCCACCATAAAGCATATTAAAACTATTAAGAATTGGTTTTAATCCTCTTTGGGCTGCTTTGGAATTCATTGGTCCAAAACTTTCAGATTGTACTCGCTTTAGAAGTGAGTCGTAACTTCTTTGTTTTTGAGTTCCCGTGAACATGCCAGAGAAACGTTTATTTGTCATAATGTCAAGTATAGTTTGACGAGTAGCCTCAGCCTGTTGTCCAATAAAGGTTTGACCATCTGCTGCAAACGTAAAATTCTTCATAGGAGTAGGACCACCCAGAATAGGAATACCTCCGGGTACTCCAGTAGCTCCCATTGGAGTACTACTAGTAAATCTACTTGCTAAACTTAGACCTCCTCCTCTAACCCTGTCACCTTTGAACCTTTTTTGATGTTGATCAAATAGGTAAGCTAATTGTTCACTGCTTAAAGCGTGATTGACAGTATAGGCAAGGGAATCGTTGCTATTTGCTCTTCTGCTATTATTTCTATTTTGCTGACTTAGTACATCAAAAAATGTACCACCTTGAAACTCAGAAAGTGTCTCACCGGCAAGAGGAGACGCATTAGTTCCAGTAATCATAGTTCGAAGAGCATCTAATGTTAGATCTTTGCCTTTTGCTTTACCAAAGGCAAGTGCTCCTAATCCTATACTTAATAGATTAAAAATCTTATCGCTAATCATATTTAAACTTACATAAACGGATTAAGAGTATTGTACTCATTAAATGTTAAGCTAACAAAATCTTGGTTTCTATTAGGTCCTTGGATATTATAACTATTCACTCCATATGAGCTATACATCTTTGCTGCGTTAGCCATTCCATTCAGGCCATTTCTGGCACTTAAGTTATTCAAATCTTGCATTGCTTTTTCATCTATGTACGGCTTTCTTGGCATGTAAGAAGCACGACTTGGATAAATACCAAAGTCATGGTAGTTCATACCTTCGCTCTCAATGTACTTCAACTTAACATCTTCTAAGTCAACTGCAGGATTAAAACCAATCCAGTCAACAGCAGGCATAGATCTATGATTAAAAAATTGAGATACTTCTTGTAGCTTTGCACTATCTACCAACTGAGGATCAGATACATCAAAGCCTTCTTTTTGTTTTTTCACAATAAGATCTGCCGCATAGTCCATACCATAAGTCGACATAGGTGCAGCTCCAGCTGCGCGGTTTATTGCCTCTAGGTCTTGGTTCATATAGAAACCTTCCATGAGTCTTGCCTTGTAATCTGGCAATGCATCAATAATCTCTGCCTGTCTTCCAGGGTTCATTTCTCTGGCAAACCCTGCCGCAAACATAGATTCTCTACCTCCTAGAACATTCCCTAGTCTTTCTTCCGAAACATAACCTGTTCCTCCTACGTATGTGTCCTGGGCAATATTCTGATATTGATTAGCTAATTGTGTATTTCCTTGAATTTCTGCGGCCTGTGAAAGTCCTGAATACTTTACATATTTTAACTTATCAAAATATTCCTCTGTTTGTCTTTTTTCTCTGATACCAGGAGATTCAAAGTCAAACCCTAACCAATTATGCATTGCAGATTTAATAGCAGGAGCTATCCAACCAGCAACAGGACTATCCCATCCTTTCATTTCTGTACCATAAAGTTCTCTTGATTCGTATTCTTCAAGAGCATCTCTGAAGGGTAATAGTTTATTGACAGGCGACATACCAAACATACCAATGTGTTCTATTGGCTGAGCCACTCTATTTGCAATATGAGTTGTGGCTTCCCATGCTCTACCAAACATTTTGCCAATTGGATTACTCATTGCGTAATCGGCAATAGGCGAATCATCTTTTGCAAATTTACCTTCTTCCCTTATATCTTTGTTAACATTGAAGCCATTGTTACTAACGGCACCCCTGATTACGCCAGTACTGTCAACCGCTTGTCCAATGCTGGCTGGCACATCAACTGTAACACCTTGGCCAACTTGGATTTTACTAGAGAAAGCTTTTTCATTCCTAGTCTTTAACTTTGCTGCCTGTTTAATTGATAAGTTAAAATCGCTAATTAAAGCATCTGAGTCATTAGATATTCCAGCTATGCCAAACCTGCCACCATATCCTGCAACAGTAAAGCTCATACTAGAAGCATCTACTGATGTAATATTTCCACTAATGGTGTCATAAGTACTTGGTTTAAACTGGTAAGAGTCTATTCCCTTGTCAGTGGCTTTGTTCTCTACCATTTGCTTATGTCTATAAAAGAACTTTTGTTCTTCTGTAGTCATTTCTCCTGAAGCTTTCATAAGTTCAGCTTGACGGCGATAACCCTTGTATTGCGGGGACTGAGGGGCAACATCTCCTAAAATATTCATTTTATGCAGTAAAGGATAATCTTCTGGGTTGACACCCTTTAGTTCAGTATGTAAAGCTACATATCCTTTTCCTGGCATTCTATATTCGCCTTCTCCGTATCTAGTACTGGTATACTGGTTACCAAACTTAAAACTATCTGGCATCCAGCTAGGCATAGAATTTCGAATTGGATTATATTGCTTTAGATCGTCCTTATGCAAGAAACGACGTATAGGTTCTGATACGAAAGGAATTCCTAAGAATGAACCACCACCTTGCAAGTCATAGAATCTGCTAGCCATATCCATGTTACGAGAAAAGGATTCTAACTCTTGTCTTTGATCAGCAATTCCCGGTGTACCTGTTAAGTAGTTTTTTGCAGTCTTTGCATAGAAACCAACAAGTCCACCAAGAGAGGTTGTTTGTTCCCAGAAATCTCCTAATACTCTACCAGGAGAGTACGGAGAATAAGGAGCAGGCATTCCTAATCCGCCAATACTTAAGTCTGGAATTTCATCAAGCCCAGTAGAGCGTTCCACTAACTTAACGTTACCTTCTGAGTCTGCACGAGCCCACTCTCCTACGTGCATTAGTCTTGGCTTCTTTATAAGGTCAGCAATAGGTTGTATAAGTGGATAGATAAAAGGAACTTGATCAAACGCAGCTCCAGTTATAGGAGCTGGTCTAGTCCAGTAATTTTCCTTTTCAAGTTTATAAGTAAAGTTCTTCAGTGCCATTTCCATTAATGGACCATGGCCACCTGAGGCACCGGCCTGTGCAGCTCCAGAACTTAACCGCGCAGTTAGAGTAGGACGGTAATAGAGTATATCTGTTCCTTCATATCCTGTCTGACCCATTTCCCATTTCTGACCACGCCTAACAGCCTCAAGTCGTTTGCCTTGGTTTAGCTCTCTAAGCTCGGAGGGACGCTCAAGGGTACCGATACTGCCCGTGCCGACAAACCATGCTGCAGCTGCCACGGTAGAGGCATATAGAATACTTCTAGCTCTGGGTGCAACACGTATAGCCTCTCTCAGTCTCCCAAGAGCACTTTTTTCACTTGCAAAGATTTTACTTTTTGCTTCCGCATATGTATGGTCAGTTATATGTTCTGCTATTTGATCAAAGTTAGAGATGTCTGCAACCTTTCCTATTGGATTATTTAATAGTCCATACTCTCCTTCTCTCTCAAGAGAGGAAATATAAGAATTCATATTTTGCTCTACAACCTCACTTTGCTTAGCAGATAGTCCACCAGTATCTCCTCTGATTTTTCTTATAGTAGACTCTAGCGTTCTTCTCGATCTTATTTTTTCTTTATCAGAAAGATTTGCATAAGCATCTTGGTGTGCCTTATTAGCTCTAAGAACCCTGCCAGCTTGTTCTCTTACTTCATTGCCCATTTCGGCAAGAGTAATACCTTCTTTGCCTCTAAACTTAGCTCTTAGGAATTTTGCTCTTTCTTGTTGTTCAACAATCGTATCTTTAGATAATCCACCAATCTTAAGAGTGTCAGAAATTCTAATACCTCTAGTTGCTGCAACATAACTTGCACCAGCTAAAAATCCAATACCCATAGCAGGTATAACTCCAGTAGATCCAGGCATCATCTCTTCAACGCTACGTCGCCACGCATTAATAGGAACAATTTCTCCTATGTAACTTCTAATCTCACTGCCTCTTGCTACAAGATTAGCAACTCCTGGAATTGGCCCAGCAGCAAATGGACCTACTCCGGCCATTCCCATAACACCTAAAGCTGCGCCCATCCCCGCGCCCACAAGCGTACGCCTTTGTGAATTACTTGTGACTTGCATTGCCATCTTTTTAAAGACAGGAGCAAATCCTAAATCATCAGATAAGATCTCTGGAATTTTCTTTCCAAGATAAGCACCAGCAACAGTTAATCCAACTGTCTGAACTGCTCCTGAGGCAGTAGAAGTAACAGGATCTCCATTCATCATATTCCAGCCAAGCTGATTAACAGTTGCTAAAGTAAAAGCAACCTTAGCTGCCATGCCAGCATACCTAACAAGCATTGCTGCGCCATGGCCATGTTCTATTCTTGGAGCAAGATTATTCTTAGATAAGAAGTTGTAAATCTTCTGCTTAGGCGCAGGCGATATATATTCAAAAAAATCACCTACTTGGTTATACAATTCCGAGAACAATCTTGAGGTTCTTTGGAGTGCCATAGTTCCGTAAGCTTCAGTTAATAATGCTGTAGTTGCATATCTTTTTAAATTAGTGCTTTTAAAAAGTCCAAGATCAGCAAGCGAGTTTCCTCTCCCATTCGCACCAGGCAAAAACCGTACTTTAGTTAAATTCTGCATTCGACCTATTAGTCGATTCAACTCTGGGTCTATGCTATCTTTGGCTAACAGAACAAACCCTTCCTTTCCACCAATGCCTTCGGCAAAAGTTGCCCCTGTCTTTCTATTTTTTAAACCAAGGGAAGGTTCAACTATTCCAAGTAAAGCTTCGGTAAACAAACCTTTGTCAACTAGTCTTGCTGCTTTCTTGTTTAGTTTTTTCTGAGGACCAGCTGCCGCTACTACTTCGCCGTACATATTCAATCTACCAGCAAATACGTCTCCATCCTCAAAGACTAGATAGTCTAATAACTCTAGCTTCTTTCGATTCATCTTTAATTGTTTTGCATATAAATCTAATGTTCTGGATCTATTAGTAGCCCCAAGAGCATTCATACTTACGTTCAAAACTGTTCTACCTTTTCTTTTTGTAGTGTAGGATAAAACATCACTCATATATGTAGCTTTGGCAAAAAGCTTAACAACATTATCAAATATAGGTAAATTTAATCCACTTTGCTCTACCTTCTTAATGCCAGCATACCAAAAACTTTGAGGATCATCTGATGAAGTAATATTCATCAATTCTTGACTAGCTCTAAAAGTAACAGCTCTTAGAGTCTTCATAGCCTCTTTGCCAGTCTTCAGGTTAAAGACATCGCTTACTTTATTGACGTGACTAAAACTTCCCCCTAATTGCCAAGACTGGAACTTTGTGCTTTTTGAAAGCTCACCGGCCCCACGTATTGCACTTGGTCCCATAAAAAAAACAAGACCACCAGCTGCACTCTTCATTGCAAGATTTAGAGCTTGGTCAGCTATAGTTATTTCTTCGCCTGCAGCTCCAGAGCTTTCTGCCCATGTTTGCTTATCTTCAGAATACTGTGATCTTTCCACAGATTGGGTAAGATCATGGTATTGAGCAAGTTGTTCTGCAATTACATTAGGTAGAGCCATATTAACTTACTATAAAAGAGTATATTCTTATTTTCTCCTAAACCTTGCTATTCTGGTTTAGTTTTAAACCTCTTTTTGAAATTTGGCTTTTGTTTTGGCATTTTAGCAGCTTCGTCTCGCTCTCTTTCCTGCTTCTGTACAATGAGTTCATACCCTGCTGGCATTAGTCCCATTTCCATTTGCATTGCCAATGCTTCTGCATCTGTCATGGTTGCGCCAGTAAAGTCAGAACTTTCAAATCCTCCAAGTCGGTTTTCTCTATTAATTTTAATTCCTGGGACATTAACAGCAACGCCATTTGAAATAGCCACAGCATCCTTTGGTGGAATGTATTCAGTTCTACCTATTTTTTCTTGGACTTTTTTCTTGATCTCTTCTTCTTGTTTTGGTTTGTCTTGTTGCTCCCTTCTAACATCCTCTTCTTTCCTAAGCTTTGCTTCTTGTTTTTCTTGCTGTTCTCTTACTTTTAAGAGTTCCTTCAAGAAGCTACCCTCTTCAGAGTCTGGTGCAACATTAGTCTTCACAGGAGGTTTAGGCGCTGAATCCTCTTCTGGTATTTGGTCTTCGGGATTGTAAATTTCTAGTGGCTGCTTGAGCATACCATTCTCTAGCAAGTATCTTTCAGCGCTAGCAAACAGACTTGATATCTTGTCAAAAGATAGTTTATCTAGCATCTCAAAAGTATAGGCTTTGAACACCAGACAAATAACAGTATACATCTGATATTCAACATTTGTTCTTGCAATGCTTCTATACATATTTAATCTATATGTAAACGCAGGAATATTAATCCTGCCATCTTTATCAGGTATGATTCCGGAATCACTAACATACATAATAAGATCTGCAATAGTATCTACTACACCTGCAGGCAATAGATCTATTTCCATATCTGTCCAACCTGGATCTCTAACTGTATAATCCCTAAAGATTTTCATCTTTAGATCCCATGGAGCAATACTTTGAGCTCGTTCTGCAAAACGAATTCTCTTATATTCTCCCCATGGAATACGAGTATAGAATACAGTCAACTTACTAGATAAGTTGTAAGGAATATCTATAACATATAAGGGAATATCTTTATGTTCAAAGATATCAATTTCCATTTTTTATCTTATTATGTTTAGAGCTCTTTGCTTAGCGAGAATGCAAGTTCAACTGGAATGAATGCACTAAGTCGGCTAATCATGTTAACAAGCAGATCCGGAAGACCAGCTGGAAGATCCGAAATGGCTTCTTCTGAAAGCATTGGGAATACACATCCTGCTTCTAGGATTTCCTTATTGAGCTTTTCGGGATCTTGTCCTGCAATCTCACGAATCATTTTCATTTCACGGACTCTGAGTGGTCTAACAACAAACCACTTGCCATCCTCATGTGGATAGACAATTACAGTACCATGGCGTTCCTTCATCTTAACTAGGTACGACTTTGAGCATCCAAGCTTTTCAAGTGAACTATAAAGCAGTTCCTTTTCGTCCATTGGCTCTGACTCAGGACCATCATCTGGGAGATCGGTTTCTGAAACAACAGAAGCAACGGCTTCAGCTTCCTTTTTCTCTTTTTCCTTTCTAGCTTTGTCAAGCTTTGCAGCTAATTTAATATCGGCTTCATCTTCTAAGTTATTATCTAAGTCTACCATAAAAACTCCTATTATTATTTTTTACTTTCTTCTGCGACTTCAGGTTTAATTAATGTATATTTGTCTCTAGCTATAAACTTATAGACCTCCATCACAGGTTGATCATCCGCCATTACCTGTTGGCTTTCGCCTATAAAATGAACACTTTTCAATACAGTTGAAAAGGAGTTACTATAGTCTAGGATACCAGTTTGTTCGTTATTAAATTTAGGATCACCATATGTAATCACAATGTCTATACCTGGCCATACTGCTGCGCTTGAGTTATTGGAAAATTGGTCTGGTCTTTTATAAAGAGAATCTTGTGATCCAAGATCACCAAATAATTGAATATTTCTTGGATCAGTTACTGACCCTGAAGCATAACCAAATTTTCCATTGCTTTTGCTAAGGTCAATTCCATTTAATTGATTTTCTCTTGGAGAAAACGCAGAGCGATAATCTTGTAGTTTTGAAGGACTATTAAACAAGTCATTTAACAGCTCATCGTAGTTCTTATCTTGCCTTGCAGCACCGCCAATTGTAGTTCCAGTTACTATTTCTCTTATAGTATTTTCGGCATCCGCTTGAGCGTTCTCATCATTACGAATAAATGCATTTCTATCAATTACTCCATTAACTTGATCTTTTTTATAATCAGTAGATCTATTTGGAAAATTGTAGTAATCTCTCATAATTTTAGAAAGATAATTTGCATGTTGATAAGTTAAATATAACTGACCTATTACAATAACTTGTCCAGTTGAAATAGCATCAAATAGCGTACTGTTGTATCCATAAATAGGTCTTTTATTCTGAGAAAGATCATATGAAATACCAAAAGCATTACCAACTAATGTTTCTCCTATAGTAAGAGAAATATTAGATCCAGTATATATACTTGCAACTTGTCTTCCCATTCAATCTCCAGAAATTATTTCTAGTATATAAATTACTTATTCAAGTTTAACTTGTTTCTTCCTCATGTGATGGGGCCGGTGATGAATCTGGTAGAGGAGCTACATCCTCAGATGCAACACTTGCAACCTTAGGTGAATTTGCTTGGCTTCTCCAGCTACGTGTATCACTAAGCCTAACGGCATGAAAATATTCGATGTCTCTTGCAATATACTGATATTGTACTTCAGTATATATATCTTCTACTGACATTGTTTGTGAATCATGTACAATGTCAACACCATATAGAATAATCTTGCCAACATCATTATCCTCGTTTAGAAACAAAATAATAATGTCAAATGGCGGCAAGTCACTTGGCTTACTTACTTCTCCAAAGAGACTTGTATCCCAAGAAAAATCCCACTGCTTTTTTAGTTTTTCTTTGTTTATCTCTTCAGACTTCTCTGGGATTACATAGTCAACATCTCCTGAGCTATAAGTAAGGAATCCTCCCTTATCGTTTAAGGTTGTATATCCAGTTGCAAATGCATTCTCATTCAAAACATGTAGATGCATTTGGTTAAAGATCAAAGTGCCAGCAATGGTTCTTCCTCCTCTTGCTACTCCAATTGGACTTTTAAATCCCAAAGCCTTAACAGGAGTCTTAGCATTATAAGTTGAAATACTTATAGTTTGCAAAGTACCAATATTAAATACCTTTTCTTCATTCAACTGTTGGGTTCCTCTCATGTACTGTGGCAAACGAATAATAGCGTTTATATCACAACCAGAGAATCCCATTCTACCAGTTCTAGAGTAGCCTTGTGAGAATGTACCTGACATGTTACCTTTTTAAGTGAGACTCAAATTTATTTAATATGTCTGTAAGATAGACATAGCCAAGAAACACTACAATAATTATTATTATTGCTATAGATAATTTTATTCTATCAGTTAAAGATTGCTTTTCCATAACCAATCCTCCATAAATAAAAAACCCACGTATATATTATATACGTGGGCTTCCTATTGTCTGACTTTAGTACTAGGAGATAGTGATCGAGCCACCATCGCGCTTGATTGTACCAACGTTGGTAATACCCGAGCCTTCGTCTCTGCTAGCGGTCCAACGAGTAACCGCACGGGCAAGATATGTTGTCTGCATATCAGCTTGACGGTCTTCGATACCCATACCCCAACCTTCATTCATGAGTTCACAGCCGTGAATAACGCAACGAGCTTGAATGCCAAACTCATTACAAGCCGCAACTGTAATGTCGAAAGGAGGAATCTGGTCGGCATAGAAAGCCTTTGTGACTTCACCAAGTGCGGCTGTATCAAGAGTTGATGCAATAGCACTAAGAGCTGCGTCATCTTTCTTTAGATCTCCAGGAGAGATTTCATACTTCTTCTTGACAAAGTTACCAAGGTCACCACCTTGGAACTGTTCAAGAATAGCATGGGTATCAAACTGAATAAAGATAAGTGAACCAGCAATACCACGCTTGCCACGTGAGAAACCACGAGGGTTTGCTTCACCTAGAACGTAGATAGGAGCCTTTTCACGCTGAATTGCGTAAGAGACTGCCATTAGGTTACCAACTTCCTTAGCGCCAAAGACAGCTTTAATGTCTGCTCCGGAGAAGCTGTTAAATGATCTTGTTGTAAAATCTGCTGCGGCCATTTTTGTTCTCCTTTAGAATTACTGTGCGCTTAAGTTGACTGAGAAGGTAATCTGGCGAAGCTCAAATACCGGAGTAATTGTAAGCCTCACTTTCATCTTACCAAGAACACGGTCTGAAGCGCTTTGCTCAATCTTGAACGAAGCACTAGTAACCGTCTGGATAGGCTCACCAGCAATGTTATCCTTAAGGACTTCACCAATGGCGGATTCAAGAGCAGCTCTCATGGGCGCGGAAAGACCCTTGCCAATGAAAGGACGAGTCGCAACTCTCAACTGATCAACTAGTCTTGAGATGATTCTGACCGTTGTAAGTCTTGTGTAGTCAGAGGTTGGTGATGCAAATGTCGGTGAGTCAGCAATTGAAGCAGAGACACCATTAGGCTCGCTCTTAGCCATAACAAGACCAAGACCGCAACCAGCATCAATAACCTTAGTCTCAGTTCTGTAGTCAACAGTAAGCTGAGTAAGCTTTTCGTTGATTAGTGAGTTTGCAACTGAAATTGTAGGAAGAAGACCAGCAACCATTGTAGCAGCATTCAAAATGTAGTTAGGACGACGAGGATTCAAGTCATCCGTAGTTCTACCAAAGAAGGCAACAACACTGATATACTTACCAAGATCAACCTTTTTCTGATTCTCGTCAAGAACAAGATTGGCATCAGCATAATCGATTAGGCCATCCTTGGTAAGGAAAAGGCCACCATGTTTAAGACCATTATTGAAAGTAGTATGACCACCAACAAACTTATGACCAAGAAGACCAACGCCATTCTCTGTCACATAGTAAGCATTCTCTTCGCCGTCAAAGACGTAAGAAGGAGCGCTACCATAGTAAGCTCTAATGGCACGAGGATTAAGGCCACTTGGAAGAGTTGTACCAATTACACCATGAACAAACTTGTAATCACTTGAGTTTTCATGACAGTACTTAGCTAGAAGATGAGCAAAGTTCACTTCAGTGTAAAGAAGAGAAGGTGATGCATCTTCTACAACGCCAGCGCTTGCAATCTTAGCAGAAATGGAGTCATCTGACCAGTAGTAAGTATAGGTATAGTCGCCATTGTTAACAGTAGCAAGATAACCAAGAACGTCCTTCGAGGACCCAGGAACTGGGTAAGAACTATCAGCCCATGTAGTCTCAAGGCCATCTGCAATGTTAGGACTATTTAGATGGACAGAAAGAGGAACAATAAAGTCGAATGCGGCAAGGTCAAGATCCTCAAATGCAGTATGAATCTTTTCGTATCTCTTTATAAGGGATAGGCTTTGCCCTGTATCGCCAAGATCATAAACAACTTGACTTGTACCAAGAGCATTTGCAGCTAGATAGGCTGAAGATCCGCACTGATAGAAAGCGGAACCACGAAGACCGTAGGAAAGAACCGCACCACCATCTTTAACCTTTGACAGAGGCACATAGACACCACCCTGAACAGAAGAAAAAGCTCTGTCAAGAGATAGAGGATAAAGGCCAATATCACGACTACGACGATGTGAGGCAGAACTACCCGCAATTGTTATTCCTGACCCACCAACAACAAGAGGGGCACTAACAAAGGGTCTAGCTGCATAGCCAGCCCAAGGATGATCAGAAGGGTACACTAGTACATTAGATGTTCCATTTGTAGGACCATTAGGTGTAAATGTAATTTCTCCAGAAGAACGATTAATAGAAAAAATTTCAGACAAAGTAGACGCCACAAAGTCTGCCTCAAGTCTTGTAGCAATAGCAGTTGGCGTTAACGTTTGAGCTTGACGACTACCCGTAACACTGACGGTAGAGATTAAGCCAAGAGAGGTTACACTTGTAACTGTAAGAGTAAGATCATGTGCAGCTGTTGAACCTCCTAGTGCAGTACCTAGAATGGTAAGGGTACTTGGTGAAACGCCAGCTTTAAATGGCTTGTGTACAAATCTTGTACCAGAAACAATAAAGCCAGTAACTGTACCACCTTCCCCTGCATCAACTTCAGTAACAGTAAGTGTAAGATCATTGGCGCTTGTCCCACCAAGGTCTGTGCCCTTCCAAACAAGTACGTCGCCAACCATATAATCTTGGCCTGCATCAGTAACGTTAACTTGTGAAACTGTATAAGCACCTGATGTAGCATAATTAATTGAGACATCAATCTCAAGGCCAGATCCATCGGCCCCTTCCCCTCTGTCAACAAGGAAGACACTTGAGGTATTAGTACCAGCAATAAGACCATCATAAAGTTTAACTTCATTTGCTGCGTCCATGCCACCGTCCACAATGCTAACCTGAGCAGCAGTATAGACACCGGTGCCACTGCCTGTTGGAAGTGTAACCGTAAACTTTGGCATTGTATGGAAATACCATTCCGTAACACCTACTGGCTGATTGGTATTAGTGCTAGAAGCTGCAGAGACTTCTTCATAAGCAACCGATGAAAGATCACCTGTTACAGTCACGCCAGAGACCGAAACGGAATAATCTCCACCACTGTAACTACCAGGAATGGTGACCGCAAGCTTTAAAGTCTCTAGTGCATCTGAATCTTTTGCAGAACCAAGACCAAGATCAATGTCTGCCATATCAAAGCTTACATCAACTTCACCATTATCAGAAGTAGCGCCGTCAAAGGCATCCCCCATCCAGACAATAGCGTCAGTCGTAAGATTGACAACAACAAGTTGAGCTACAACACGGCTTTTGTCCGCTAGTTCTCCGGCTCCATCACTTGAGTAAAGTTCAGCATGCTTATAGGCAACAGCATAATTTGCAGCTGCTTCTGGAGATTGTTGAATCGGGGTAATCTTAATACCAGCAACACCTGAGCCATCGTAGTCAGCGCCAATGGCAGAGACAGAAGGAGCAGTGCCAGGAAGACGATATAGGTAAATGTTTGTACCACCACCTTTCTTGACTTCGGAAGCACCACGAGTTAGCTCGGATGTCGCACCAAACTCACGAACGACAGAAGCAATATCAGTCACTTGATAGGGCTCACTTGTTAAACCTTTGCTAGCTGTACCAATTACTAGAACTGACTGACTAGTATTTGCCGAAATCTGGCCGAGGTTTCCGTCCTGAAGCTCTACATAACTACCAGGTAAATTTACATATGGCATATTTTCTCCTTTGAATTAAATTAACTTGAGGGTGTTATCTGTAGAATAATTTGTTTGAGGACAAGAATACTGGTCCAAGTAAGTTTTTCAATTGAAACAGCATATTTTAAAGTTCTTTTGTGTCTAAGGGCTTCTGTGTCATCTCCTGTATCCTCAACAAACGTGAAGTCTAGGACTCCACTGTATTTAACATACCATAGATAAGTCTTTATAATATCTGCAATCCACTCCTTGATCTGGTCCGCCTCATGCGCAGTTTTCCCGTATATACTAAGATTGATATTGTAATCTAATCTTTGACCATATATGTAAACCTCAGAGGTATCATCCTGCGGATCAATATACTTCCCAAGAAGTATGCTAGTCACCATTCTTCGAGAAGGTGAGTTGACTGGACCACTACCAGCAGCGCCAGGTTTTCCGTCTCTTACTAAAAAAACAATATTAGGAGTTTCACTTTCAACGTTAATAATTGGTCTTTGAATTATAAGACGATCATTATTTAACCAAGCTGGCTTCATAGTTGAAGTAGCCATATTGATAATCTGCTGAAGAATCTCCATAACCTCGTAAATTGTATTTACCTTAAATCTTTCATTCTGAAGTCTAACTATAGCTTTGCCACCTGGCTCAAGAATTATATTAGTAGGCATTGGCTCAAGTTGGACATTGCCTAAATTCTCCGACTCCATAATAGTAACAAGAGTAGTTTGCTGAGCTTCATTTAAATCTTTTAGAAGTTGAGGAGTTAAAGGATTTAACATATTAATATTTCCTGCAGTATAAGATTATGTACTCTATTCGACCAGTATCTGATCTCTTCTCATTTAGTGTATTGATTGTCCATATAATATTGCGGCGCTCTGGTTTAACAAGGGCACCATCAGGTTCCAAAGCAAGTTCTATGATCTTATCTTCGTAGTCTATTCCAACTGTATTCTGTACATAAAACTTGCAGAATTGCTTTTTGCTTCTACCTATTTCAGTTAAAAGAGATGCGCCTGCTTTTTCTTGATCACTTCCAATATCTACTTTAAAAGTATCTACATAGTGCTCATCCCAGAGATATCCCTCCCCTAAGCAGACACTGCATTTCTGATGACCTTGTCCTTCTTTTGCTACATTACAAGAACAGGGAATTCTATACTTGTTTTCGTTGCGCCTAAACTTCCTAAGCATAACCTTGAATGCCTTTGGGATTTCATAAACTGAACCTGTAAAAGTATCCTTGGTTTCTTTGCGCAAGTCTACTTCTTTTTGTGTAGTCTTTGGACCTGAACTGGACCGATAAAAACGACTTTTTCCTATTGGCATTAGTCCTCCTTAGCTGCCATAATCTGGATAGTTACCATTTATATTTCTATAGAGGTACCGGTAACGATAACGGTTTTGATAGGCATAGTCTGGGTAGTATCTGTAAGATCCAGGTAGCCTAGTCTTAACGTTGACGCTAGGTGCAAACTTAGGCATATTATCAATTGATCTACCAAAAGCAGGATAGTCTGCTCCAAGATATCCTTTGATTGCCATACCCGCATTAAGACTAGCACCATAAGATAGATTGCCATTGCTGTGAAGAATTCTATGTAAGTCTTCATCACGCTTTCTCATTTGTTCAATTTTTGCTTTTAGTGCAGTAGCATTATCGGCCCACTCAACTTTAAGATCACCAAGTTGCTTAGCACGAGGAGCACCTAAAGCAAGTGAAATATTTTCAATAAGATCAACAGAACTATTGATGATTACATATTCCATCTTGACATAATCAAGCCACTTCTGTGTTCCATTTTGACGAGGCATATTAAAGACCATTGCGTCAACAATCTTTGAATATCTATAGATAAGATAGTTAACTGTATCAGCATCTACGTCGCCTACAATGCTACCTACGCTTGATATTACCTGATCATAAGTTGCATACATAGGAGTATATCTACTAGTAAACCAAGACTCGTCTTCTATACCGACAGAGTCAACGGCTGCGCCGACTTCCTTAATACCTCTAATCTCAATAACATATTGATTATTATTAAGTAAAGTATCAAAACCCTCATCTTGTGAATAGGCATTGATGTCATCACCGCTAGAGCCAACAGTAAATGGAATAAGGCTTGTAAACATAACAGGAACAAGTGCTGTTCCAACATTCACTTCAAAGTAAGCCCACCATTCACCAACTTGTGCGTCATCAGCAGTCAAATAACTATAAGTGTACTGACCATATTTAGTTGCCGCGCCAGGATCGTCCTGGTAGACAATTGCATCATCTTCCAGATTTACCCCAGGTAAACCAGGCTTTCTACCATAAGGATAAATAGACACAACAGGACTAAGCCCATTAGCTAAGTATCCATTACCATCTCTGACTTGGCAAACAATATCTACTGTGTCTCCTTGGCTTACGGTTAACATATTATTCCCTTATTATGTTAATGATAATTTTTTTGCCATTAACAATCCAAGAGTAGCCAACATCGACTGCGTCTTGATTGCCATCCATAATATTCCTAAACAACTTAACAGTATCTGCCGTTACAGTGGTGGGATCAACATTTTTATTAAAAGTAAGAATGATTTGCTTAGTTTTTAAAGATATATTACTAGAGCCGTACTCAGGCTCAATCTTTACTAGTTGGAATTCAGTGGCAGCTATGTTTATCTCTGCCTGCGTTGGAGCGTCTAGCCCAATGGGACTCTGTGAGACTGCAGTAGGTAATTCTTTAACTTGATTTACTGCCGTTGAGAAGTCAACTTTATAAGTATCCGCAAGATATTCTATTGGACGTAAATTGATAGTCCAGGCATCACCTATTTTAAATGCGTCAGATGCCCCACCAATTAACTCTAAATAGATATCTTTATCCTTTGCAATCTTATTGCGCCCAGTCAAGGGTAGCAGATCATGGGTCACAAGTGAGGTGCTTTCAAAATACCAATTTAACTTACAGGTTGAAGAACTTCCTGCTTTGGTAACTTCAACAACAAGAACATCATCTGCTTCACCGGTGTAATACCCACTAGTTCTAAGTATTCCTTCTCCAGTCGAAGTTAATAAATCTTTTTCTGCATCAAATACAGTTCGAGATCCAATATAACTCCATTCATTATCAGGGGTAGATGAACCACTGATTAATAAACGGTAGTCTGTCTTCTCTTGTAGGAATGACTTAGGTCTAACAATTAATTTGCTTTTGACATCCGCATCATATGCATAACTCATTTGATCTTCAAGAGTTGCACCGGAAGCGTCGCATCTAACAATCTCTAACTCGACTGGAACTTCACCTTTAAGATGTAGAGTCTCAAGTACTTTTGAATAGTTTGTGTCATTTGAGAACTTATAAAGTCTCTCTTCAAATTCAATACCAGTAACAATATGATTATCAGGACCAACTAAACTAATACTATTCTCAGCAAGAAACTCAGAAACTTCTTGGTTAAAAAGAATTTCAATCTTTTCCCCTGTAGGAAAAACATTAAAGCCATCATCTGGCCAAACTGAAGCAATAGTAAAAGCCATTGTTAAAACTCCTCAATGTAAGATTCAAGAGTACATTCAACTTCGCAGCCAGTAACTAAAGTAATTTCTTGGGTCTCAAGACTCTCAACCTCAACAACAGCATCTTCATTCTCCATGATTGCTTGATATTCTTCAAAAGCCAACCTCTTAAATAAAGCATCCATTTCCTTCTGAGAAGTAATATTGGCTAAAGCTTTTGCAATTCTATCTTCTACACTCATGTCTACTCCTAGTAACTAATATCTAGATACCGACATTATAACAAAAAGAAAGCCCCCAGGCCTTTCGACCTGAGGGCTATTTATTACTTACCTAGTTATTAACCAGGGAAGTTAGAGCCACCATCAACGTCAGTGCCAGCAGGATCAAAACTACCGTCAGTAACATTGTAGTAAGGACGTGCAATTTCAGGCGAGTAGAAGTTCTGGTCGCAGAAGATATTCTTAAGCGTAACTAGACCCTGGCCTTCGTTATACATAAAGATACCCCACTTCTCTGACCACTTCATCTTGAAGGTCTCAAAGTACTTGTCCTCCCACTCGTCAGCAACAATGCCTGAACCAACGATTAGAGCACCAAGTGACTTGCTATCGCAAAGAACAATATCGGTAAGCTTAGTAGCAGGATCGTAAGGCATGAAGCGTGAGGTCACGATGCGAAGGCCAAACGGAAGACCAAGAGGAAGGTTAGGAGCAGCTGTAATGGCATTAACGTTGAAGTCCTTAAGCGAGGCCTTGGAGCCATCGGCACCAGTACCAAGCTGACCGCGTGAGTAACCCTTTGAAAGAACACCCTTAACGGCGTCAGGAACACCGGTAACGTTAGCGGCTGAACCCGAATAGTTGCCAAAGAGATTGCCGCTGCCGCTCTGCATTGCAAATGCACGAAGGACGGGGTCGCGGACAAACATAAGGTACGTAAGAGGATGGCAGATAAGCGTATCAGGGGTAAAGCCTCTCTGAATGAGAAGATGATAAGCGTTGAAGAGGTCATCCATGGTAAGAGTACCATTGGTCTTCATCGTGATGTCACGACCAGTCGTGATACCAAGAGCTGACTGAGTAGGATTAAGATTGTCAAACGCAGGAACGCTGATATTCGTGATATGCTTAGCGATTTCGGTCTCCTTGCGGCGAGCGAAAGCACGACCAGCCTCACGGGCAAGATAACCAAGGAGATTCCAGTTGGAAGCCTTGATAGCCTCTTGCGTAAGGGAGATCATAACACCCCACTTGTCGATGGCGGCCGTAGCCATACCACCGCCAGTTGTCACACGCTCTTCACGGTAACCTTCAAGCTCAGTGACCTTATGGACAGTGAAAGCTGAAAGGGCAGGAAGGCGGAACTCAGTAATACCATCCGGCGCAGGAATGGTATCAAGGAGTGGGGTAAGGTTCATCATGGGCTCCATTGGCTCCATCATAATCTCAACAATTGAGTGCTTGACCCAGGGCCCAAGCTCAGCTGACGTAATCGCGTCTTCAATTGAAAGACGTGAGTCGCTGGAGTGGTCTGAGCCAGGAAGCCAACCGTTGTTCTTGATGAGCGCTGTAAGCTCACTCTGATCAGCAATTTCTAGGTTCTTGTGCTTTAGTCTTGACATTTTTCGGTTCTCCTTATTGAGATTATGATTTTAATTAGAGTAGGACGCGCACGATGGCAGCGAACTGACCACCAAGTGATTGATGAATTTCTGCAGGATGACCGTCATTAGCCGAACCAGGAGTACGATCAGCGAGTGACACGCCTTCATAATCATGGAAAGTCTTGACGGTAGCAAGATCAGCCTTAGGTGAACGATCAAGAGTATAGCACTTACCAACAATGTCCTCTGGACGATGGAATGCCGTAGCAACAGTGTCTACTGACCCACCGTTATTATTATCGGTCTCGTCAGGACGAGCAATGTAAGGAACAAAGTTTGAAAATCTGTCATAAGCAAGATAGTCGCCAGGCTTGACAGCCTTACCAACAGCAGCAAAAACATTACCTGTATATGCTTCGGTATCAGCAGCAAGACGGAAACCAATAGCCGTATTACCAGTGGCTGGGAAACTAGCCTCTACAAAAAGAAGGCCAAGATCACGATCCACAAAATAATCGCCTACAGCTTTAACACCAGCAGGGCTTGTCTTCTCGGACTTTAGCCAAGTTGAAGTAATGCTTGTACCCTTGACTAGTGTGTCACCGCCTGAGTAAGTAGCAGTCCAAACTTCAATAGTATTGTAAATATTAGACTCAACACCTTGATGACCAAGTGCAATGACAAGACCTGTTGCGCTTGTTGCAAGAGCAGCATAACGGCTGTCAAAGGCAGTTGTTAATTGAGCATAAGTAGCCTTTTTAGCAACATCTGTAGCATGGTAGAAATGAGCAATTGTTGTTGCCGATGCAGCACCAACAGTATTGCCTGCACCGCAAACAACAAGCTTCTTAGTTGCATCCCATGAGGCGCTAGCATCATAAGGATCACCATCAATGGTAAGATTGACTATGTCATAGGACTTAGCTGGCGCAACTGGAAGACGAAGAGTGTGGTCCTGACCAGTCCAGAACGTTGACTTGTTCTCACGACGATAATTCATGAAACGAAGGCCCTTAGGCTGCGTACCATCACCACCGGCCCAAGCGTAAACCACGTTAGCAGCTACACCAATTGGACGAGAGATAAAGGCATCAAGTGTCTCTGATGGGGTAAGTAAACCACGCTCACGAAGCTTTTCAGCAAGGACTAGCTTGGTATAGGTCTTCGCGCCTTCAACTGGTAGACCAGTGCCAAGATCTTCAATGCGTTCAGCAACGTCAGCTGCAGTATACTCAAGGACAACATCCACAGTGTCAGCCGCAGCCTTCCAGGCAAGACGAACACCAGCGGGGACTAGACGGCCAACACTACCCTTATTGATTTCAGCAAGGCCAGCGCCGCTATCTGTAAGTGACTCACGAGTAAGAGCAACAAGCTTGCCGGGCATAATAACAATCTTGTCGGTAAAGACGTGACGTTGGTAGTCATATGAATGGAATCCCATTGCTGTGTTTGCATCGCTGCCATTGACAGGAAGCCAAGCCGCAGCGGCAAGGTCATTCTGAGGGGCAACTGTGTCGCCGTGCGTAGGGGCAATAATCGGCTTACCGTAATCGATATCTCTAAACTTTCTGTATGTTGCCATAATTTTCTCCTATAATTTGGGTTAGACTTTCACATCTAGTGGGTTAAACTTTCCTGAAACAAAGCCAGAACGCACTTGTTGAACAAGATAGTTCTCAGCTTTATTTATATCATGATTTCGTAATTCTTTGTATTTACTAGCCACTCTGCGCTCTACAGATGTGTAGTATTCCTCTGTAGTATCTATTGCGTCTTCAATGGTATTCACATCAAGCTTCTTACCCAGCTCTTTAGGCTCAGCAGAATCCTCAATAAGAATCTCTTCTGACTCTGAACTATCTGTAATCTCAGTTGTTGCTTCTTCTGCAGAATCCATAGGACCACTCATCTCTTCTGTAACTTCTTGCGCAGGATCTTCAACTGGAATTTGCATACCAGCAGTCTGCAAAGAAGAACCAAGTTGCCATTGCCACTTCTGATGCATATCAATACGCTCAGCAACAAAATTAGCAACGCCTTGTTCGTTTGCAGCATTACAAGCATCAAAAGCAGCCTTAAGCATTGCAATCATAGTAACATTCTTTTTATAAATGTCGAGAGCAAGTTCTTTTGCTTCGGTAGTCGTAGAATCATCTTTAAATGATGCCGTCTCTACTATATGACCAAGAGCAGGAGGAAACTCACCAAGCTTACGAATGTTCTCAGCAAGATCATCTATTGACTCAAAAACGTCATCATAGATAGCTCCAAAAAGTTGATGATATTCAGTAAAGTCAGGACCAGCTACATTCCAGTGTGCACGATGAGCAGAGAAGTAGAAAACTACTACGTTACAAAGTAGATCTTCAAGGGCATCAGCTACTTGGCTAGCGCCAGGTGTCATTTCAGTTTCCATATTATTCCTCCAAAAGGATTAAGTTAAATTAATAATTACATAGTGATTCTAGCATAATTTCTATACTTTAGCCACCTATACCAGGAGCAGGATAAGCGCCAAGCGGAGGAGTCTCTTTCTTACTCCACACAATAGGAGCCATAATCTTTCTTAGCTCAGACCTCTTCTTGACAGTTACTTCCTCAGTCTTGTCATACAAGCCATCTTCACCCATCTTAGCAATAGTAAGAATAGTAGCAGGATCTTCCTCTGATGCATCTACACTTAGACCAGGACCATGAGTAACAGTTCCTTTGCTATGCATAGCATCAATCACTCCATATCCTTCTTTCATTTCAACTGCGTCATCCTGTTCACCAAGTGAACCTGAACTAATACCAACTTCATTACCCTTGCTATCAAGACGATAGGCAACAAAATCACCAACTGCAAATGTGGGAGTAGATGGAGTTGTATAAGTCTTTTCTGGAGTATACGCATCTTCAACTGCAGTTTCAATTGTAGACTCAGTAGCGGGCTCATTGTAAACAAAGTCGCCCATAACCCAAGGACCCTTTACGGAATCTTCAGCTCTCATACGTTCAACTTGAGCAGCTTTAGCATTTGCCCAGCTCTTGCCACCATCGCCTCCCCAAAGATCCCAAGCAATACGACCAGGAGAAGGAAAACCTTCTTCGCCTTGATTGAAGCCAGAAGCTTTCTTGTCAACTTCATGACGTGCAAAGAAACTCTTCATACGCATAACAGTAGAAGGAGAAAGCTCTTTCTTATTGATAATATCTCGTGCACGCGCTACGCCTACGCCAGTACCACCGCGCTTAAACTCTGCACGCCACTCAAGAGCACGTTTTGCAGCTGACGCCATACCAGGTGTAGGCACAAAACCCTGAGCCTCATCATCCATTTCTGGACCAAATAAATCTTGAATATCTTCACCAAATTCACTCTCATCCATCTTGGACTTGCCAGCATCTTGCATACGTGCAAGCATCTTCTGGGCACGAGACTGGATTGACTTAACCTTCTCAGGTGCAAGACCACTAACCTGAGGTGCTCTAGCAATTGCATTACGAAGATGAGGAAGATCAACCTTACCATCGTCTCCCTTGTATGGAAGATGGCGAAGTGAACGAGGCTTAGTCTTGCCCTCTTCATCTTTCTCGCCACCTGGAGTGATATAGAAGAATGAACTATCTGGAAGATTGTTAACGTAAGCAGTTGTCCAGACGGCATCATCAATAGTGATTGTTTTGACCATCTCAGAAAACATCTCAGCTGACATATCATCGGCTAGTTCTACATTGAAGTTACTAGCAAGAAACTCTTTAACAGAGTCTAGTAGTGACTTAGTATCAAGTTCAACTTTAGCAAGCTTTTCATCTGCAATAGCTTTACCAGAGCGTAGCTCTTCAAGTTCTGAAATTACTTCTACAGGAACAACAGACTTTAACTTAATGTATTCGTCAACAATTGAAAGGATTTCCTTCTTATTGTCTTCTGATAGTACGCTGGGCATTTCTTGCTCCTCTTGATTAGTTAGGTTGGCTTGGTCTTCCATAGGTTCTATCTTGTTTGCTGTTACAAGTCCGTCTGGAATAACAGCAAATCTGCAGTAGCCATTTGGCTCTATGGTTTGGGAAATAATTTTACAACGATTCTCGCTGGCATGAAGCGCACAGTTTCCGCACTTAACACCAATGCTAAGATTTTCATTCTCTGGGCCACTTTCATAGCCAACCCAAATACCAGGAGCTTTATCAAGAGGTCCGACTTTACTAGCAAGAGTCATCAAAGAATCAGCCAAAGCTTTTTCTTCTTCTGAAAGTTGAGTATAAAGATCAGCATGATCTTCTACAATTTCAACTGGTATTGTTGCAACTGGACCATTGTCAAAGCTTGCCATAATCTCTGAGTCACTAATATCAGTAACAGCATTCTTGAAACAATCAGTCATTACCATAGTAGTCTTGAAGTTATCTAGATATTGCTGAAGAGCATCGCCTCCAACCTCTTTATAATTCATTACTCTGGCATGAACGTCGGCAGGATGTGTAACGTAAGCATAGCCACGGTAACGAAGACCACTTGGTACACCATAAGCTTTAACGCCATCAATGTCATCACCAATATCCCATTCCATTTCGTCAGTCTTGTATGATCTGCCGCTAATAGAATCATAAAGATCATTAGGAGTCATTTCAACGCTAACTGTAAGATAGCGCCCATCAAGAGTTTTCTCTACAGCCTCTGGATCCGTAACAAGTCCCTTGACGAGTACCCATCCAAGGCCTTCAAAATCCTCATCAGTCATCATTCCAGACTTAGCAAACTTCTTCATATAGGGAGCCATAGCAACGTCAGGAGCCTTAAGCATAAGGCCATCCTTGATCATTGTAGAGCTAACATTATAAGCAGCCTTAGGGTTGTCTACCCAAGTTCCACCAATTGCACGGCCAACTGCACCTACCTCTCTATTTTCAATTTTCTTACCATCAACAACTGCAACTTCCTTATGCATAGGCTTAATAGGAATGTTGTATGGGTTAGTAAGTGTAGGGATTGCGTCTTTAAGATCAGACGGCATATAGATAAGATTATTTTGAGTGGGCCTCATCCCATGAGTAACCTTTGTAAGAGTTACTAGACCAACCTTGTTCTCTGCTACGCCATCACTAATAAAGTATTTAAAATCAAGAAAGTGTGGGCTTTTCTTGTCCCAGACTTCATGAGTAAAATCACCCTTAACACTATTAACAAAATAGTCCTGAACAATACCTTCTTGTAATAGTCTCTTACTTATCTTCATTAGCCTTCCTTATAATGACTTTGCTATTAGGATGATCAGGCGGTAAATCATAATACTTACTATCTGAGATTTTTCTATTATCTATTATAGACTGACTACTTTGATTATATACCTGGTATGATTCTTCGCCACTATCCTTCAACGCATTGAAAACACCCCAGTTATAACTTCTCATTCTTTCTGTCTCATAGATAGTCATCATTCTATGACCTATAGTCTTTGCTGTGTCAGTTATAGTATTGCCTTGGCGATTGCGCATTTCAATATGCAACTTATCTATAAAAAACTTCTGGACCTTCAACTGGAACTCTATGTTTCCGGTGTGAGTCTCAGAAGTTAAATTAGAAGAATCCGCATATTCAGAATAGCCCTTTATGTATGCCTTAATACTGTTATCTTTAAGCATAACAGAAAAACGCTCAAAAGCGGCATCAATGGTAAATTCAGGATGAACGTCGTAGTCAGCTTTTTCTTTAAGATGACTAACTAATCCATTCACATCCTCTCGATACTCATCAAAGTCCAGAATACTATTCGTAACTAAACTTCCTGGGCCGCTTTTAGTACCATGCTGATTTGATGGTCTGACGGCATTCGCATTAGTTTTACCGCTAGGAGACGCTATCGAATTTTTTTTTTAACAGCAGGTTTCCCAGAAGATTTAGCAGCCGACTTGGCTTGTAGTTCTCTTGCCTTATTTAAATCAGACGAGGACATAGGTGTTTTGTCACTTCTAGCAGAGGTTTCTGCAATAGGTGACATTACGTTAGCTCCAAGTTTCAAGAGCTCTTGGGCTTCTGTAACCATCTTGTAATAAGAATGATCCCAGTCATCTTCCTGAGCAGCAGAAAGACCAATCCGATCTCTAAGCTCATCATGGCTGATGGCGCTGTTCAACCAAAGCTGAATTGCAGCATTCTCTTTCTTTATTTGGTTTTCAACATCTATCTCTTTAAATCTTAAAACAACTTTATTGTCTGGATCTAGCCAGTCAAAGCTATTATCTTTAGCACTTTCTTGTAAAAGAGGAACAATCAAATGAGCATAGATTTGTTCTTCGAAAACCAGCTGGTCACTCTTTACTGCATTAATAAGACTACTAGACATAGTCGCAGCAGTTGATCTATTTGCAGTATCGCCTTCACCAATGTCAACCGTAGACAAACCAAGCGCAGCAAGAACACGCTTCTTGAAATAGTCAAGATAACCTTCGGCTCTAAGCGAACGACCCTCTGCGCCAATCATTTTAATTTCATGACGCTCAGGAGTAACAAAGAAACCTTCAGGTGGCTGATTATTAATAACCTCAGTAACCATACTAATCTCATCTCTTCCATCTGGAAGAATAGTAGCAGGCATGGCATCAGTACCAATCTTGTACTGGACAATTGGAAAGATACTTTGATGAAGTAAAACTTCTACATCTGTTTCAATGCGACGCAAAGCTTTAATATCTTCAATTGCTGCGCTGCATCTTGGAGTACCAACAATAAAGCCTTCAAGCTTATTAACATGGAAATGAATAATTTCATTAGGCTCATATATAGCAGTAGGACGAGTATTCTCAGTCCAGTCTTCTTCACTGTATTGTCGATACTTTATGGGCTGCTTAAGGTCGTTCACCTTAACCTGGATCATACTGGTGGGAAGTACATGAAGTGAGCTAATTGGGGCTATTTTGCGGCCTTTAGAGTCTGTTCTAGTATAGCCGCCAGATGTCTTATCATCTCGTTTAACAAGAACAAAACAATTACTATATCTAATAATATTTTTGGCTATATCAGTTATAAACTGGCGAGGTGTAGTCCGGCTAACATAACAAACTTCCTTCAAGCGGCGCTCTACGTATTCTACAAGATCTCGATCTTTACCTACAACCTCATAACCTTCTTTCATAAATAAAGATAGTTTCTTGTCAAAGCTTATTTGTAAATAAGCTTCAATGGTAGCAACTTTATCTATCTCCTTAAAATCATGTTCTAATTTCTGCCAATCGTTCATAAAGTATGGACGAGTTGTTCTATAGTTAAATACTGGATCTTTTGTTTTTTCTAAACTTGGCGCAGGTATCTTACTCTCCGCATCATCTATTATTTGAATAGAAGATGCAAGATTTTTTAGATTAATAACTTGTGCTTTTAATTTAAACATTGTCTACGTTTGCTCCTAATGCAACTCGTCTCCAGAAATCCAGACTTTCACCTTTGCTTATTATAGACGATTTTGCTCTATCGCAATTGGTAAGATTAAATCTACTATCAGTTGCAGGATTTATTAGATATCTAATCGGCTTTGTCTTTTTGTTACTCTTGTTATTCCTTGCCTTTTCCTGGTAAACAGGTTGGCTATTGAAGTACTCCTTCATTGGAAAGTCACTATTAGGATCCGGATCCCAGGGATCCCATGGGCTTTCATTTGTTAGGTTACCATTATCATCTTTCATAGGAATGCAAGGTTCAATTCCCTTAGAGGTTGCTGCTTTGTAAACTCCTAGAGCAAAGGCTAGAGTCTGAGACAAAGCCATAATCTTTGTACAGAGAACAATATTGGTATCAGCTTGAGTACCCATCAAAGCCTTCAAGGCATCAAGGCCATACTTTACAATGTCTGACTGAGAAGAAACCCAATCAATAAAGTCGTATATGACAGACTTGATCATTTCAATTGAGTCAAGAGCATCGCCTTTACCAAAAAGGGGATTTGTTATTGTTGATAAAAACTTCATACCATTATTATTTAATGCCCCTTCTAAGGCTGTTCCTACGGCTTGCTGGTCTACGCCAACTTGACCATTGCTATTATTGAAGTATGTTTCACTAAATTTTGTAAGCGCACTTATTTTGCTTTCATCTTCTGCTGTCCCTGAATTCACCCAATTAGAAAGTTCTTCAGTTGTAAATCCATACTGCTTTCCAGCCTTATCAATGTCTTGAACACTAATAAGACTGTTAATAGTACATAAAGCATAGTTAGGCAAAGGACTAATATTTGCACGAATACTCATTTGCAAAAGATTTAAAAGGGGCTCAACAACTCCACGTAAAATGAGATCTCTTAGAAAATTTAATCCAAAGTTTGCATTTGCAGAGAATATCTCAGACCAAGTATAAACTAGAAGTCCACCTAAGCTTGCAATAACAAACAATAATTCAAGAGGACACAAAGAGCCAAGTCGTAGAAGAGAGCAATAGTTAGCTTTTAACTGAAACTCAATGTCACTAGCAAATCTTATTTTGTCAAGAAGAGCTTTTGTAATTGCTAACTGCTCTTTAAGTTTTACTTCAAGATCAACACCAAATACAAAGTCACTGCCTTTAAATATATCTCCTGGGCCTTTAATATCTCCTAACTTGTCTGCTAACTTAGCCCACTCCCCACCAAAGCACTCATAGCAACCTTCCCAGTTCGTTACTAGATCTCCAAGACTCTTAGCAGGTTCTCCTATTGCTCTTGCCTTTACATTTGAAGGTTCTTTGCCTCTCATCAAGACGTCAATAGCACTATTTTGCTTGTCTATTCCATTAAGGGTACTCTCTATGCCATGAACAACTTCCCTAGTCTTCTCGGCCTCATTAAACAAAGGTATCAACCCAACTTTTGCACTAATATTGTCTTCACTCAGTTTTGTTTCATTTTGAGCTAAAGTTGTTTCAAGTCCAAACATATCTCTAAAAATATCAAATTCTTCGTAAACTTTGAATCTCTTATCTTCTTCTAGCTCATTAAGCCAATCAGACGCCATCTTTCCCAATGTCTTTTTAGGCTCAGGATCATAATCTTTTTTAGCAGTCTTTTCTGTCTGGTAAGCGTAAGCCAATTTAATTACTTGACCATACTTTGAATTAAGATCTTCATCTTCATCCATTCCAACCATTGGATCATTTTTTATATCTTTTGTAGCAGACCTTAATTGATTATCAGCTTTAAGTTCTCTATATAGCTTTGTATATTGTTTAAGTTGTTTGATTTCCTGATAAGTTAATTTTCCTTTTTGATGATTAGGAAATAAAAAGTTAGCAACTAGACATTGGTCATGGTCTTCTTTTGCATACTCAACACTATAGTTTATATCTTCTAATCTTTCTGCTGTAACTCTCAAAAAATTGTCTAGAATAGCTGCTTGTCGTTTTGCTTCTTCTCTATTTTCCTTGCGCAAAGCTTCTACTCCAAGAAAGTCAAGATTCTTTGCCTTACCATTGTAAAGGTTACTATCTAAGATTTGATTATATTCTTTGTTGGGTTCTATTGCAGAAAGAAGATCTTTAATAAGACCATCCAGTTCATTTTTAGATAGTTTGTTTACATCTTTATTGTCGCTAGAACCAACTTCTTCTAGTGTAATGTCTTGTTGCGTATTTGTTATCGAAAAGATTTGTCTTTTCTGTAAAGGGAGTCTTTCCATTTTTTATCCTGCTAGGGTTGTCTCAGTCGCATTGATCTTGATTGTTGCCTCATTGAAAAAGTTTACACCATTTCCTTTTGGTACAAAAGTCTTTAACATAAGATACCTGTTTGCGATTGCTCCTGGCTCAATATCTGCTAATGTGAGCGTATTATTATATGGAAGATTTTCCCAGTTCTGATCACGTATGTCTGCCGTTGTTGATTCCATTGGCATTAACTGGTAAATAATTCCATTATTTGAAATAGGACCATTCTCTACTCCATTGATAGCGATAGCTACTGATATGTTTGTATAACCAAGATTCTCATCTGTGTTCTGCAGAGTTAAAGTCTGATAACGATAAGACCCATCAGTTGTATCGTGAAAAGCTATTATCTTTGTATTGGTGTTGTCCACCATCTGATCAGAAAGTCCAGTAACTGGATCATTAATGTATAGTGCAAGTGCCATTAAAATTCCTTATTTAATTGTTCGACCACTTGGTCTTTGATAGTTGTGACGAGAATTAAATACTGGAGCTATTGCCTGTCCAATATTGCCTTTGCCGTCTCTAGTAACAATCATATCTCTTTCCCAAGCTCTTCTATCAAGGTCACTGTAGTGTTCTGTTGTTTTTTGGTAAGGACCAGAACCATTTTTTCTGCTATCTATAGCAGAATTCCTTTCACTTTGCAAGTGTCTTAGTAGTTCTCCTCCAGTCAACTTCTTGCTATGAGGATCTTGAGTTTGATCATTTAATATTGAATGTCCAAGTGTCTCCGTTATTCCCAAACTAGAAACCATATTCTTAGAAAGAGCCATTGGTCCTTCTTCTATTGTAAAGGCAACAAGACTTAACATAAATGCGTCAAGTGCATGGTCACCAATACTTGTATTATCTTGGCCAAACACTGGAGTTCCATTTGGCTGTCTAGACTTAATGATATAGTTAAGTAGTTGTTTTCTAAGAAGATCATCCTCAAAAGAAAACTTAATAATTCTGTCTTCGAAGCGTCTGACTGCATTCTCAACTAGAAACGGCTTAGCTGGATGTTCAATAAGCCGACCAGTTGAAGGTTCTCTTATAGAAATTTTACTACCAAAATCATATGCTTTAATTCTTCTTTGGACATTGAACTCGTACGTGCCTGCTTTCTGCTGTGATGACCACATCTTCAATGTTTCCCACTGAGTTGCTCCGTGACCTTTGTCCACATAAATATGTTGAGGCTGCCAGAAGCTAAGTAATTCTGTTATTTTCTGAAGACCTTGTAACTGTGTAAAGTTTTGCTTTGGAACATTAACTATCTCCATAACTTGTAATCCAACTTGAGGATGGAATCCAGTAATACATATCCAAGTACCAAAGCTAGTGTTCCAGTCAACACCAAGGCTATATCTAAATCCTGCTAGTTCTCCTTGCATCTTTGCATCACGCATTTGAGCATATGAGTATCCTTCCATCGCAGTAGTAACAAGAGGTGCAGCAAATACGCCATCAGCATTGCTGATAAACATTGCCATAACTTCTTGTAACCAGCCGTCACTGGTATATTCTCTACGCATTTCATTTCTAAGAGACTTCCAGTTAATCTTTGTTTGAGCAAATGGTGTTTCATCAATAACTGCAGTTGGGAAATAAAACTCTTTCCAGTCTGGAGCTTCTTGGCACCACTCATAAAACTTACTACGGAGTCCACTAGGAGTAGAAGCTACACGAATAAGACAATCACTATGAGATTGTGCAATAGGAAGGATTGTTGTAAAGTCCTTCTCAGTCATATAGTCAACCTCATCAAGTATTATTACGTGCGCGTCCTGACCGCGAACAGCGCTAGCGCCGTTGCTACCAGTAGTAAATCCAGAAATAATTGCACCATTCTCTAATCTTATTTGATGGTAGGGAGATTGCTTGTATCTAAATTCTTTTTTCAAACTTGAGTTGCTATTAAGCAATTCAAGTATTCTATTAAAAATTGCAGTTACTTGAGAGTCAAAAGGGCAACAAATAAGAATCTTAATGCCATTGACATTCTCTCTTATCTCTTCGTCAAAGTATTCTCTGACTCTAGTAAAAGCATGAAACAAAATCTCAATAGCAAGAGCGTCTGACTTCCCAGATCGTCTTCCAAACCTGAATACTTTCTTTTTGCTTTGGCAGCGAAGAGCAATCTCTTGGTGTGCTCTAGGTTTCCATCCAAACATTTTACTTGCAAATGTAACTGGATCAGTATTAATAATCAATGCATCCTTTTCTTCAGCAGACAACTCATTGGCAAATTCTGAATATTGCTCTAAGTAATTCTCAGGTATCAAAGGACAACTAATCTGAAAAGGATGAGTAGCAAAAGCTTTAGGATCAGCCTTTACTTTTCTTTTACTTTCAATAGGATGAGTAGAATAGTCTTTCTTGTACTTCTCAATATGAGATACTTGGCAATTCTCACAACCAGAAATACATTTAGCTCCAGACTTTGTTTTAGTTCTTAGACCGTAGTTCTCAATGTAATCGGTAATTATATTTTTAGAAATTTTAGTCCAATAGTCCACATAAGATATGTCTGAACTTTCAGTTTCTACTTTCTTATATAATTCTTCTATTTTAAGTATTTGATTCATACTAGTAAGATAGCATTGAAGACGTTCCGTATATAGCAGTTGAGCTTGAGTATCTTGCCTTTGGAGCGCTCATCATATAACTTTCATTGCCTATAGCCTTCATTGCACTAAACCTTGAATTTTCCATTGCATTTATTGCTCTCTGCCTAACACTAGCTCCCATAGAACTTGACATACCAGGAGTTGGGCCACGATTCCAAGAAATACCACCCATTCGACCTGATCTCATATATTGAGCGCCTTTGTTTCTAACATCAAAAACCTTGAAAGCAGTATAGCCAGCTGCAGCGGCAACCGCTCCGCCAGTCAAACCAATTGCAGGATTTAATAAAGCACCAGCAATGACTTTATTTTGGACTAGTCCAGTAGTTATTCCAAGTGCTGTATTTCCTATTCCACCTAAGACACCTCCAGTGCGGTATCCAGACTTAAAGTCACCTATTGCGCCATAACCCATTAGGGCAGGAGCAATCATCGTAGATAATCCGCCCATTTTGACTAGTTGCTTATTCAGCCATCCATCGCCAACAGAGTCAAGTAGCTTAAATCCAGAGTAACGTGCACCATGAAAAAACTTAGCTATACCACTAGATCTACTAGCTGATGTGCTAATATAATTTTTCCATCCTTGGTAGGCATCATCTAAGTTATTAGCAACTTGCCAAAAAGCTTCTTCAGCACGGTATACAGGGTGGACATATCCGGTAGACCCAAGAGCCTTACCAAAGAATGAGTCTAGGAAACCTGAAGCTTTGCCACTCTGGTCAAAGCCACTAATTCTGCGGTTAAGACCAAAGTCGTTAATGACTGACCCAATACCGGCAAAAAAACCTCTAGTAGTTAAATCTAGCTCACCTTGGATAAATCCACTGTTATAGATTCTTGAACCAGTATTCCTATTAATTGTGCCACCACCTGGTCCAGACATAATATTTCCTAGTACACTTGGAATTTTGGCTGCTTTCGCTCCCTTATACGCAGCAACACCTAATCCTGTTGCTACTCCTATCCCTCCTATTATAGCAGCGCCTGTTATCAGGGTAGAGCCTAATCCACCGCCACCACCCACTGCACCGGTCGAGGCTGAAGCTACAGCAGGAACACCAATACCTAAGGCTAATGCTAATCCTCCAACTTTTCCTATTTTAACTAATTTTTCTAAAACCTCTCGTCCAAACTTAGCTTCTAACCTTGCTGCACTTCCCTTTGGGCTAAGAAATTGTGCCCTTAAATGATTCGTTCGAACTGACCTAAATGTAGGACCAGCAGGGGCCGGAGGAAGTCCTCCTTCTTTATCTACAGCTTTTGCTATTTCTTTCGAATTCTCAATTATATTATTCAGCATCTCTTTTGGAGATAAATTATTTACAACAGCAGTTTTTACTGAGCCTATAGTCTCCTCCAGCCTTGCATCACCCGCTACATCAATTTGATATGGATTAGCAGGATAAATGGGCAAAATATGTTCATCTAACTCATTTCTTCTTAAGAATGAACGAAGTTCAGTACTTTCTGGAGTATAGCCTAAAAGGCTACGTATCTCTTTGTCAAATGCCTCAGTTTCTGGATCAAAATCAAGACTTGACAACTGCTCTGCAAAAGGAGCACCAAAAACTGCATCAAGATCAAGATGTTGATTTTCTTGAATAAGACTTTTAATTTTTTCAATAGTTTCAGGCTTACCTAAAAAATATCCTTTATTTCCAAGTTCAAACTCTTCTTCAAATTCAACTAAAGCTCCAGAACCTTTCATTTGAACGGCAGTTTTTGCTGCTTTAAGAGGACTATTATCATCAGGCGTAGTACTGAGCAGGAAAGATTTTTTAAATTCTTCTTTGGTCCCAGCAAAAAATAATGCTGGCCTCCTACCATGAATAACATCCTCCATTTCGGTCAGAGGACTTACTAAATCAAAACCCATCCTAGAAGCTTCTGTTACTTTTTCTCTTGTACTTGAAACTGGAAGAATTGAAGTATGTGAACTAATAGATGGATTAAATGTTGAGACCGGATCATCAATTACTTCCAGCTTACTACTACCAACAAAACTCGGAACTGTAGATTCAGGTGATCTGATTTTTAAAAAAGGATATTTACCTTGAACTTGATTAGGATAACAACATGCTACATATGCATTTTTAAGGTCATCTACCCGTTCAAGAGGTAATTTACCGCCTGCGTCATATAAGTCTCCTTCTGATGAACCATGAATAGTAACAAATTGCTCCCTCGGGTTACCATGAATTGTTAAGTCTCTAGGAGATCCTTTTTCTATATATTCCCTTTCTAGCCGCTCTCTCTGGCTAGGTAATGCGATGTCTGCTTGCACTCCGTGGACTCTACCAAACGTTGTAAAATTGTCCATGAGTTGCCCATGCTCTGAAAGCATAGGATTCCCAGCAATTACCTGCTCAATTTGTTTAAATGCGACATCTTGTCGGAAAGCTGCTTCTTTGTAATAATCCACACCAAGAGAAAAAGCTTCAGTATTTGAAGCAAGAGGGCGTACAGTTTCTGAAGGATCCCCAAACCAATGTTTAGTAAGTCGATCTCTTTCTTTTCTTAACTCTTCATTAAAATGAAAATCTTGGCGCTTACCTAAAAAATCTTTAACCTCAGGAGCATTTTTCCAAGCAGATATAAGCGCAGGATAACCTTGGCTAGTATCTACACCTTGACTTTTAAAGAAATCAAGAGCATCATTACTGCCTACAAACTCAGCAAAGGGAATAAGTTTTCCGTCTCTAAAAAACATAATCTTATCCTCTTCTTAATGTGCTAAACGCCATCTGATTTATAACTTTTTTAAGATATTGATTCTCAGCCATGTTAACCTCTTATTTAATAGGATAGTACAGGAGTTATCCCATGTATTGCAGTTGAATTGGCATATCTGCTTTTGGGTGCATTCATCATGTAACTTTCATTTCCCATTGCTTTCATTGCATTAAATCTTGAGTTATTCATAGCATTAAGTCCGCGCTGTCTTGCTGTTGCTGCCATTGAGCCAGACATACCTGGCGTAGGCCCACGGTTCCATGATAGTCCACCCATGCGGCCAGACCTTATATACTCAGCGCCTTTGTTTCTTACGTCAAAGATCTTAAAGGCAGTATATCCCGCCGCTGCTGTAATACCTGCACCAAGCAAACCAGTTGCTGGATTAAGAAGAATACCTGCAATAACTTTATTCTGAACTAACCCACTTATAAGACCTGTCACAGTTTTGAATGCGCCACCAATTAAGCCACCTCTCCTATAACCCTCTTTAAAGTCACCTAAAGCACCATGTGCCATAAGTGCAGGTGCAATTATAGTAGAAAAACCGCCAGCCTTAACCAACTGCTTATTAAGCCATCCATCTCCAACAGAATCTAAAATCTTAAAACCATGATATCTAACTCCTTGAAAAAGTTTAGTAATTCCACTTGAGTTATCGTACGAAGTTTTTACAAAATCTTTCCATCCTTTGTATGCATCATCTAAGTTACTTGCAACTCTCCAAGTGGCTTCTTCTGCCCTGAAAACAGGGTGAACATATCCGTCTTGTTTTAATGCTTTACCAAAAAGCGAATCAATAAAACTATCAGGTTTACCACTGGTATCAAAGCTGCCAGTTCTTCTGTTAAAACCAAAGTCATTAATTACTGAACCAATACCAGCAAAAAATCCTCTAGTTGTAAGATCAAGTTCTTCTTGGACAAATCCGCTATTGTAAATCCAAGAACCCCTATTCCTATTTACTGCACCTGCTGCGGCTCCTGCCGCACCTGCCGCCCCACCACCTGCTGCTCCTCCAGCAACCCTTGGATTTAAACCTGCTTTTCTTATCTTCGAATAAGAATAAGCTCCAACTCCAGCAACAGTAGCAACCCCAACAGCCCCAGCTCCAATAGCTAAAGTACTACCAAGTCCGCCATCTACTGGACTAGTGCCTGTCGAGGCAGATGCTATAGAAGGAAAACCAATCCCTATACCTAGCGCAGCAGCAAGTCCAGCTATAGGAGCAATTGTGCGGCCTATATTTATTTTCTTAGTTATTTTTTCAATTGCAGTTTCAACTGTGCGAAGACTTTTTCCGCCAGGAATTAAATCAGTAGGGAGATCTCCAATAAAAGTTTCTATATTTTTAGCTATATTTTCTTGTATATCTCTTGGCTTTAATCCGGATATAAGTGCTTGGTCAATTGTAGGACTGCTTCTTATTTCCTTTTCTACAAACTCAGTAATAGGATATTCGCCGTCCGCATGCGTACTACCTAATGCGTCTTTCACAGCAGGAGAGTTAGTAAATTCTAATAAATCAATTCCTTCGTCACTAAATCCTAAAGCTTTGGCTACTTCTCTACGATACTCTGTTGTGTTTTGTGTTTTGGCAGTTGCATGTTTTCTTATAATGTCAATAATAGGAACAATATCCTCTGCTTTCCCAAAAACATGCTCATAAAAATTTGTAGCATTTGGGACTAAATCTCCTACCCGGACACTTTTAAATCCACCAGCTTCAGTAAAAAGTCCGCCAGTTCTAGTAGCTTTTTTAAAATCTTCATGTACTTTTTCTAGATATTTGTCAGATTTATTCTCTGATCTTAACAAATCAAGTTTTTCTGCTGGATTTGGACCCATATATATAGGTCCTCTAGACTGCATTGTTAAATCTATTCTACTTGGAACATCCAAAACTGTTGGAGAATGTCTTGCTAGTGCCTCTTTTCTTTCATAAACAGCAGGAGAGAGTTCGTCATGTCCTGTTACAAGCCATTGGTACTCGGAGCCTGCATCTTCTCCAAAACCACCATGATATTTTGAATAAAACTCCACCATGCTTTTCGTTTTTGATTCGGGATCAGCCATTCTAAGAAAACGATATCGTTGTCCAACTTGATTAGGATAACAAGTTGCTACATATAAATCTTCTACAGAATTGCTAAGATCTGATACGTCTTTATCAGTTAATACCTTAAATGGGTTAAACACACTTGTGGCCATCTCTCCTGTAGGACTGCCATGGATAGTCAAGAGATTTATTCTTTCGCCCGGAGAAGTACCTCTAATTTGCTCTCCAAAAATTTGCACACCACGAAAAAGAGATTCGCCTTTATTATCGAAATCATTAGCCAGATCTCTTGCCGAACTTCCATCAAGAGGCTTAAATGCCATAAGCTTATTCGTAAATGCTTTACCAGACCTACGTGTATCAGGATTTAGACTTCCTAATACACTAGTCATCATATAAGGAAAACGCCTTGCTTGCTGATGCATCTCTGCTATGTCTGCATAAAACTTTCTATTAGCTCTATAGTCAACTTTTGGTGATAGACTTTTTGGATTAAGCGACACACTACCATTCTGTCGTATTAAGGAACTTTCATTCCTGTCTGTCATTTGTGGAGGGTGGAGTTCTGATATCTTATCGGGCCCAAAAAAATCTTTTACCTTATTGGTAATCTTTGTGCTAATATTGTTACGAAGAAAATTTAAAAGCTTATTCATACTTTTTATCCTCTTCTTAGTGCACTCAAGGCAAGGGTTAGATTACCATCATCATGATACTGGCCCGGTCTAGATCTACTTCTAGTAGGTTTAAGGCTTGGATTTTGGAAATACAACTCATCCGCATCATTAAGTCCGATCATTGATGGGTTTGTCATCCTAACTCTATTAGAGTTATCTGCTTGCATTTGAGCTTCTGCGCTAATATTTTGTTTGGTCATGCCTCCTAATGCATTAATAGGATGATCCGCAGGTGCACCATAGGCAGAAGCTTTTGTTGCTGCACCTACAAATCCAGCTGCGGCCCCTGCGCCTCCTAATCCAAACAATAGACCATTAGTTATATCTTTTCCCATTGCAGGTTGAATAGGCACCCCAGCAGGCGCTGCCGGTGCCTTCGCAGGTTGTCCAGGCTTTGCAGCTTTAGCAGCAGGAGTAACAGTATGAATGCCAGGTTTCGCAGGATCAAATTCGTATGATCTATTTACTCGATCAAAAGCTCTACCAGGAAGTTTACTTCCATCTCTGTATTGCTGTAAAACATTTAATTCATTTTTCTCAACTGCAGTAAGTTTACGACTATTTTTGCCTATATCGTCTAGTTGCAATTGTCTTTGTGCAACAGTAGGACTCTGTACATCCCTTTCACGATAAGGTTTAAGAACATCATTTTCATAAGTATGGGCAGCATATCTACCAAGATAAATAGGAGCACCAGCCGCCATACCAGCTGCACCTGCACCAATTCTTCCAATATCTTGCAATGCCGCACCTCCTAGGTCTACTGATCCAGGATCAACAATTGCATTCTTATCAGTCTTTTCAAATATTTTTGCTAATTTACTAGTTTCTGCATTCTCAGCAATAGGTGTATTCTTTTTTTGTTGGGCCAACATTTCTTTCTTCGAGTTCTGTGCTGCCTTTAATTGTTCTCTGGCTGCTGTTTCTTCGCTAGCCGCAACAGCATGTTCCTCATAATCTTGGCTAAATTCTTCTGCACCTTTGCCTGCAGGTCTCGGCCTTCTGTGACCAGGAAGAGTATGAGTAGGAGGCGCTGGAGGAGGAGGCGGCGGTGGCGCAGGAGGTTTAGGTGGCTTTGAAGGAAACCCACCACCAAAAGCAGGTCCAAGTTTATCCAGTCGGGCTGTCTCTGCTTGCCTCTGTGCATCTGTCATTGGAGATGGGTACGCAGAAGATGGACCCACAGGTGTGTTTGACATAGGCAACGGTGGGGAGGTCGGCGCTGAAGCAGGTGTCGGAGCCTTTGCAGATCTTCCTCGCTTTGGAGCTTCATACTTAATTTCAGGAGGAGTATATGCAGGACTAGCTGGTGTACCCTTTACTTGTCGATTCATTTCGTCTAGTTGTTGCCTTGCCCAATCCTGACTCTCACCTTTAAAAGGGTTAGCACTGTCAGCCCCTTCAAAATTTTCTGGATTTGTGGGATCAATCCTAGATTCTAAATTTGCCATTCTCTCTTTCCGAGCCTCTAACTCTTCTGGAGTTGCTACTTTTACCCCATTCTTAGCTGCAGCTCTATTGCCCTCTAATTCCTCTGTAAGCTTTGCTTGCCTTGAATTTAATCCTTCAAGTCTTTCATTTAAATGAGCTTGGTTATTATTCAATGATGAGGTAATTGTTCCAATCTCGGCTTTTTGATTTGGATCAGTTAAAAGTTTTTGAATATCGGCATCATGTGCATTATTATCTAACCCTACACTTTTTGCCAATCGAGCTCTTCTCCTCATTAGGTTGCGAGCTTCAATCGCTTGTTTTTCCATTTCTTCTGGCGTAAGTTTAGGTGCACTTCCAAGATGCTTATTAATTCCACCTATTTCACGATTAACTTGATTTAATTCACGATCAATCTGATCCGTTGGTCGACTTATAACAGTAGGCGCAGTAGCCGGAGTAGCAGGTCTTGGTTGCCATTTCTTTACTACTTCTTCTTGTTTGGCTTTTGCTGCTTGTGCCGCTTGACTAGCAGCGTGGATATCTCTATCAACTCCTGGCAATTTACCTTTAACTTTCTCGACAGCGGCTGCTGCTTGCTTCTGTCTCTGTACTGCCATAGTTGGAGTACTTCCAACAGCTTCCATTACGGAGTCAGTGTATCCTTCAAAGTCTGTAACATCTCCACCAGCTACTCTTTGAAATCCTTGTCTAAGTGCTCCAAATAAAGTCTTTGGTCTATTAGGATTAACAGCATCGTAAGCCTTTAATCCTTCAGAGCTCATCATTGATCTACCTATGCCTCTTAATGCATAGTCTCCACCTTGTAACACTACACCGGCCGCTGCACCAACTGCAGCACCAGAAACTGCTGCTCCTAATCTTCCGGCAACAGGAGTTGCTCCTAAAACTTCATCCTCTTCTGGGTTATAGTTATAGGCAGATCTAGCAGCATTAGCAACAGCGCCAACTCCAGCTAAACCTAAGGTTCCACCTGCGTGCTTGAAAAAATTAACAATTGCATTTGCCATTATCTCCGCTCCTTGCGTCTACCTCTGTTTCGCTCTAAGCCTCCAGCCATTGCTACAGTTTGCATATCAGCCATAACATTTTTTCTATTACTAGAAAGTGCATTTACAGAATGGAATATTTCATTGTAATCATTATAAGACATATCCATTGCATAGCTCATTTCTTCATTTCTTGCCTGTGAAGCCTCTATTGCCTGTTGTTTTGACGTACCAGGACTTCTATCAAATTTGAATTTATAAGCGTTTGACGGACTTAAAACGTTGTAACCTTTTCGTTCTTTTCCTCCTACGCCCACGTGTACGCCCGCGTAGAATGGATCGGCAAATAATCCCTTATTAGACGCTCTGGCAACTCTTTCAGCTGCATTAAATTGCTTCTGACTTACAAGATCTTCTTGTGCACTATTTCTATATAGTATAGTTGCTAAGCCTTGGTTTACCATTTCATAAGAGTAGTTAATCCCAGAATCGTCTGTGACGATACCAACTGAACGACCAAAAGTACTACCTTGACCTACGGCAACAGTAGCTCCACTTCTTGCTGAAAGAACGTTAGACAAGTATTGTTTGCCAGGTTGAGAGAACGGCATTTCTCCTGGGCCACCAAAGCCTTCATGTGCAGTTTCAGGCGCATCTATGCCAGAAAGACGCACACTTCCAAGTTTACGTTGGCCTATACCCATAAAACCTTTGCTAATAATTTCAACAGTATCTGCGTCACCAACTGCATAGTCAACTTTACTGGAATCAATAGCAGAAACAGCAAATCCTGCAGGATTCATTTTATCTATATTTGTGTTGGTAGCTACCATCACGTTCTTCATTCCTCCGCTTTGGCTACCTCTTACATCTTCAGGGTTATAAATTTTTCTTTCATCACCAGACATTTTTAATATATCTTTTGTCGTTGGCTTGTAGCTAGGCATATCAAGCATATAATTACCTGAAACCCCAGCCGCTATAATGCCAGCACCTCCCATCATACGAATTCCTCTACCGGCATTCTTCATTATATATTCAGATATCTCAGGACTTGCCCCTGACATCTTGCTTAACAGTCCACTTTCTAATCCTCTAGGGCTGAAAAGAACTGACCCTAGCGTATCAATTCCAAGTTTTAATTTATCTTTTGCGGAAGTAGCAAAATTGTAAACTTTTCCAACTGTTTCATAGTTTGGCGTTTGGACTTTAGGAGTTGAATACTCTCCTGTGGCTACAAGTTCTTTTTTTCTTTCTGAGATAGCTTCATACAGAAAATCAGCTGCAGAACTAGCTCTCTGTGCAACTGAAGTAGGTCCAAGCCTGTCCTTGATACCTTGCAAAACAGGCATTAAAGCGCTATCCATATCCTTTTTAAAACCATCAGCGCCAGACATCCTTAATGCTAGGGAGGCTCTAGAAACTTCATCTTCTGACATATTAGGAGTAACAGATATACCTTGTTCACCTAGGGTTTTAATTTGCTCTTGTGAAAATAAAGTCCCGGCAGCATGTCTTGAGCTAAGACCACTTTTTAAAGTACCAAGCCGGGTCTCAAGATCTTCAGCATTTATTCCTTTTGCTTTGAGATTATCTCCTTCTGCATATCTTTTAATTAAAGTCTTTTTTACTTTGGACCTAGCTGAAGTTTGCATTTCTTCAAGAGTTAAAACTGGACTCGATGGACCAGGCGTATTCAAGTAGTTACTAATAATGTCTTCGGTTGAGTGGCCTAGTCCTTGGAGATTCTCAAAAGTTCCTGGCCCAAACCTTAAGTCAACTTCACTACTAGTAGCACTAGAAAGTTCTCTTTGGTATTCGTCTCTTATAAAGTTCTGAATATTCCAATCTGACTGAGTTTTTAAAACACTGACTTCTGTACCAGATCCAGTTAACATTGTGTGTTTTACTTTCCCAACGGCCATTGGCATAGAAAATGCTTCATGCATTGCTGGGTTTACATTGATAGTTTGCAAGGCACCTGCTTCATCGGTGTATGTATGCGTAATCATCTTAGCAGGATTAGGTGCGTATAATCCTCCACTTACCCCAGTATAACTATCAACCGTCTCACTTAGTCGTAAAAGCTCTTTATCAAGATTGTAAGATCTTGTTAGCTCCGAGTGTGTACCTCTGGTGACTCCACGTAATTGACTAGTTTTAACGCTTCCTTGCCGACTACCCAAAGGGTCATCTCCTAGCCAAGAACTATCAATCTCTAAATTTGTATCCTTAACCTTAGCAAGTTCTAACCATCCTAATTTCTTAGAATCACCTAGTATTGACAGCGAAGAGATAACAGATCTGACCTGATCAAGTGCCGACCCAGACTCTTTTCCTCTATATATATTAGAAATATCGCTAACAACTTCTCCTAGCTTTCCTTCCTGTAATAGCCGACCCTGGACCATAACGTCAGACAAAGCTTTGTGAGCTTCATCAAACCCAAGTATTATCTGCGAAGCTAAGTTAATGTTAGTTCCAGAGGCAACGTCGCCACTTGTCTCAATTAATCCAGTCTGCATTAGTCCGGAAAAAGCCATCTTTGTTAAATCAAGCTGGTCTCTTGTATTCAATCCAGCTGACACATTCTTCACATAAGCAGGTAATAGAGAAATTAAATCTTCATTCTTGCCCTGTTCTTTTAAGACTCTAGCCTGTTCTGTAAAGAAGAAATTATTAGCATCAAGAATATTTCTTTTTCTCTCACTGCGCCAAGTTGCGGAAAGCATACTTCTCATATCTCTAAGGCTAGTAATTTTTCCACCAAAGGCTTTTACAACGTCTTTATCTTTGTTTAAATAGTTGCCATGATTTTCTAGTGAAGGCTCAAACGCGTCCTGAACACCACTACCTTTCTGTGTTAAGAAATGCTCCCATAACTTGCCTACTCGAAAAGATTCATACGGCAAATTAGCAGCCATAAGGGTTCTGCCTTGCTTACTTCCTTCCTTCGCAAATAGCATAGAATACTTTGCGCCTTCTTTCTGGCTGTAAACTCTTTGTCCAGACTTTAACTCTACATAACCCTTATCTTGGAGTTGCTTTTGTAGTTCTTGAATTCTAGCTTCGCTTATAATCTTGTCCCCTGTGGGACCTTCTCCGTATTCTTCATAAAATTCACTAAGCCAAGGAAACTTGCCACTAGCCCAGGTACCAAATCTTTGCTTAAACTCAGCCTCGCTTCTTGGAATATAACTAAAGCTTCTAAACGTAGCTTTTCTACTTCCGTCTGGGGCATCTTCTACATCTCTAATAATTGCCTCAGGTACAAGATTCATTGAAAGAAAACCTTGTGCCATTTGCTCTTTAGGAGACATTCTCTCAATGGCGTCTGTTGCGCCAAGTGTAGCAGTATGATCACTTGCACCAACTGTTTTCTTTAACTCGTCAAGTCTAGCCATGTCACCCATAGCTATCTGAAGAATTGGAGCATCCTTAAAAAGACCACCAGTTTCAATGTCAATAATTAAAGCATTCTTGACAATATCATCTAACTTAAAATTAAATCCTGCCATTGCCATAGCTTCAAGTTTTAATTGCTTAATAGCTGTGCTTGTTAGTCCACCAATCATCTCAGAAGGCCTTGCCTTATCTTTGCCAACGGAGAAATTAGCCATTTGCTTGCCAACTTCTCTGTACATTCTTACTGCATCTTTCTTTACCTCATCTGTGTAAGAAAAGAAATTATCAGTATTCTCTGTTCCTATCAAGGTTTCCATAGTTGTGACAATCTTTTTATTGGCACCACTTATGTCATTGATAAACTTTGTAGCACCAAGAGTTGCCTTATAGGTACCCTTAAGTATTGACGTAGAAAGAGTAAAAGTTCCACGAACCGCAGCATCTACACCAGATATAAAGTTAGTATGGTCGTACTTGCCTTTAAGCGCAGTGATAGCTTTAATAGGATCAGCATCAGGATTAACAAAGTAATCCTTTAAGGTATATACCTTATCTCCTTTCCCATCTGCCATAACTTAACCTTAGTCATCGTCAAAGTCCATTGGATCTACAGTATTATCCCTTATTAAACTATTAATCTTGCTTAATGCAGCAGACATTTTTGTCATAGTTGAACTAACGCTCTCAGCCTTAGTAGCTTCTATCTTTGCTCTGGCATTTAGCTTGGCTTCTGGGGTACTTAATAGCTCCTTCATTAGTTGACTACGCATTTTCTGAAAACGCTCTTTCAATGCAAAGGCAGGATGTTCCTTCATCGCAGTCTTAACAGGATTACCATGCATATCATTGCTTAGTACGGCTTCCTGCATTAGGTCTCGACCTTCACCAAGGCTATCACCTTGACTTAATAGCATATTAACTCGAATCTCATAGATATCTAACTCAGCCAACTTAGTAGCTAAGCTAACAATAGTAGGAGTAATGTAATTTAAATTATGAAAGTTTTCACTACAGTATTGCTTAACCTTAACCTGAAGAATACTTGCTTCTACGGGGCAAGGTTGAAGCAAGGGGAATTTACTAGCAGCAAGATCAACACTACCGTTATCTCTCTTAACAGCAAACCAACAAGAACTACGGATTGGACAACTCTCATAGCCTTTACAGATTAAGGGTACACTAGCATAAGTTCCATGCTTAACAGCGGCAAGATGCGACCTCATTCTAGCAGCACTCTGAGGTGTTATATGTAAGTCTCTATATAAATCAGGGTCACTACCAAGAAACGCCCCTAAACTACTATTAGAAAAAAAGTTAGCAGCATCTACAGTGCCAAGATCACTACTATCTAAGGCACTTTGAAAAGCATCACGTAAGCTAATACTAGTAGAAGAAGTATTATCAAGGGGCTCAACTCTTTCCAATAGTGTTTCATCGTTATCTAAAAGCTCACCTACTCTGTCAAGTAGAACTTGGGTATTAGCCTCCACGCCGCCGAGACCATTAGCATTTCTATTACCTGAAATCATACTAGAGTCTTTCAGGAGGGGTGAGGTCTTATCAAAGGCTTTATCCTCAGATATTTCCATTTGCCTAGTAGGTAGTCCCTTAGCACTAGAACTAATGTCTACATTTTCCTCTAATGCATTTAAATCAAAAGGCATCCCTTCCTCCTTTGAGGAGAACTCCAATCTATTAGATAGCTTACTAGACAATGTATAAGGATCTATAACTTGTCCAGTCATAGTACCAGTATAAGTAGGGTTCTCTAAACGCGGTGCATTCTTATAGGGATTATCGGCTCCACGCCCTGCACTGTTGTCGTGTGAGGATCTAGGTTTATTCCTATTAGCCTTGTTTATATCATTGTAATGAGCCAAAACAGAATTCTTCTTACTAGTAATCAAACTAAAGTTTAAACTTTACTAACTTGATACCATAAGAAACCATAAGAAACGCTATACATGGGAAAAAGAACTACGTGAGGGGGAAAGGGTCATAGGCTTAGGGCAAAAGGCCTTTATATATATTTTTATATATTTATATATATTTTTTATAGAAAAGAGTGAAAGGCCAAGTATTAAGGTATAGGTACAGCCTCTATTTATATATATATTTTTTTTTCGGAAAAGAGCGGGTACTTATACTCCTGGGCCCCTATACTTACCCATACCCTATTCGTTTTTAGCCCACCCCCTTTTAAGACTATGTACTAAGGGATGAGGGTCTTTCCAACTCTCACCAACTGCTAGCGATTCCGCTAGCTTTGGACATCGCCCCCACAAGGGCAGTAAGGAACGCCATGTGCACGCTCGCACAAACCCCTACCACCATCACCAACACCATCATCAATAACAAGACTATGAATAATAACACTCATAGCAACAACAAGGTGACTGTCATGACTAGCCTGATCAACGTTCTTTTCAATAGCAATAACCCCAGCTACCAGGCTGATAACGAGGTGGACGCCATGTCGAATAAGATTCAGTATACGAATGAGTATGAGGTTGACCTCAATAATAATCACCCGGTGTACAGTGATGTTACCGAAGATGCGCAGTTTGAGGCTGAGATTGAGGCCCTGTACGAGGATGACAGCGAGATGCCTGTGATGAGCACTGCTAGCATGGAGGCTATCATGGCCTTTGCTGCACAGCAGGCTTGGGTTAAGAAGGATGTCAATAACAACGTCAATTCCGACGTTAATGAAGAGGATGTCATGAAGAACGAGGAGAATAAGATGTTTAGTATTGTACCTGTGTTGGCCATTGCTAGTGCAAACATGACTCAGGATAGGATCATGATTGTTATCGCGTTGATTGCCATGGTTGTCGCAATGATTGCTGCAGTTGTTGCTATGTTCTGGTATGAGAACAAGCAGAAGACTGATAAGCTTGCTAAGCAAGTGCGCAAGATGGCTGCTGAGAGTGAGCAGCAGCGCATGCATGACGCCTTCTACATGATGGAGCGTCGTGAGCGTAACATTGCATATGCGCGTCAGCAGGCGTTGGATCAGGCAGAGCGCATTGCTCGTCTTGAGCGTGAAGCTGCTGAGCATGAGGCGTGGTGCCGCCAGGAGGAAGAGCGCGAAGCTCAGCGAATTGCACGCAATGCCCGGCTTTCCCTTGAAATCGCAGAAAGACAGCGCAAAAATCTTGAGATGCAAGCAGAACTTGGCTGTAAGCAGAGCGCAGAGACGATGAAGTACCAGGACTTTATCAAATCGATCGAAAACGCTACCGATATTAATGCCCTCTGGACTATGTTTGATACGCAACTCAAGGAAGAGATTACTTTTGAGTCCTTTATCAAGGCTGAAAAGAATCTTCAAGAGTCTGCGGACTACAGTTTCTTCTACAAGAATGCTAGTATTCAAGGCATCCGTTCGTACTGGCTAATGCTGGCTAACGTTGACGAAAGCAATCGTAATGCTGCGGCCTATAACAATTTGGCCATCAAGTTCTCAGAATTTGCTCGCGCTCTCGAAAAAGCCATGAGAAATAGCGAAAATGAATACTACCACTTTATCTGCCAAACAAATTGGCAGCATGGTTACAACTGGCAGGCCTATCGTATTCTCACGAAGGCTGAGTGGCAAGCGGCAAAGTTGCTCATTGAGAAGAAGACCATTCAATTCTTTAGCCGCTGGTGCTTGCCGCTTAATGACGCGGCAACAGGTGGTTTGCTCGTTGCTATGAGCAAAGACGCTGCTTTTGCTGACGAAATGCATGCAATGAAGACTGAGGAAAACTTCTGGTGCAGCAAAGAAATGAATGCTGAGAAAAACCTCTGGAAGGCTAATCAGTGGAAGACTTATGCTCAGCGCTATAACAAGGTCAAGCAGCTCAAGGAAGACTTGATGCCTATCTTTGCTCTTGAGGAAGTTGCAATCTGCAAGCTTACGACTGACGTTGTTGTTGGCTTCAAGTTTGGTAGCAAAGAATTCAAGAGCTGTGACGTAGCTGACACTGAGCAGGTTGAGAAGATTCTTGCTGCTGGCTACGATCAGGTTCTTCGTATTCGTCGTACGGATGCCGCTGGTATGTGGAATGAGTCTCAGCAGATCAACAGCAAGTACACGGGTAAGTTCTGCACCGGTCATGGCACTCAGCAGAGCCATGGTTACTACCAGGAGAAGTTCCTCAATGGTACGAATATCCCCTGGATTGCAGACATCCAGATCAACGGCGAATGGGATAACTTTGGCGTTATCCTTACGAACAGTGCTGGTGTTGTTGACTTCGGTATGGGCGATAACAACCGCAGTAGCAAGCACCGTCCTATTCTGATTGGTATGTTTGGTGACGGCGAAAGCTCGGAGACCAAGAAGACCCCGGGTCAGATTGAGGCCATGAAAATCTCTAACACCTGGTTTATCCAGCGTGAATTCAATATCAACCATGTTGTGGCGCAGATCAAGGCTAAGCTTGCTGCCGATAGCTACAACGATGTCTGGTAATACAATGAAAATCAACACCCTCAACACCAACAAGGTGAACGTCATGAATAAGATTACTGAAGAAATCGCCGTTTCGGCTAAGATGGAGGAAACCATGAAGACTATGCGTGTTATTCACTGGACTGCGCCTAACTTTGGCGACATCATTGCTAAGGATGGCGTTCCCGCAATGGAAGTCACCAATCACCTTCACCCGGAAGGAAAGAAAGTGATGGGCACTTGGGCTGTTCCGGCAAATGCCAATCTGGATGCTTTCTGGGCTGCATACATTACCAAGAAGCACTCTTCGAGTGCTGTACAGGTAATCGCGGACGTTCCGATCTCCACTATCAAAGTCATGAAGGAAGGATTCCCGATTAAGTTCAATCTTGATCGTTGCAATGACCCTGTTATCTTTCGTGAGCTTGCTGAGCTTATGATGGACAACGACAACGGCCTGATCTGCTCTGAAGGTATCAAGCATGAGTGGATTGTTGAGGTCAACTATGCAGTTGAAATCTACAAGCCTGAAATTATGCTTGCACGAGAAATCAGAAAGTCTCCTCCTTTTCGCGACTGGAAGCCGACTGGACTTGACTGGGAAGGCGGTTGTCCTGCTTGTTCTCGCGTCGGTGACTACCTGTTCGAAGGGTACGCTCAGCGCTTTGGTCTTTGCGACGACTATAGCCTCGCTCGCAACCGTTCCATTGGCACAAAGGATGACAACTTTGACTTTATCGACCTTTTCGCCTGCGAAATCGTAAAGGTGTACTAATGAACACCATCGACAATTCTGTCGTCAACAAGGAGTCTGCTATGTCAATTGCATTCGTCATTTTTGCCATCCTGGCTATCATCACCGCTGTCTGGAAGGGGTCTGTCATGAACAAGTTTGTTGCCAACAAGGAGTCCGTCATGCTTGTCGTTAGCAAGAGGTCCATTGGGCTTGCGTTCAGCATTGTCTGCACTGCAGCTCTCTTCATTCCCTACGCCCTTGTGGCTACGTTCCAGGATATGGTCGTGTGCACTCTCGCACTTGCCCCCTTGGCATTTACTGCCATTGATATCCTCATCCACGTTGAGTACCATGACGATGTGCGCAGCATTGCACTTGCAACCAACGCCTTCCATAATCTGAAGGTTAACGAGGCTCTTGTGAAAGCTAACTATGCGGAAATGATGGCAAAGATTGCAACCTTCCTTCTCCTCGTAATCACTACGGCTTGCGGTACCGATGCTAAGCCTGAGATTGAAAATGCGCAGTCGACCGCTAATGCTGTTACTAATTATGAGCAGGTTGATAATACTGCTAAGGCCTATGGCAAAATTGAGTCTCCTGTATACAAGGACGGTGAAGTTCTGTACGGCACCTGCAGCGCATGGAAATGGAACGGTAAGACCTACACCATCCAGCACTGCAATGACTACCTGGAAAAGCACGGCAACACAGACCGCGTCCAGCAGTCAACAGCCGATAACACTATCTCTGGTGACTTCTACAAGGAAGGTACAGAGTGCAGCCCTGATATCCGCTGGTGGGGCACAACCACCAATAAGTGGGTAACTATTCCTATGGAGCAGATCTTCAAGAAGACAAGAAACTATCTTGGTGCTCCTTACGAAATGCAACAAGAGCTTATTGACTCTAAGTATAAGGCTATTGCCGCTCTTAACGATTACAAGTACACAATCGAAGAGAACAGCATGAAGACTAATAGCGATAATACGAAGAAAGCAAAAGAAAAAGCACATGCAGCGTTCAACAAATTCTACAACCAGTTGAAGTACATCAAAGAGCACTACACAAGCCAAGAGTATCTCTGTGCTTCTTCTGTGGCGGAAGATAGCATCAAGAAGGGTGACTCTGGTGGCCCCATCATGCTTGGTGACGAAGTCATTGGTAGTGTCTCGTTTTTCGTTCGGACCGACAACCAGATGTTTGATGACTTCTATCCGGAAGCTCATAGCAACTATCAGGTCTCTTGCTTTGCTATGGTTGACAATAAGCCGGTTGCATCGCCGTTCATTGATGAAATGGCGTCAAGCTACTCGGATATCTTTAGCGATTACACGAATGTCTTTGACATCATTGAAATGCTGGGGTGGACTCATGAATAACGTTACTGTTCTAGACATTGCTGCTAACTCAACAAACAAGGAGAAGGTCATGGACAACTGGGAAGAAATGCAACAGGCCGAGCTTAAGGCGTACCGTGAGAGGGAGGACAAGATGAAGAAGGCAGACCGCCGCGAGAACATCCTCTTTGTGCTGGCAATGGTTGCAATCTTTGCAGCCTTTGCTGGTATCTTTGTGACCATGACGGGTAATAACACCCGCCTTCGCCAGGAAGAAGCTGCTGCGGCACGGAAGGAGGAAATCCGTCAGGCAGAGTGGGTTGCTAACAGCGACTATTACGAGGTTGTTCAGGAAGTGGAAGAATTCCTGGAAGAGAAGTACCGGGCAGAGAACAACATCCACCCTGGAATTGGTCCTGTCAACACCAGGGAAAATGAAGGCCCCCTTGATGAGAGCGGGAACTGCACTGCATGGAAGTGGAAAGGTAAGATCTACACGGCAGAGCACTGCACACGTAACGGTTACCGTGAAAACGCTGGCGATATCGTTGTGCCGGCTGACCATTATCCTAACGAAATCAAGGAAGATCTCTATGAGATTGGTCTTGAGTGCAGCACTGACTTCCGTTGGTGGGGTAAGACCACAGACATGTGGGGTTATGTGCCTTTTGAGCAGGTCTTTGACCACATGAAGAAGGGTACGCCTAGCATGAAAGAGCAGAATGACATGAGATGGGCATTCATTGATGCCAGAAAAGCACTTGAGGATGTAAGTCTGAAAAGCCCCGAGGTTATCTTCAAGAATCTTGTTGATACCTACAAGAGGTACATTGCAGGCGCTAGCAACCAACGCTTTATCTGTGCTGCCAGCCTCAGCCTTGAAGTTTCTCCTGACCATGGTGACTCTGGTGGGCCTTTGATGGCCGGCGATGAAGTGATTGGCTTCGTATCTTATGCGGAAAGCCCTCAGCGCCAAGCCCTTGGCACAGGTGATGCTGAAGACTTTCAAGTCAAGTACAATGATGCCTTGTACATTGGCCAAACTGACTGCTGGGGTAGCTTGGACCGCAGCAAGGATACGGTAAACCTGGCTTACGCCAAGGAAAACATGGAATGGTACAAGGACCTTTATCAACAGTTCCTGCTTAAATACGGGCAGGAGACTATCAGCAACTGGGAGAAGTAACATGATTGTCGTCCTGTTTGTCCTAATTTTCCTCCTTATTAAGGGGGAGATGACCGCCAAGGTTGCAGCTAACGCTGAGGCCAAGGCTATTGAAAAGGCTGCTGTCAAGAAGGCAGTGGCTCGCCGTTTCCGTCACTCCCGCATCGGCCGCATTGGCCGGCGTATCCACTAGTGCCTAGGGAGAACGTCATGGATAAGCAAATGAATGTATCTATTTGTACTATTACAAAGGTTGTTCCAATGAATGATATGAAGATTGATAGGCCTACCAAGGAGATTAAAATGGAAAAGGTTTTCGTTGGCGATATTCACGCACGTCCCTCTCTCGTCACTTCTGCCATTGAGATGGCAAACGGCAGAGACATTATCTTCCTCGGAGATATCTTCGATGGGGAAGGTGGCGCACAGGGTGCCAAGGATTGCCTTGACATCATTCGTGCCTCTGGCTCGGAGCTCATCTTGGGCAACCATGAGCTGTATCCTCTCTTCTTTGGCAATAGCCAGGAAGAATTGACAAAGGCTTGGAGCCTGCACTATAACCTGGCAGACGAAGACTATGTACGCATCTGGAATGAGTGGTGCAAGCTTCGTGCTCTACTTACGGAGGACGATATGGTCTGGTTGCGCTCTCGGCCTCTATGGGTCAAGGACACAACCTGGACGGCTGTCCATGCCAAACTTCCAGCTGGTAAATTGCCTCCTAGGTTTGTCAAAGGTAAGCCGACTGCAGCCCAGATCGAGCTTGTTGATAACACTGACCCTGATAACTTCTGGGCCAAAGATTACAAGGGTAAGCACGGGCTTGCTATTGTTGGTCATACTCGTCGTTCAAAGATTCCTCAGGGGCAATGCTCTTGGGATCATGTGCGCCTTATTGACTGGGATGCCAAAAAAGGTGGTCCTGGTTGTGTCTATGTGCTAGAGGAGGACAAGATGAGTGAGATTGTGAACCAACCTGAACCAACACCCCCACCGCCACTGGAGACTACAATGGCAATGAAGATCGCGCTCGACGCACTCATCCGCATGCTTACCCACGATGTCAAGATTGCCGCAATGTGTGGCATCAGCGACACCGGAAACCCGCACTACACGGAGCGCCCCATGAAGAACAAGAAGTCCCGTCCACCCAAGGATATCGTCATGCGTAACAAGTCCAAATCCCCCCGTCCTCCAAAGGATCTCGTCATGCGTCAGTCTCGTATGTCCCGCCGGTCTCGCCGTCGCCTCCTTCACCTCTGGCGCAAGCGTGCCGGCATCCGCTTCCACGGCGTGTCGGTCCCCCGCCCCGAGGTCCAATACATCTACACCGAGAGCTACAAGGTTGGGGGTGGCCGCAAGAGCGGTCACGTCGGCGGCTGGTCGATTGGCCTCATTGGTCAGCGCCAGAAAGAGAAAGCAACGGGGCCGGCGAACAATCGACCTGGCACTGCCCTTCGGAAGCTGCTCGCCAAGAAGGCAAACCGCGCCAACCGCTACACTCGCCCCGAGACTGCGGTGAAGATCGAGGTTGCTCAGCGCAAGGCTAAGGCCAAGCGCAACGAGCTTCCCATCCTTCGTGCACAGGCCAAGCCGTTCGTGGCAAAGCCTGTGGTCAAGAGCGCCGCAAAGGTCAAGGTCGTCCGTAACAACGACTACTTGGATGCCACCCGCCTCGTCAAGGCAGCATTCGGGCCTCGTTCGGCGAACACGGGGGTCAAGACCCTCGACAAGACCGTTCGCACCGCTCGTCGTGCTGCTGCCGCACGGCTCAGCTCCTTCTGCCGTTTTTGGAACGTCAATGAGGTCGGGGTGCGCTGGGCTGATCAGAACCCTGCCCAGATCGCCAACCAGAGTGCCACTGCCAAGGCTGCGCGTCTTGCTGTCGAAGCCGAGGTAAAGGCTGCACAGGCTGCAGTCCTCGCCAAGGTGGACGCCGAGAAGAAGGCCGTCAAGGCCAAGGTCACGGCAATCCGCGCTGCAATCGCTGCACGCAAGGCACAGGAGCTCTCGGAGGCTCGCGCTGCCAAGAGCGCCAAGGCGGCAACTCGCAAGGCCAAGGCTGCGAAGGCAAAGGCAAAGGTCAAGGCCGTGATCAAGGCCAAGGCTGGCATCACGACGGTCACCACGGTTGCGCCGACTGCTAAGCCTGCTGCTGCCAAGGTTATGGTCGTCATGACCAAGCCTGAGGCCGCTCCCAAGGCTGAGGTCAAGCCTGCCGTCAACGCACCCGCCAACGCACCCGCCAAGCCCCGTCTGGGCACCGGCTGTTCGTTCGTCTCGCTTCCTCACAACCTCCGGAAGGAGATCGCTGTGGTGAAGTTCGGTCGACCTGCTGCGCCTGCACGTGAGCATGCCCAGGTGACCATGTCTGACCTCAAGGCTGTGGCCAAGTTCCGCAAGCCTGTGGTTGCAACTGTGCCTATGGCCGACGCAGAGCCGCGTCCTTCCTTGCTTCTGCGACTGTTCGAGTTGCTTCCTGCGGTCAATCCTGCGCCTACAGCGCTCACGATTGAACAGGCTGCTGACTTGTTCATTGACGTAGTGATCGGTAAGAAGACCGAACTGCGCAATGACATCCAAGTTAGCCGGAAGATTAATCATGGAATTGTTAACTGTGCCAAAGTGGCAAAGGGGGTAAATCAATGAGTAAGATGACCAAAAACATGACCACCGAACAGAAGGAGGCCCTTATGAAGGCCAAGCAAATGCGTCTCGAACAGCGGCAATATATTGCCAATGAGATCCAGCCTGAAATGCCTGGGTTCTCGCTGTCAAACCTGATGAGTGTGCGTAAGCGCATCATTGCTCTAAAGGAGCAGGGAGTTGACATGTACCGCATTCGGTGCTTTGGCTCTGAGCGTCAGGTTAAGTGGTCGCCGCCGACGGGCCGGACCAAGGTGATCAAGGTAAAGGTCATGAATGTTGCGGCATTCAACAAGTTTGCCAGTATCCTCCTTGCCAATAAGGAAATGATGGCCTGGTTCAAGGAGGTTACTCATGAGCCTACCTGGGAGACCTTCTTCCAGGACATTGCCAAGCTGGCCAAGAAGAAGAATTGTATTGAAACATGGTCAGCTGCCGAATGGCACGTTGTTCGCAATCGGTACACTAGCACAGTTGAGCTTGTGAATAGCTTGTCTGTCAAGTTCCTGGGCGCGGTCATCGGCGAGGCATCCCTCAAGACCTGTGAAGTAACGGCTCTCTTCAACAAGGAGACGTATTACTTCCGCTGGGTTGATCCCCAGCAGGCGTGGGATGAATGCAAGAGCATCAATTCACGCTACAAGGGGCACTTCTGCGTTGGTGGTGGCACCTATCAACAGCAGATGAAGTCTGGACAATACCACGGCTATATTGTTGATAAAACAGTAGATGCCAAGACGGGCACCGATGGCAACGGGAATAAGTTCTCGTTTGGCTTTGTCCTGACTGCTGGCGGTGGTGTCTCTGACTGGGGCTTTGGCAATGAAAACCGCTGGGATGGCCAAGAAGAGCAACTTGCCAAGCAGGTGTTTGGAGAGGCCAAACTCAACCCCAATGGCCCTGAAGAGAAGTGGATCAGAATGATCCTTACGTCCTGGTACAAGATGCGGAAGATGACCTATAACGAATGGGTATCGGAAATCGAACGCATTACAGAGTTTGCAAAAACCACTGACGTGTACGAAAGTGGCGAGATTGCTCACTTTGGCAAAAGAGAGGAAGTTCTTACTTGGTCAAAAACTGGTAAGACTTGCATTCAAAACCTTGCCTGTGGAAGAGCAGTTCGGAATACATACCTGTGCGACAAGGGTGTATTTAGAGTCGAACTCGTTAATCGTGTTGTGGTAACCGCAACTGGCTTTGTAGAACAGGCTGTACCTCAGAACAAAAGGTACCAAAGGTTCTATCTGACCAATGTGGACAGCACGAGCCAAGCATATTATCATATGCTACGGTATCTGCAGCTTTTCAAAGCTAGTGAATGTAATGGTATGTATGCTTATGACTTGCATAATCTTGCGAATGAGCAGAGTGGTACCCTTTGGACTGACTGCAACCGTCCGGACTTGGATTGGGGGTACTTCGAAGACGAGTATCGTCAAAAGTGGGAAACAACAGAATATGGGATGCTTCCGCACCTTGCTGGTCTGTCTTTCCCGGAATTCAAGGCTCGGTACCATGCAGAGCTTCAAGAAAGCAAAGCCTCGCGTGCTGTCTACTCGCTGAAGACAAAACTACCAATGGCAAACTCTGAGTTGCGAGCTCAGGTTCACATGTTCGATAAAATCGACATGAATCTTCGTTTGTCCATGGTGCAGACGGATGTATCGGACAACAAGAAGGGTTCGTCTAGGAAGCAATTAGCCGGACTAGATCTGGCGATAAAGCTCTTTTTCGACTTCGGTTACGACTGGATGAAGACCAAGTGCGGCTTTATGTTGGTTCATCCTGAGATTGCAAAAGCTAATCCTCATCGGATGATGACTGCCGAAGAACGTGCAATGCTTAACTACACAGACTGCAACTCAAAGCATACATCAACTCGTGAGGGTTGGGACTCTGGCTTCAAGATGGAGACAGTATCAGTAGTTGCTCCGACTCTTCCTGTTGTTACAATGGATATGGGCGAATGGTAGAAAACATGAAACAGAACGTAACCATTTTGGTTACTGACAAGGAGGGTACTATGTACCGTAGCTATCGAGAGCATCTCGAGTATTCCGGGGTTAAGAGCCCCTATTCCGATCTTCCGGGCTTTGAAAGCCTCCTCGACCACCCTGTGGTTGAGAAAGGGCAGAAATGCCCGGACGGTCACGTTGCCCTCTTTGCTGTTAGCAGCATGGAGACGCTGATGGTGCCTAAGGCGCTGAAGGCAAAGCTTGTGGGTTCTGTTGGGTATACCAGCAAGACCGCTCAGAAGGGCCGCAAGTATGCGCGTTCCATGATGACGGCCACCTACAGCGCCATCGTATCTGCAACTGGCAAGGTTGTAGACATGGCTGACTTGGATCCTGCCTACAAGGCAATCCAGGACGGTGTCCACTACATGGGCACTGCAGAGCTCACCCCTGGCCCCATGACGCAGGGCATGCAGGTTCGCCGTGTGGTTAAGCTCGAAGCGTACTATAAGGGCGCAATGGGTGCGGTCAAGCTTTGGCTTCCGCCCCATGTCTTCCTGCTGAGCTCCGAAGGCAAGCAGGATCTCAAGCCTGATCTCTCTCCCGATGTTGCGCTTATGGTGCAGCCGACCGTTGGTGAGATGAAGTCTGAGCCTGGTGTCCTTCTCGGCGTCCAGAACTTGAGCGCCCTGTTTGGTCAGGTGCTCAACGACCCGAAGTTCCATGCGATCCTCAACGAGATGATTGACTGGAACATCTCGCACTGGGATGACTACGTCAAGAATGCCCTTAAGGGTCTCGATGGCGACGTCCTTGAGGCAACGGAAACGTCCTCAACATTCAAGGCAAAGATCACCAAGATGCTTCTTAGCCTTGGTGTTCACCCTGGCGCAATTCCTGCTACTGTGACTACTCTAGTCAACAGTGTCAGCGAAGACGTTACGCAGAGCAAGCTTCGCATCAACGCGGTTACAAAGGACGGCCCTTGTGGCTTTACCTCGTATCCCCGCGCTCTTGTCTGGCGTATGTTCCGTGACCTGTGGCTCCATGAGGAGAAGCAGGGTGCCTTTGCAAACGAAACCGCTGGCCTGAAGAAGCGTCGTCTTCTCATCATGGCTGAGCTTGACCGCAAGGCAAAGATCGAGGAAGCGTTCAACGCCAAGTCGGAACAGATCCTTGCCAAGACGGGATTTGCGGCAATTGCTATCACGGCAGAAGCTGCGAAGAACCTCAACGTTCCTGCTCTTAACATCCATGATGTGAAGGGTGAGAACGAGAAGGAGCTTGCCGTCAACCATCGGGATAGCCTTGGCGCTGCGGCTCGTTGGCCTACTTCGGCTAAGGTCGATGTGCGGGTTATCTATGTTGTCCTTAAGGACGACATGTTCCTGCACGCTACTGCATACTTCGGCAGCACGGAGATCATGCAGAAGGCTGTCCTTGTTAGCATGGACGGCGGTGACGCTGACGACAAGGCGTTCTTCCTGTGCGGTAAGCTTGGCTTGCTTGCGCTGCGTTCTATGAACCTGCGTAACTACAAGCTGAGCCAGTTCACCGTTCAGCAGGTCCAGGATACTTACGAGAAGGCACACACCTTCCTTGCTAAGCTTCCTGAAAAGCTTGATCTTGTGAACACCATTCCGAATGGTCACAAGCTGCTGTCGTCGTACTTTGATGTCAAGACGGTCGAGACTGTCTCGCCTTCTGGCTTGATCAAGTACAACATTACGGCCCTTGCTGAGAAGGCTCAGCCTGCAGATCCTTCGGTTGCCGACAAGACTGCTGAAGAGAAGTGGGACATGATTCACCTTCCTGGTGATAACGAGTTCATGCCCATCGTTGGCGCAATGGCAAATGCTCAGATGTTCGGCAGCTATCTGCTTGCTGACCTGATCATTCTGCCGTCGGTAGTCAAGACTCCATCCGCCCTTCTTGCAGCTTGCATGATGGAAGGTGAGATCTCGCTGGTGGTCGATGCTGCTCAGAGCGGCACTGACTTCCCCGGCGCTTGGCGTGCATGGCACAACATCGACGCTATCATGACGATGATTGCTGTCAGCTGGGTACTCAACGACCGCAATGCGATGCGTGAGAATCCCGATGCTAAGCCTAGCAAGATGACGGCCCTTAAGCCTGTGCGCAAGCGGCTTGGTGTCAGCCTTCTTTCGCTTGTAACTGCACCTGTTGCTGTGCGTTACACGGGAGAAATCTCCGAGATCACGGGCGAGAACATCATTGCTCCTGCCTTGTTCAAGGACGAAGAGGGCAAGATCCCGATGACCGCTAAGATCTGCCAGAGCCTTCGTCAGACGGTTGTCACGGCAGATGGTCGGTCTGTCAAGGTTGAGCATCCCATCATCCGCAGCTTCACACGCTACTGGAAGACGATGACCTCGAACCTCAAGTCGTTCATCGATGAGGGTCACAGCACTCAGACTGCTACTCTCCTGACCTCCAATCTTCAGGCGTTCCTTGAAGAGCACTCGCATGAGCTTGATGAGCTGATCAGCAAGCACTACCGGGATGAGCAGGAGCAATACGAGGGTGAGTTCAATCTCACGACCTTCGGCTCCTTCATGTTCCGTAAGTATCATGCGGTCAATCGCTACAGCCAGGACAATGGTCACATGATGACTGTGCCTGAGGCAATGAAGCATCGTTACGAGGAAATCGACAAGGTTCGCTACATGATGAACGCTGAAGAGCTCAAGACCCTTCGTCGGGTTTACGCTCAGAAGCCCATCCATGCAGCCTTCGCAGCACGTCACGAGGATCTCTGGCCTCTCTTCGAAGAGGTCTACGAGGATAAGGCTGAGTACAAGTACGAAATGTTCGTGCTTTCTGAGCTGATGTCCGCTCTCGGTACGTCTGCGGAAAAGCCTATTACTCTGTCCATGGGCAAGGGTAAGGTCGAGTTCCTTGATGACGAAGAAGGCAACAAGACAAAGATCATCGACTCTGACGCCATCGACGCGCAGGGTGAGCTTACCTCCAGCGGTGGTTACAGCCGCAAGATGTACTTTGCCTCGACCGGTAACTACAAGGGCTACGCAGAAGTTCTCTGCAAGTTCCTTGAGGATGCTGCCGTGAAGAAGACTCAGGATAAGCTTCTTGCTGCCGACGTTCGCGCCGCCTTCCTCATTCGTGAGAGCAAGGATGGCAAGACTGTTGATCCTCAGTCGCTTGTTGGCCTCAACATCCAGCAGCTCCTCAGCGACAACCGCATTCAGCTTGCATACGGTGGACAGCGCGGTAACCCTGACCAGGACCATCGCGCCGCCGCAGTTGCTTACTTGGTCTTCCGCAAGACCAGCGAGACGCGCAAGGCATTCGAGAACAACGGTGCCTTCAAGGGCAAGACTCAGTGGCAGATTGCCGGCATGATGGGCTACCACGGTACTCTCAACAACTTCTTCAGCGGTGCTACCGTTGAGGCAAGCGAAGTGGAGAAGCGTGACGGTCATGGTGCCAACGGCAAGACCTACACTCGTAACTTCGTCTGGCTGACCTTCAAGGGTCAAGAGCCGGTCAAGCCCGAGCCTCCTCCCGAGAAGGAGTTCTTCGATATCTCTGTCTCTGAGAATATCGACTACGACAAGATGCTGGAGAGCGCAGGCATGGCAGACTTCAACTTTGAAGATGCCTTTGGTTCTGAGAATCCAGTCAGCGCTGAAGAGCTGGAGCAGTATGCTAGCGAGTACGACAGTGACGAGGAAGAGTCTGAGACTCAAATCTTCAGTGAAGTACTTGAAGGCACGTACACTGCGGCACAGCCTGTACAACTTGTAATGGTCAACGGCAAGTGGCAGCCTAAGAACATGGCAGATGTCAATTGGGTCCCGGTTGACGCTCCTGCTGTTGAAGCCAAGCCTGCTCCTGCTGTGCCTGTTGTTGCCGTGGAAGCAAAGCCCTACAGGATTGCATTCACTGGTCATCGCCCCGAAAAGATTGGCGGCTATGACGAGAATCATCCTCTGCGTGTTGCTGTAAAGAATGCAATCGCAGATGCATTAAAGCGTGCCATTGCCAAGTACAGTGCAACTCGTGAGATCATCGTCGTTACTGGTGGTGCTCTTGGCGTTGACACTGATGCCGCACGTGAGGCTCACAAGCTTGGCCTCAAGTTCATCGTGGCTCGTCCTTGCAGCGACCATGGTGATTACTTCAAGGGTGACGAAGCTAAGATGCGTTACAAGAAGATGCTTGCTCTTGCTCATCAAGTTGTGCTTGTCAATAAGAAAGGCTACGACCTTGCAGGCAAAGAGAAGTGTCTCCACGCACGGAACTACTGGATGGTTGATAACTGCGAGGCGGTTGTCGCAATCTGGGATGGTTCTCCGAGTGGCACATCCAACTGTGTCAACTACGCCAAGAAGGTCAATCGTCCGATGATTATCATCAACCCGAACGACCTTGCAAAGAAGTAGCAGAACATAACACTGCACGTAAGGAATAGGCAACAATGAAAAAGTCATTTAATGGCCACATCATTGAAACAAACCGCAAACCAAAGCCAACCGGCACTATTAGGGCATGGGACGGGACGTTGGTTGGAGCAGGAGAAGTTGTGATCTGTGTTGATTTACGTATCAACAAAGGTTACTATGTACTTCGCCATGAAATTCAAATCTTCTTTGACATCAAAGATCCTCCTCCAAAATGGGTTACCCAAAAGGAGAATGAGCACAATGCAAAGATGGCTCGCGGTCTTCTGGAAATGCTAGAAGCAAACAGAAAGAAGAACGGCAATAACTAGAGAATAGCCTGCCCATCATGGGTGGGCTATTTTTTTCTTTCATCCAAAAAAGGTCCAATTACTCCGCTGCCGCTCGCTTCGCTCGCGCCGTCCGTTTGTTCCTTAGTTCTTCGCTTGTAGAGCTCGCTTCGCTCGGGGGCTATCGCCCCTTCTTTCTGCGGAGTCCAGATGTCCTGGCTCCCGTTGATCCAACGAGATGGATCGCCAGAGGGCCTAACGGCCCTTGTTTGTGCGGAGAGAGGGATGGTCCTTCTCTCCACACTGGAGCGCACCCATGAGCATGGGCTTTGAGCGTACTCAGGTCGTCGGCAACCTTGGAGCCGACCCTATTCTCCTGACGGGCCAGTCGGGAACTTCCATCTGCGCCATGCGCGTCGCTGTCAACCGCAAGGTCAAGGGCGTCGCTGTCGTGAAGTGGCGGGACGTCGTGTGCTTCGGCGCACTCGCGGAGAACATGGCGAAGATCCTCAAGAAGGGCGACACCGTGTTCGTGGACGGAACCCCCGAAGACGAAGAGTTCCTCCGCAAGGATGGCTCCAAGGGCTTCGCCGTCAAGATCCTCGCCAACGTCGTCGTCAAGACTGGCTCCCCCGCTGGCGCTTCGGCTCCCGCGGCCTCATCCGCTGGTGCAGATGCCGCTGCGGAGGCCCTTGCGGCGCTTCGCGAGACGGCCACTGCGGACGACGGCACCTTCTAGGTCGCAGGTCCAGCTCAACCCCCCTTCGCCCTAACGGGCGTCGGGGGGTTTCGGCTCCTGGGCCAGCTGAGTGAAAATAGGCCCAAATAATTATGGGTCCCACTCCGCTACAGTACAAATCCTGAGGGGCTATCGCCCCTTCTTTCGGTGAGAATTGGTAATGTCTACCAATGCAAAGAGGTATATCATGTTGTTTAGTGCTGCTACGATCTTGACTGATAGTTTCGAAGAGGTTCAGAAGGAGACTCTGAGCCTGGATGACGTGAACCATGAGTCTTATGACCCGTGGGATGCCATCAATGAGCGTCTCGATGAGAAGAAGTACGAGAGCGACGCCAACACTGGCTCTGATTCTCTTATCGAGGCAGTGCATACGGCCCGTCGCTTCTTCGTATAATCCTCAGACCTGAGTAGGTCTCTAAAATGCTCACAAGTTTACGGCGTCACGCAGGTTACATTGCGAATAATAGGGGATGTAAACCCTATTGTTCGTACTGCAAGACGTCATCCTTTGAGAGTTTACTAGTACAATCATAAGTGCGCCTGCCGCTTATGGGAACCTAGTGAGAGTTAGGGTTGTAACCCTGGCTATATAAAAAGGCTGGTTACTAGTTGGAGCCCTGCCGCTAGTAACGAGATAAACATGGGCTTCAAATCCTCTAGAAAAACCATAGGTGAGCCTGCCACTTATTGGGAACCTAGAGGTAGTCAGGGTTGCAAACCTGGTTATAGCGATGGGCTGGCTGTTAGTGGACCCCTGCCACTAATGGAGAAGATGAACATGAGGTGGTTACTAGTAGAGCCCTGCTACTAGTGACGAGATAGACATGGGCTTTGTCGCTAGTGGAGCCCTGCCACTAGTGCCGAGGTAAAGACATGGGTGGTCTGCTGCAGCGGGCCTTTGATCAGTCTGGTGACGCTATGTATGCCGCAGTTGCGGTTCTAGTACATAGTTATAGGTTCGATTCCCATATGATTGAATTACCACCGTCCTAAAGGAGGACAAGATGTATCATGTAAGCCTTGACTTTCACGTCTATCTTCATACAACCCCTAACTTAGCTGCAGCGCGTCGGATCCAAAAGCGCATTCGGAAGTGCGGGTTCTGGTTCAGAAAAGAGCCAGGTTACATGGTGTGCTCCTACAAGAAGTTCCACGGAGCAAGACACTTTGCCGAGTTCTTCCAAGAGGACATTATCATCCAAAATTCGGAGAACTCATGAGGAACCAGTATCCCGGAACCTGCTATCGGTGTGGCAAAACCGTTCCTGCTAAAGAAGGACACTTTGAGCGTCACATCGGAACTTGGAGAGTTCAACACAAAGACTGTGCAATCAAGCACAGAGGCACTACCCACACCCACCAACAGGTGACAAGATGAAAAAACAGATGATCTTTGACTTTGAAGCCGTTATCCTTTTCGCGACCGAGGTCGCCAAGAGGATGAACCATCTCGGGTACGACACCACCTACTCTGTGTCTCTCACGGAGTTCAGCGGCCCCACGATCAGCGCTGCCGTCAGGGGCAACAATGCTGAGGGGGAAGGGTACTACATTGTGGAGCACGGGATGTTCCATGATGCGCACAAGGGGTTCGAGGTCAATTTCACGATTGGCCTCCCCAATCCCGAAAACGGATATGTCTCGGAGTGGGTCAGCGCGAAGATCAATAGGATCCGCCTCCGTGACTCTCTGGAGATCAACGAGACCCTGTACCACATCCCGACAATGGAAGTGTACTCGGAGCGGTTTGGAGGGACGTATGCTTTCTACGCCGCAATCCCCACCTTGACGAAGCACTTTGACTTCACGGTCAAGAACGTCAAGGCTGACATGGACGGCCTCATCAATCTTTTCTGGGGACACAAGAGCCTCCTGACAAAGATTGAGGACGCCGACTGCCCCATCGAGGAGTTCAACAATCTCCTGGTGGAACTGGGCAACTCTGTCTCGTCCTAGTAGTCCAATAGGTCAACAGTCTGCAACCTGCCTGTCGGTAGGCTAACCTATCAGATGTCATGTCTGGTAGCCACAAAGGCTGCATCACTTCCTTATGGTAATAGATGGGTTCGAATCCTGTCAGGAAGACTTTTACCCCCTTATATAGAGGTTTGTCATGGAAAAGCAGTTTGCAATGGAAACGGTTCAGGACATGGATAAGGTGCTTGCTATCCTCAATCCCAAACTTGAGGAGAACAAGGTCAACTACGACTTGCGAGAAGAGAAAGATACGGCTGGATGGCATTACAAAGACCAACAGGAGTATTGGAGAGTCTACAAAGTGGTCGTGGACAACTACTTCAACTGCATGCAGATGTGGGAGTGGGCCACAGGTCACCGTAGATTCCTGGAAACAGGTCTTGGTGAATGGACCTCTAGGGACCTGTCAAAGGTCGGCAAAGAGATCCTGAACAGATACCTCAACAAAGTAGTTGAGGAAACCTGGTGGGATGCCAATGAGGATCGCCTTATGGGAGAATTCGAAAGTTCCCGCCAAGGACTCGGCGATGATGACCGCAACTTTGAGTGGTACATCAATCAACAGTATGAGACTTACCTCCACAAACTGTAACGAGAAAACTAATGAAGCATATCAATCTTAGAGTGTTTGTCGTAAACAAGGGTATTGTTATCAATGAGAAGTATAACAATATTGATACGGCAATGGACCGTGGAGTAGTTCTCGCAAACAACCTTGGTGGTCGTTGGACCATCAGTATCGGTAAGTAGGATATAATGAGCAAGAGCTTCAGATTCGACAAGAAAGAAGTCAAGAGTTATCAGCTCCAGAATATGCATAACGCCAACCATGGCGATAAGCGTAAGCAGAACGAGATCGAGGAAACTCGGAAGTTCGACTGGAGAGAAGAAATTGGGAAAAACGCGTTAGACCCCCAATAAGAGACCAGCCACTCTTCAAATAGGCTGGGGGTGGGCTCCCATAACAGTCCTGCCAGATCTGGTTCACTGGATCATGGGCAACTGTCCTAGTTCAAAAAATAACTAGGTGGTACGTCTAGGTTAACCTGGAACGCAAAGGCCCCTCTCCTCTAGAGATAGAACGGGAGGGGCCCCAACCTTTATAAAACCAGAGGGGGCTATCGCCCCTTCTTTGTTTGGAACCAATTCCAAGGAGGAAAAGTGGCCGACAAAAATACGTTTATCTTTGTGATGCTGCTTCTACTTACAACAAAACTTCTAATGCTTGACTTTAGCAAGATGCTAACAGTATTAGATATGTTTCTGTGGTAGAAGTACGATTCCTATTGTTCCTATTAGGTTTGATGTTTAAGTTAGTCTGGTTGATCAAATTCCTCAATTAGGAGATCCTGTGTATAACCCTGACCCGAATCTGTTCAATGTTGACTATAGAGACGCAGACAACATCAGTTATCTAGTTGCAAGACTTGAACTGACATGGGGTTCTGAGCGTATCAATACACTTATGAAAGCAGCCAGAACTATTCTGGATAACCAAGAGAAGGAGAACCAATGCGAAACATTCTGATGAGCAGTGCGTCTTTTAGTATGAGCCATGCCAATGGAACTGCAAGCATTGTAGTTCCTGTCTGGTATACAATCCTGTATTTCTGTGCCAGCATGTTTTGGCCAGTAGTTGCAGCATGGGCCCTGTGTAGCCGCTAGAGGGGCTATCGCCCCTTTCTTGTGTGAAATTTACTAATATTAGTAACCAATTGTCCGTAGAAAAACGGAAAGGAGATAGATATGCAAGATCTTAATGAGTCTAGAGTCCGTGGTCGTCTTACCAAGAATCCCGAGCTTACGAGCTCCGAATCGTCGCAGTCGCGCGCGGTTCTCAACGTCTGTACCAACTATCGGTACACAAATGCCAAGGGTGAGAAGGTCTCCAAGCCTTCATACCATCGCGTCGTTGTCTTTGGCACCAATGCCGAGAATGCTGCAAAGTATCTCGGTAAAGGTCATCAGGTAGAAATCGATGGTCGCAGTGAAACTCGTGAGTACAAGACCGAAGCAGGTGAGCGTCGGTGGATCACGGAGATCATCGCTGATGTAGTTCGGTACGGTGAGGCCCCTAAGAAGGCAGAGTCGTCAGAGCCTGTCATCGAAACTGTAACGGACATTGATCCGTTCTAACCAACTACTAGGGTAAAACCTAGGCTGCGTGCCCGTAGCACAGTTGGATAGTTGCAACGGCCTTCTAAGCCGTAGGTCACTGGTTCAAGTCCAGTCGGGCACACTGTTAAAAACATTAACGCTCTATTTCAGAGCCAACAAAAAGAGGTGTGAGAATGAAGATTCCGTTTACGTGTAGTGGGACAATCAAGATCGGCAACACCGCTGGACCTGTCACGGCTCGAGTTACTACTGAGCGTGGAAGTTTTGTGGTTACCCGATGCAAGATCATGAATGGATCCGAAGCAGGTGCAGACGCAGAGGTCTGGGCCCCAGGAGAGATTGGTGCCGATGGCTTTAGCCTGAGCTTCCAGAATCTTCCTGTATTTCTCAAGCGCCACAACAAGGGTGCTGACGGCAAGCCAATTCATCCTGGTTACCGCTCAATTCAGATTCACGCGCCCAATGCGGGTGCCTTTCGTCGTGTGGAGGGTTAATCATGGCTGATCTTGGTGGAGAACAAGCAGTAACACTTGGTGCTAAGGCTGCAAGTGCAGGTATGGCTGGAGCCCTCTGGGGTCTCTTCGCTACTGCATTCCTTTTGATTCCTGCCCTTATCGGCGGCATCCTGTTCCCCTTCGCAAAGAAGGCACAGGCTTCGCTGAACAATAAGGTTGATCAGGTCAACTCAAAAGCAAAGCAAGAGCCAAACAAGATGTCTAAGTCTCAGCGAGAGTACCAGCGCAAGTTGGATGCTATCAATGCAGAACGAGAAGAGATGGAGCTTCAGGCAAGGCTAGAGGCACTTAGCCAGAAGAAGCGCAAGGCAAAGGGCAATAGCTCCAGGACCAGCGCTACCGTCTAATCTTCGTGGGGGCCAACACCTGAGAGACTTTAGGGTCTCAAGGGTGTTGAGCTCCTGCGGGATTCCTGCAACACGGATACTGACAAAAAAGAGGCCGGAGATTACTTTGGCAGGTTTTGCCCTATAGGGGTATATAACGAGTAAAAAGAGTTTAAACTTAAAAGGGTCAAAAGAGGCCGGAGTTACCCGCGAGCCTATATAGGGATATATAAAAGATATATACTTATTGGAGAAGCGGGGTAGGTATTATGCAGTGTTTGCAGGGTATCATGCAGGTACGATGCAGAGTATGACATGCCTTTTGATTTTTTTAAGTCTTCTCTCTCCTATTAAGATCTTCTCTTTAATCATGTAGAGGTTTACTAGATGTATGACTTTAATGCGTTTGTTGAGGATAAGCACTACTTGTGGACTAATATGATTGAGCGTCTTGATATCAAGATAAGGAATATGCCGCGGCACTACAGTAGAAAAAGTAAGAGTGGGGCTTTTAAGACAAGTAGTAAGTGGCACTATATTAAGCCTATGATGTCTCGGCACAAGACTATTATTAACTTGGTTGCCGGCCTTGCTTACTGGCATAAGGATATGCAAGATAAGCTTGATGCTGCTATCAGTACTATCTCTGCTTGTCATCAGACTACTGAGATGATTGATGGTAACAGAACATGGTCTGGCCAGTCTAATGATCTTGTTGATCTTACTTGGGCTCTTAAGGATCTTTATAATGCCCGTACCCCTTGGGAAAAGTTTACTGTAAAGCAGGCTTTTAATGTTGGATACTCGTCTTTGAAGTATACTGATAGGCGGGCGGTTCTTAATAAGATTCCTCAGTCTATTAGAACTTTGAAGGCTTGGCATTCTCTTAAAGTCTGGCCTGTTGGGTCTGATAATTCTAAGGATATTTTGTCCTTGATTCAGAACCATCCTATTAATGCAGAATTTGTTCAAGCTTACAAGTACCGTACCTTTAGTAATCGGCGGCTTAGTTGGTTCCATTCTGGTCTTGCTGCAGAGTATATCCAGTTGATTCCTATTAATCGGACTGAGAGTATGAGTGGCGATACTATTCCTAAGTTGATTGCTGATATTGATAAGAATCAAGCTACTCTTTATACAAAGATGAGCAAAGTTAACGATGTTAAGATTCTTGATGGCTGGGTAAAGGCTATGAAGGATCTTCATCCTGTTAATGTTGGTACTGGTCTCCCAGAGGCTGTAGACAAGTTTATCAAGGATGGTTATCGTATGGGCCTTCCTGGTCTTCGAGCTAGAGATGAGCGTCTTAGTGCTATTGATTACGAGAATATGAGTATTCTTGAAATGATCAATGCAAGTGTTAATAATCATAGAATTGCGGCGGAACAGAATCGTCTTGCACTGCTTAAGTATGATGTTAATGTTCCTGACCGTGATATGCCTACTCTTACTTTGCCGGAACATCTTGAGACGATCCGGATCAAGACCTCTAATGAGATGAGAATTGCGGGCCAAGAATGTGCACACTGTATTGGTAGCTACTATGATGATAGAAGCCATATGTTTTTCCGTAAGGGAAATCTCTGTGCTATGGTCAGCATGACTAATGGTCAAATTGTTCAGTGCTTTGACCGGAACAATAAGAAAACTCCAGCTAGTAAGAGCTTCTTTTCTTATCTCAACGCTGAGATTAAGAAGGCTAAGTTGGAATATCCTGCTCCTGCCCCAAAGAAAGTTAAATTTGCTATTCCTGCATATGGTTACGAAATGATTGATGCACCCTACTAAATAGGAGAACTAAATGTCCTACATTGGAGCTACTGTTACTGGTAATAAGAATATTCGTGAGTATCTTAAGAGTGAACGCGCCGAATTGAACTTTGATGAAATTGCACTTCAGAAAGCTGAAACATTTCATCTAGTTCATAGTTCTTTTAGTGATCCTGGAGATGATTGGAGCGCTTGGCGTCTTTATGATAAAGATCATTACGAAATTGCAAGCGTAACTCGTGCTGGATACTAAATGGAAATTGAAGCACCTTTCATCTTCTTTATAATCGTTGCTTTTATTTTAATTTGTTTGCCAATTTAGGCTAAAAGAAAGAAAACCTTAGGTTTTATGCTAATTTTAAGTATTTTTATTTTGCCCTTAAGTGGTGAAATAGAGATCTTAAAATACCGCGTAGAACCTAGGGTTTTTTAATTCTGAAAAATACATCAAAAGTATAAGATACTGTAAAGTCTAGTATAATTACACTATGATTTAGGGGTAGACATAACTATCTAGTTCCCTCTATACAGGTGGTGAAAATGTTCTAACAATACTATTTATTTATAGAGGATTCTCCGATGTCAAACTCAACCGATTGCCCTAATTCTTTACTTGACTCCATCAACACTAAGCTTGATGATTTAAAGAAAAGTCATGAGAAACATGATAAAGCAATCGATGATCTAAAGACAATAGTCCTTGGATCTTATGACGGAAATCCTGGAATAAATATGCGTCTCAGGGACGTAGAAAAAGACTTAGATTCGCTTGCTGAGCTTCAGCGCCAGCAAATAGAAGCAATTAATAAGACTATAGAGCTAAACAGAACTGAAAATGAGAAATTACTTACTCGATTTACTATTGATCAGAATGACCGTATAGCTAAAGAGATCGAACGAGTAAAAGCGGATATTCGCACAGAGAAAGAGAAAAAAGACTCAGAAAATCGCGAATGGCTAAATAGAACTATAGTTAGAACAATAATTGGTTTACTTTTTGGTGGATTGATTCTTGGTTTTGCAAGTTTATTTAAAAATGAAGTAGCAAAAGCTGTTCAACAACAAATACAAGATAGAGACACAGGATCCTATTATAAAGATCAAGAGTACATAGAAGACTCTCGAATTTATAAGAAGATCTTTTTATTAATTTAAGGTACTTTTTGATTATTTCTTATTATTAGTTATTATTTGTAATTAATAATAAGGAGATAATATATGTACGTGTATGCTAACACTAGGAACAAGACCTGTGAGGTTGTTGAGTCTAGCGATATTCTTGATGCTATTGCAATTTCAAAAGGCAATGGAATTATCTATCTAACTGATGACAGTGAAGAAGGTGAAGATACTTCTGATCTTTCAGAACAAGAAGTTAGAGAACGTATGGATAATTTAATTGCTTGGAAAGATGGAGTTCTTACTAAGCTTGGGAAAACATTAATTATTGATTCTAATTTTAGAAATTATATTGATTAAGGAAAACTATGACTGGTCTTGATAGAGTTAAACAAAAGATTCAAGAGATTATTCTTATTTCTAAGATGAATTCAACGAATTCTCTTGATAAGTTTAAAGAGGTAAAGCCTCAAGAACCTGAGAAGTAATGTCTCAATGGCATAACGTAACAGAGATGAATCATTGTGTTGTCTATACTTTTATGAAAGATGGGATTAAACAGTATATACTTTTTGGTCCCGATTTATCTAAGTTTAAACAGTTTAATGATGGTCAAGAACTTGCTGATTACGCAACAACTCATAATCTAATTTTGCAGTTTAAATAATATTTTTACCTATTAAGTAACACTTAATAAGAGGTGACAATATGGGACTTGATATGTATCTTAGGATTGAAAATCTTGACAATCCTGAAGCAAACGATGATGAGATTGCAACTTGGCGCAAACATGGCGATCTTAATGCTTGGTTCGAAAGGCTATGGCTTACTAAGTATATGCCAGAAGAAACTACTCGTACAATTAAGTTTGGCGACGACTATTTTGACATTAGTGCATTTAATGTTGAAAAAGTTTATTTAGATCTAGAGGATCTGCAAGAACTTTTTGATGATTTGATTGCCCAAAGTTTACCAGTTGCTACTGGGCCTTTTCATACTGCTAATGCATCTAATCTAGATAGACTTGCATATGATCTTGAAGCCGTTTCTAAGGCTTGTGTAGAAGTTATTCTTGGAAAGAAAGTTTACTATATCTGTTGGTGGTAACATGGGAAGAATGAAAGACCTTGCTATTGATGAGCTTAATAGACTGGCTGACGAGTCATCTCAGTCTTCTGCTGAATACTTGGAAGATGAAGAGTCTTGGTATGTTGAAGACGATTATCTTTTTACAGAACAGGATGACTAATGAAACAAGAACTACAAGACGAACTTTATAAGAAATATCCTGATATCTTTTGCCAGCGGCATCTTCCAATGAGCCAGACATGTATGTGCTGGGGCATTGATACTGGTGATGGTTGGTATCAGTTGATTGATGATCTTTGTGCAAAGATTAAGGCTCATGTTGATGAGACTAAGCTTACGTATCCTAAGTACACTATTGAGGCTGTTCAGGTTAAAGAAAAGTTTGGAAGTTTGTGCTTTTATCTAGACTATAGTCAACCTACTGTTGATAAGTTTATCTCAGAAGCAAGAGCTCTTAGCGCTAAGACTTGTGACGTCTGTGGTGAGCCTGGACACTGCGGTTCCTACAAAGGATGGTGGATGACCATGTGCAAGACTCACAGTGATGAGCATATTGCACGTACTGGGAATAAGCTTGTAGAGCTTGACTATGAGGAAGATGAAGAGCAAGACGAGCCAGATGTTGAGTAATGTTTTACTCTGTTTATTTATGATTGGATTATTTACGTACACAGCAATACTACTTTATAGGAATTTAGATGACTGATTATGAAGATGATGTGGATTACAGCTTTACTTGGAACCATAGAGTTTTGAAGACTACCAGTGAGATCGAAGGGTCTGTTTATGAGGACTTTCGCATCGTAGAAGTCCAATATAGAAATAGATTAGTTTCTACTTACTGTGAGCCTTTTACAAGCGCTGAATCTCTTGATGAACTTGAAAAAGTACTTAATCAAATGAGAGATGCTCTTAGCAAGCCTATTCTTGTTCTAGAAGATTTTGCCGATCTAGATCTAGATGCAGAAGAGGAAGATGACAATGCCTGATGAATATGATCTAGAATTTAAGATTACTCAGCTTGAAAGACAAGTTGAAGATCTTATTACAAAGGTTGAAGACATCCGTGAAGATATTCAACATCTATTGAGTATGCAAAGAGAGGATAACTAATGGATAGTTTTTATACAGACATTGATATTGGTTCTACAATGGGTCAATTTTCCTTGCTTATGAGCAGGGGTGCTGGTTTCTATCCTGATATTGAAACTGGTTGGTCTATTGCAAAAATGCTAGATTCTAGATTTTTAGCTAAGGGCTACAATCTAGATGATTGCGATGTTTACACTGTTTACGCTGAGATTATAACAATTCTAAACGAGGCAGCTCAGGCCTCAAATTTTGACAAAGGAGAATAATTATGAGTGATGTTGATGGTACTGATCTTTCAAAGATTTCTAGTGATAGTATGAAGGTTATCGCCGAGGCTGCGATTGCTGCCGCTGCTCCTAGAGCTGGCTGGTTCCTGTCTCGTGTAGCTGCTGCAGTTCTTGCATTGGTCCTTCCCCTTCTGGGTGGCGTTGTCGGTTTTATGACTGGCCGTGCTACTACTGCTCCTGCTGCCGTTGAGGCTCCAGCTGGTTCAGGTGTTGGCTCTGGATCGGGCAGTGCAGCTACCCCTGAGGTTCGGACTGTTCCTTACGATGCTAAGAGTGTGGCCGCAGAGGCTGTTGTTGGTCCTCTTAGTGGTACCGGTGAGGTTTCTCATCCTGCTCATCCTGCTGATGCAGCTACTGCTGCTGAGGCTGACGCTAAGTAGAACTTGGTATGATTCCTGTGTCTAAGTAGGAATTATTACTAAGGAAGCATCATGACTGAAGGTTACATTACATATACAGATGGTTGGAAATATCAACTGGCAGAGGATTACACTTGTAAAATAAATGTAATTCCTCCTTTGAATGTCAAGACCGAATATATAGAACTTCTTGGTGATGGCACATTGACGATTCGTCATGGCTATGCATGGGATGGACCTTCAGGTCCAACTATTGATACTAAGAATTTTATGCGTGGATCTTTAGTTCATGATGTTCTCTATCAGCTTATCAGAGAAAAGCACCTTCCCCTTTCTTACAGAGAGAAAGCAGACCGTCTTCTTCAAGAAATGTGCAAAGAAGATGGTATGTGGGCAATTAGAGCTTGGTATGTTTATCAAGGTGTTTCTAATTGGGGAGAAGAAGCTGGGATTAAACATGGCAAACATAAAGTTAGTTATGCACCAAAGAAAATAGCTAAGAAAACTTTAGAATAGCAATATTCAAATATAAGTAATAAAGAAGTTCCAAGTAGAAATGCTTGGGACTTTTTGTTTATCTGTATTTGTTTACAATGTATTCTTTGATATTTGATTTTTAATTATTCATATTAGGATATTTATATGAATTACGATAATATTTTAGAATCACTAGAGTCATCTTCACAAGAAGCAGACTTCAACCTTATTTGGAATGCTCAGGCTGTTAATGTAAAGACTGGCAATGTTCCTACTCTATATATTGGCTATACTAAGCAAGAAGCATGGGAGAGTTGCAATGGATGTAAGCTCAGAGGTAACGGCTGTTATGCGTGGAGTGGTAGCGTCAATATTGGATCTAGTTCAACTAGGCGTGCCTATGCAAGAGGCGCTGATAAGACCTTATCTTACGCTTTGCAGAATAGACACAAGACCGCTAGAATGGTTCGTGTATCCGCCATTGGAGACATTGGAAGATGCTCAGCAACGCAAGCATCTGAGATCAAAGAAACTATTGGCAAAACAAAGCTTGAACTAGTAGGGTATACCCATCACTGGAGAGAAGAAAAAGTAGCTAAGAATTGGCGCGGTTCTCTTATGGCAAGTTGCGAAAAGATTAATGACGCAGATCTTGCTGTTGCCCAGGGATGGAGAGCTACAACGATTGTAGGTGAAGATAGTCCTCATGCATTTACTAGTCCAGCTGGTAATAAAGTAGTTGTCTGTCCAGCGCAAACCAAAAGCAGTATTACTTGTAATCAGTGTAGGCTTTGTAATGGTAGCAAGAAAGCTGCACCTATTATTGCATTTATTGCACATGGTAATCAAATGGAAAAAGCTTTAGCTTAAGGAGTTAATAATGACTGGTCCTTCGATTAATTCAGATCTTATTTTTCAAGTCTACAGACTTCAACAAATTGATCAGATTAGCAAGAGCGAATTGTATGACATGATTCTTCATGACTTGAATGGCCAGCTTCCTGGGCATCTATTGTCAACAATGTGGTATTTGTCTAATCAAATGGCAGAAGCAGTCAATGATACTTCTTGTCTTTGCATTCTAAATGCGTTTGTCTCGCTACTTAAAGCTATTCATCAGTTTAAAGTTGAGTATGCTATTGATGGAACAGAAAATTAAGATTAATGAAATGTTTAATATTTTGTGCTCCAGGCAAATACACAATTAAATCTACAAAACCTTGGTCTAGACGTTTGTCTGAGATGGGGTTTATAGTAGATAGAAAATTGTATGTAATAGCTAATAATAGTCTTGGTATTCGAATTCGTATTGATAATGCAGTATATCTAATTAATCGGATGACTGCAGTTTTAATTTACGTTGAACTAATAGAGGAATAATGGCACATTCGATGTATCTCTCAGGAGTGCTTGGCACTTATAATGTTGAGAATCCAGATTATATGTATATTAAGATTGTAAGTTCTGAGCCAAATAAAAGTTTTACAACGTTTATGGTTCGAATTCAAAAGGGTTCCCTTAGTGACAAACTTAAGGGTGTTCCTGCTGGAAGCGTTATTGGTCTTCACAATTGCAGGCTTGGGGAACCATATGTAACTAAGCCCTTTGTTCCAAAGGGACAAACAGAGGCAATTCGAGTTACATACAATCATATTGTGCATGTAGAAGACATTATTTGTCCGAATATGCAGGGAAAGACTACCAAACAGCAGTCTTTTACCAGTCAACAAATGGATGACCTTGTTGACTCTCTAGGATAGACTTTTTGATTTTTTTAATTTGTATTTTATAATTGGTTTTTAAACAAGGAGAATAAAATGGAAGTAAATACTCGCCGTCCCCAGATTATCATTTATGATGCGCCCACTGTGGGCTGCTACACTGTGCATCTGCCCAATACTGATCGTTCCATGACAGTCAGTGGTAAGCATTTTGCTATTGTTCTCAGAGAGCTTTGTTCGCTATTCCCAGAATATCACTTTGTTTATGAGAAAGATCCGTCTTTGATCTATGACGCAAAGGCTGATCGTCTTCTTGACTTTCGTGATGCTAGTAAACATGCGTTGATTAGCAATGGTATTGCATTGCTAGAGGCTGCTTGCTACGAAGCCCGTAGAGAGCTTACCTTGGCTGAAGATGAGAAGCGTACACCTCAGTACACTGAGCTTACAGGAAAGATTATTTCTGCGTTTATGACAGCTGACAAGTATTTTTGGACCCTTGAAGGAGTTCGTCGAGATAAGCCTAAGATTGATCTTAATAAGCCTGCTGTGCGTCCGCCTGTGTGGACTAAGCAATCTTCAGATTATGACGGTGATAATACCAATGAAATGCGCAATAAGGATGTCTGTTGTAAGCAGCAGGATCCATGTTGCAAGGGAAAACCTAAGGGTTGGGTAAAAACTAACCTACCTTTTGGTGTAGGTTATGGGTTTGATGGCGATATTAATGATATTGAAAAGTTGACTAAGGAACTTGAGGCAATCTTTAAGGGATTTCGCCGATAAGTTAAATATAAAATAAGGTAAAAATGCAGCAATATACTAAGCCGTTTCGGCTATTGATGAACGACAATCCTTTCTTTGGATTGTATTTATTGGGTGTCAATAAGTATGAGGTCGATCATTCGATTCCTATCGCGGCAGTTGCGATGGAGGGATACAACTTTAAGTTGTTGCTTAGAAAGGGGAGATATCTTGATATGCCCCCTGAGCATCAGGTTGGCGTACTAAAGCATGAGATTCTTCATATCTCGCTTGGCCACTTGAGTCCTTACTATCGTAACCGTTGTCCAGATCATAAGATCTTTAATATTGCTGCTGATCTTGAGATCAATCAGTACATTGAAAGATCAGAACTCCCAGAAGGCTGTATCCAGATGGATACCTTCCCAGATTACGACTTGCCTGAAAAGGCGGGTACTGTCTTCTACTATGATTTTCTAAAGCAGAAGATTGAAGATCTAAAGGGAGAGTATCCTGATGAGTTCTACGGCGATCCTTGTCCTGGTAATGGGCCAGACCAAGGGCCTAAGAATCCTGGTGATAGTCCTGATGGCGGTCAGGATGAGCAAGAAGGATCTTCTCCTGCTCCATCAGGAGATAAAGATAGTGACTCCGAAAGTCAGCCTGGGAAAGGTCCTTCAAAGGCAGATCAGAATCTAATGGATATGTATGGCCAGGGCGATCCTAGTCATAGTCAGTGGGACAAGCCAGACCTTGAGCCTGGTGAAGATTCTACGGGCTACTGGGAAGCGGTTGATGAGATCCGTCGTCAGCAGGTTCGTAGAGCTTACCATGAGACTATTCGTCAGTCTGGATCTACTGCTCGCGGCTATATCCCTGGTAATCTACTTTCAGAGATTGATCGTCTTCTTGAAAAGAAGGATCCAGTTACTAACTGGAAAGCTTACTTCAGAAGATTCATTGCTGCGAGTACTAGTGTAATTGTAAAGAAGACTAAGCGTAAGGAATCGATTCGCTTTGTCGGTCAGCCTGGTCTAAAGTTCAATCCTAAGCATAAGTTGCTTATTGCGATTGACACTAGCGGTAGCGTTAGCGATCAGGAGTTGGCAAACTTTATGGCAGAGCTAGAGTTTATCTCTAAGAGTGGCGCAAAGATGACTCTTCTTCATTGCGATGCTGCAATTGCAAAGGTTGAAGAATACTCTAAGAAGAACACTGTTACGGTTTATGGCCGTGGTGGCACTGACTTTGATCCTCCTGTTGAGTATATGAATAAGAATAAGAGCAAGTATACTTGTCTTGTTTATTTTAGTGATGGAGCATGTACTCCTCCGTCTATTAAGACAACTAAGCCCATTCTTTGGGTTATGACTCGCGGTGAACGTGAGCAATACAAAGAACAAAAATTTCCTGGCGATGTTGTTATTATGAAGGAAGTTCTTTAGAACTTTTTGATTATTAATTAAAGTAAAACAGATTAAAGTATTCTTTACTATTTATCCTAATACCTTATAACCAAGGATAAATAAATGTCTCAAATTAAGATCGATGATAGTCTCATTCTCAACTCTCGTGAAATTGTTACGTTTCTCGAGCACGTAATTCGCACCAATAGGGGTCTTCAGGACCGTGGCATGATGCCTACGGCTGTTAACATCGAGGGCCACGCTGGTCTCGGTAAGACTTCTACTGTTCTTCAGGTTGCTCAGCGCAATGATCTTCACATGGTCAAGATCAATCTTGCGCAGTGCGAGGAGCTTGGCGATATCGTAGGCTTTCCTGTGAAGGAATATAAGCTTGAAGATGGCACTTGGATTACTAGTGATCATCTAAATGTCGTTAGCACTGACCGTCTTGACGCCAATAACTTGACTGGTGAAGTCCGCATGGGCTATGCCGTTCCTGCTTGGATTCAGGGTCGTACTGACAAGGGCGGCATCCTTCTCTTGGATGACTACACTCGCGCAGACCCCCGTTACATGCAGGCTGTTATGGAGCTGATTGACCGTCAGGAATACATTAGCTTCAAGCTTCCCAAGGGCTGGACGATTATCCTAACTAGCAATCCTGCTAATGATAATTACATGGTTCAGGAGATTGACAATGCCATGAAGACTCGTTTTATTACGATTCAGTATGGCTTTGATGCAGAGACTTGGGCTACCTGGGCAGAGCAGAATGCGCTAGATCAGCGTTGTATCAACTTTGTTCTTAAGCATCCTGAGATTATGTCTCCTGAGAAGATTAATCCGCGTTCAATCGTGCATTTCTTTAATCAGATTAGCGACTTCAAGGACTTCAAGAAGCAGCTTAAGTTCATTCGACTTGTCGGTGATGCCAGCTGTGGTCCTGAGACTACCAGCCTCTTTATCAACTTCATTAACGATGAGCTAGATAAGCTTCCTGATATTCGTGCAGCCTATGATCACAAGGACGTTGATTTCCTTGGCAATCAGATCCGCAGCGCTACGAATACTGACGGTACCTATAAGGCCGCTATCGCAAGCATTCTTGCAACTCGTCTTGTAATTTTCCTTAATCAGCTTCACTCTAAGAAGCCTGTTGATAAGGGAACCAAGGATCGACTTACGCATATTGTGAAGGAGAAGATCTTTATGGAAGATCTGACCCGTCATATTTGTCAGTCTCTTATTGCGAATAATGATAAGTTCGCAAGTCTTGCAATGCAGCAAGAGTTTTCTAGCTACGTCCTTGGGGCGTAAGGGTAAGGATAACAATGATTGGGAGAAAGTCTAATTTAAAGTCTATTGTTCTCGATATTGTTGCAACTAAACCAAATGATTCTAGTACTTATTTTCTTAATAATATTAAGTATAATCTAGATAACATTTTGGTGTCCGAGTGGGATACAGCTTGTTGTATTCCCAACCAGGGCACCCGGCATCATTATAGTGGTCGTACCAGATTGCCTATTCCTTTTTACAACGAAGGCTCATCTTGTGATCTTGTTGTTACTCAGGAAGAAGCAGTGCGTCGTCTTGGAATGCAGTATGTTGATATCTCAACCAAGCCAATTCCTAATGACTCTACAATTGCTTTTGGCTCTGGCTATTACTCCAATGACGAGCAAAAGGCTTTTGCCTTAAAGTATGATTGTAGCGTTGCAAAGGCCCCTAGCAAGACACAGTATTATGTTTTGTCTAACGATGAAGAGCGTTCTCTTAATCATATTGTAAAGTACCCTCAGGGTATGATGAAGGCTGCTCCTATTAAGGCAGTTATTGCAACACCACATGCTATTAAGAATGCTCTTGAGCGGCATTTTCTAGACAATCAATCAGCAATCAAGGATAACATTGTTAAGCTACTTGTTGGTACTCGTTCAATGGATTCTAGCGGTGCTACTAGCCGCGGCAATTATCAACATAGTCCTTACGAAGCAATACTTGAAACTATTAAGTATGGCTATCTTGGCCCTGTTTATAGCAGTCCTTATTCTGATTTGAAGATAGAGGAAATTACAGGTAGAGGTCGCGTACTGACTTCTCCTCATTTCGCTTTTGACTGGGGATGGCAAAATCGCATCCTTAGAGGACTAGATGTTCCAAAATCTAATAACCCAACTGGATATGCATATAATGTTCTATATAATGTTCCCATGCTTTATATGTCTTTTATGTCTGATGCAGACATCCTAGATCTTAAGAATGGCCCTAAGCTTGAAATGCCTTTGGCTCAATGGAATGAGTGGGGGGCCAGGTGGGAAAGAAAAAGTGCTGGACAATACTATGGCAATAGCTATGGTCTTAACAGCGGATCATTTTCTTCTGAGGTTACTCCTGCAAAACTAGAGATTGATCTTCTAGATACTGATCACTATGAAGTTATAAATACTGATAGATACATTGCACTGGAAACTCATTTTGATTCACTAGACCGTTTGTTTGGATTTCTTTCTGAGAACCCTGACATTACGGTTGTAAGTGAAAGTACGTTTGTCTCTCAGCTAAAGCAAAGTAATCCTACTTTGAATCTTACAACATATGATTCTTTGTATGGTATGCTCCGAAGCGAAGATCAAAACACTAGAAAGACTGCAAGTAAAATGCTTCAGTCTTTTGACTTACCTGAACTTGCTCCAGATCAAAACTATAATGGATCTATTTGGCAAAATTCCGAAGAGCCTAAGTCTTATGCTCTTCATATGGCTATGGATCTTGTGGCTAACTCTAATGTTACAGGCGCAAGTCTCAACAAGTGGGTTCAAAAGAAGGTTGGCGAGACTCTTACTAGTCTGGTTAATAGTCGTAGCAGAACCAGAAATGGATATGCATCGACTCCTTATCAGTATGGTGTAAATAACTATAGACGTTCATTCTGTGGATTCAATGAGAAAGATGCTCATCCAGCAATGCCCTATGATGATAGGGCTAAGTGGCACGAGATCGTAAATGCTATTAATGAACTTGTTCCTGCTTACTTTGACGAGCAGACAAAGCATATGCCTAAGTACTTTAATACTTTTACAATTTCTATTGTAAAGAATAAGACCTTTGAAGCATACACTGCAATGTATGTGGATCTTACTAGCAGGGAAGACAGTCTTACCCAAGAGGAAAAGATTAATCTTGGATATCTTCAATTGTTTATGAGACATTACGTCGAGTATACATTTACAAGATACTACCTTGGTCAGAGCAATAATATTGGCTATGATTTAAATGTCAAATGTGGGGCCGATATCCCAGCTGCTGCCGATGCTAAGCTTATGAACTCAATTTTCGGTGAGTATAAGAAGAAGTTTATTCAAGCTAAGGCTAAGGCTCTTGCCAATCCTGTCAAGTACATGGAAATTCTAATCAAGAACGAGACGGATTATCGAGTAAAGTATATTCATAGTCTTTCTGGATATAGATCTGAGTTAATTGCTGATTATGCTAATCAGTCATTCCTTCTAGGATTTCCTAAGAATATCATTACTCAAGGTCGTCCTGATATTACAGTACAGTGTACTGAAATTCTAGACGTATTTGACTACTATATCGCTAATCTTTAAAGGAAAGTATGTATCTTAAGTACGACAAAAGATTACTCTCAAAAGACAAACCATTTATTTTTGCCTGCTCAGGTGGGCCAGATAGTATGGCTTGCTTGCACTTCTTAACAAAGGGTAAGCATAGTCAGCATGGCATGGTGGTATTTATCCATCATGGCACAGTAACCTCTGATCTTTCTGAAAAGATTGTTAGAGATTATTGTAAGGCTCATTCTTGGCAGTTTAAGTCCTTGGCTATCAATCCAGATAGACCAATGGCTTCTAGTCGAGAAGAGTACTGGCGCGACGAGAGATACAGACTTTTTGGTCAAGTAGCAGCGAGTTTTAGCGCTTGTAAAATTATTACAGCTCATCACTTAGATGATGCTGTCGAAACATACCTTTTTAATACATTGAATGGCAAAGCTTATACTATGCCATTCAGTCGTCGTTTAAAAGAAGATTCAAATGTCTTTGTAGTTAGACCTTTCATTAGAAACAAAAAAGAATCTTTACTAATGTATTGCAAAGAAAATAATCTTTGCTATTATGTTGATCCAACTAATTTTGATGGCTCAAACATGAGATCTTACATTAGGAAGAACATTGTGCCTCACGCACTATTCGTAAATGCTGGTCTATATACTGTAGTGGAAAAGATTCTTTATCCACCAAATAATAAAGTACTATTTGAATACATTTAGAAAAGTAATTGTACTATGGTGCAATTTGCTTTTCTTGGGGATGGGATATCCCCTCTTTTGGACTCATATCTCAATTGGTCAGAGAAGACGGCTCATAACCGTTTGGTTCTAGGTTCAAGTCCTAGTGGGTCCACTTTATTTTGTCTGCTATTTTGCGACGGTAACTCAGTTGGTAGAGTAGCGGACTTTTAATCCGTCAGTCGAGGGTTCGAGCCCCTCCCGTCGTACTGATATCTTATTGTTAATCGGGATGTAGCGCAGTGGTAGCGCGCTTGCTTTGGGAGCAAGATGTCGCAGGTTCGATCCCTGTCATCCCGACCATGCTTCAATAGCTCAGTTGGTAGAGCCCTGGTTTTGTAAACCAGTGGTCGTAGGTTCGAGTCCTACTTGAAGCACTTATAATTAGTTATTTGAAAATTAATCTGTAACAAAGGAGATATATTATGTTGTATCCTCACACTGATACTTTTTGGATTCCTAGTCTTGCTGGTGATTATCATACAGTTCAGACTCCAAGAGGGCCGCTTACGGCTTATATTGTAGAGCAGACTGATGAGATTAGACTTATTCGGCGCGATCCGTTTAGCCGAGTGTATTATGTTCTTGACCCTCAGATGTCTAGTAGCACATTCATGATGTCTGTTGCAGAATGGAATGGGGGCAAGATGGTACAAGACGCATTCCCTATGCTTAGATCAGAGGAGCGTGAGTTCCTTCTTACTGGCATGGTAGACAGCTGGCCTGTTAAGGAACTATGATCACACTTGGCTATTGTTGTAATAGCATAGGGACGCATAAAACTAACTTTAAGACTATTACTCTTAAGAAAATTAAGACTCTTGACTTTTGGCCAGTTCCGTTTGATGGCAGTTGGCGTCATCTTGATGACTGGTATGCGCACTATGATCATATGGAAAGCGGCGCTAAAGTTCTTTTCAATATCTATGTTCATAATATTAAAGAGCTAATTGCTGTTCTAGATTACAACATTGCTAACAATATTAAGTTGTATAGAATTAGCAGTAGCCTTTTCCCGTTATGGAGTTATAACGTTAGCATACACGACTTTAAACCATCTAAAGTCTTTATCTCTATGATCAAAGGTAGGTTTGACGGTGCCTTTAATGGCCTTGAGCTTAAGCTGAAGAAGACTGTTCAAAAATATCTAGAAGGAGGCGGGCGATTAAGCATGCATCCTCCAGAGTTTGTTAGTCTTGGTGCTTCACCTGTTGTTCAGTTAGCATCTCAGTCAGAGCTCATTGCTCATGCTATGTTTCTTGACTGGATTGGCGCTCCTGAAGACTACTCTTGCCCTTTGAATATTCATGTTAGCAGAGGCGCTCAAGACCCAGCTATTACTGGAAATAATGTTAATGTTGGATTACTACATCTCCTTAAGATTTTTCCTAGTGCTTTTAAGCGAATTGTTCTTGAAACAGAGGATAAAGGTTGCTGGACATGGCAAAAACTTATTAAACATTTTCCTGGCATGCCTATTACATTAGATGTTCATCACTGGAAGATTAACAATGAAGGAGAATCGCTTACTGAAGCTCTTGAAGCATCTGCTGCTACGTGGAAAACACGTACTCCTTATGTTAAGAATATTCAGTTTGTAATAGATCATCCTTCTGAGATTAACAATACTTATTCTCAGCTGGATATTAGACGATATACAGACTTCTACTATTGGCGTTCTAAAGCATATAGTCCTTTAATGCATATTTCAGAAGGTAGAGATAAAGAATACGATAGATCTCATCATGATTATGTAAATGAGATTCCTGAGCTATTACTTTACGCACCTTTTGATATTAGTCTTGAAGTTGAAGCTAAGGCTAAAGACTTAGCTTATTTTGCATTGCGTGACAAGTATAAAGAACTTGTGGCGTAATGCCTTTGCTCAGGTGGCGAAATCGGCATACGCAGCAGACTTATAGAAAATTTGAGCCCTATAGGGGAAACCTTATAGGTGAAGACAATCAAATTCGGTGAAGGCTAAACTAGTTTACTAGCATGCTAATACCGAGCTAAGCCTTAAATGGCAAACGCACAGTTTATTCTCCATTACCTATGCTATAATATTGATATGAGAAAATATAAAGATTATACAGATCAGCAAATAATAGATGCTGTTAAGGCTAGTAAAAGCATTTCTCAAGTACTTAAAGTTCTTGGGCTAAAGCAAGCTGGAGGTAATTACGCAAATGTCCAACGGAACATCCAAAGACTATTGTGTGACACCTCTCACTTTACTGGCAAAGGTTGGAATAAAGATCAACAGTTGAAAGACTGGAGTTCTTATTCTAAAGCTGCTAATCTAAAACCTCATTTAATAAAAAAGCGTACTCATCAATGCGAACAATGTAATCTTTCAGAATGGCTTTCTGAGCAGATAAAATTGGAAATACATCACATTGATGGAGACAGGACAAATAATGTAGAAGAAAACTTGCAGTTGCTTTGTCCAAACTGCCATTCTATGACAGACTCTTGGAGAAAAGCAAACCATTTAAGGAAAGTGTAGAGACTAGACGGTTGTTACCTAATGTAGAAATACTATGGTAAAGGTATAGTCCAGACCACAAACGGCATATGCTGGTAGTGAAAACTATAGTGGTAAGAAAATCTGCCTTCCTTGGAATTACGGGTTCAAGTCCCGTCCTGAGCACTTATATTGGGAGTATCGCATAGCGGCAATTGCAGGGGACTGTAAATCCCCCGACTTCGGTCTACGTTGGTTCGAGTCCATCTACTCCCACTTATTTATTTACTTTATCACTGGAGATTCTACTAGAATGAAAGATGAACTAAATGAACTTTTAGATTATTTTGACAAGTTAGGCCAGCGGGCTATTGCTTGCAAACATTGGCAATGGAAAATTGGCATGTCCACTAGTAGTAATCAACGTGTTATTCGCATTGATTCTGATGGATATGTTCTAGGCTATCAAAGCTACATTAATTATCTAACACAGGTAACTCAAGATACAATTCCAGATCTTTCAGATCCTGCTACGCTTGGTTGCTTACTGGCTGTTGTGCGAGATGCGCATCGTGACCCCCGAATGTTCGTTGAGGCATACTCATTTCTTAGGGACAAATGGCGTTGCATGGGCGTTTCATTTTCTAGTGAATGGGTTGGCCCGACCGAAGCAGAAGCTCTTATTGTTGCCTTGGAAGCCGCGCCATAAATATCTATTACTCCCTATTGAAGATCTAAATAATAACTGGAGACTTTTATGGAAGATTTGAATCTAGAAGAGAGTGAAACTTATTGGGAAACAGCAATGCTTCATGGTATTGCTGGTGTTAATGATTGTTATGATCTTGAGCCGCCTTCTGGCGATAGAGAGGAATACTAATGGATCTAATTATAGTTAGAGAGCCTCTTGAGAGGGCTATGAAGTCTAAGCATTGGAAATGGATTGGAGGTATGCGCGTCTATTTTCCTGAGACTAAATCTTATATTCGTATTCCTGACGGTGAATACGAAGATCTTCCTGGTGGACTTCCAGATGTTAGCGACCCTGCAACAGTGGGATGTCTACTTAGTCTTGTCCGCTTAGCTTACAAGGACAATAGTATTTATGTACGAATGGGTGAAGGCAAAGCAATGGATGATCTCTATGCTATCCCCAGATGGGAAGTTAAGGGCAGAGCTTGTAATGCTTGGGGCTATCCTCTTGAAGGATTGGCTCTTATTGATGCATTGGATGGCGCTCCTTAAGGTATAAAATGTCTTATCTAAACCATAATATCCCTACAGTTACTTGTCTGATTCGAAACGAGTACTTGTTCAATCATACTAGTGGTCATGGGGAGTTTACTCCCTGTGACGTACACTCAGTAGCTTCTATTGAGAAACGGGTTCCATTGTTTGAGGCTTTTCTTGACAATGGAGTAAATTGGACTCGTCGTCCTATTACAGCTTTTTGTTGGAAGAAGGATGCGCCAATCTTGCCTTTGACAGAGCACGTTTACTGGGATTGTTTCTCGCCATACATTGATGTACAGGTTAGAGCGCGGCTAGCAGGACTCTCAGCAGAGCTTATTGGCCCTACTGGTACAAGACGTACAGGTAAGTATCTATTTACTTTAGACTGGTCTTGGGAGAACAAGGCGGGCGCGCTAGACGTCAACTTCTCAGAAACTCCAGAGCACAAGTGTGCTCACTTCTTTGCAGGTATGGATGGCAACTATTTTGCCTATCCGAACAATCGCTGCATTTGGATTGATTCTGCTTGGGTTAGTAATCGAATTCGTAATAATCCTGGCTACTTCATTGACATGAATATTTATTCCGTCGAAGATCTGCGTGCTATGCAGACAAGCGACCATTATATGACAGAATTCACAACCGTGGAGTAAAGCTTGAAACTAGACTTTAAGACTATCTATGTAGAGAATAATAACTATTCACAGCCTGAGCAAAACAGACTTGATTCTATTCTAAATAGATTTCCTGATGCGCAGGTTAAAAAAGTTGCTAGTCACTGGAAGATTCCAGATCTAGTAGATATGGATCCTATTGATTGGATTAAGGCCAAGAAGCACATCTTGGTCCTTGGTAAGCTTAAGATTCTAGAAAGCACAGTTAACGGTAGAAGTTCAGACTTTATTGCTCCATCACATAGTAATGGCTGCTTAAGTGCATGTCAGTATTGCTATGTTGCTAGGCGCAAGGGTGGCAGTAATCCTTTGACAGTATTTCTTAATAGTGAAAAGGTTGCACAAAGCATTGTAGATCATTGCAATGCCCTTGGCCCTAAGAACGAACCTAATCAATGTGATCCGGAATACTGGATTTATGACATTGGTAATAATAATGATGTTAGCATTGACGCAATGATTAGCGATAATCCATTTGTACTAATGGAAGCTATTAAGAGCACCAAGCATGGTAAGTTGACTTTTGCAACTAAAACTGTTAATATTGATCCATTCTTAAAGTTTGATCCTAGAGATCGTACAAGAATTCGTTATAGCCTAATGCCACAAACAGTATCTAAGTATGTTGATATTAGGACTTCACCTATTGAAGATCGCATTGATGCAATGAATGTACTTGTTGAGGCTGGCTATGAAGTTCATGCTAACTTTTCTCCTGTAATTATGTACGGAGATAAGCAGTGGAAAAAAGATTGGGTTGAGCTTTGGAAACTTATGGACTCCAAGCTAACAGATAAAGCTAAGCTTCAGATGAAATCTGAGGTTATTTTCCTAACTCATAGCTCTGACTTGCATGATATTAACATGCAATGGAATCCCAAGGGTGAAGAATTTCTCTGGACTCCTGAGAATCAGCAAATCAAAGCTAATAAAGCCGATGTGCTTTGCTATAAGTACGGACTTAAAGGTGAGAATGTCAAAGCTTTTTGTTCTGGCATTAAGAAATTTATTCCTTGGTGCCAAGTTCGTTATGCCTTTTAAGGAGATTCATGGAATCTAATAATTACTCTGCTTCTCGAGAAGTAGAATTTGTTGATATTGTTGTTGGACTTGCCTGGGGAGACGAAGGCAAAGGCAAGATTGTTAGCTCACTTGTTGACTACCAACAATATGACTTTGTTTGTCGCTTTAATGGTGGCCCTAATGCAGGTCATACTGTCTACCTTGATGGTAAGCAGTACAAGACTCACCTTATCCCTAGTGGTGTATTCCACGGCGTTCCCAGTATTATTGGCCCTGCTTGCGTAATTAACGTTAGCAAGTTTATGGCAGAGATTGCCTATCTTGAAGCTAATGGATTTGATACAAGCCTTGTTAAAGTTTCGCCTAAGGCTCATGTAATTACTCAAGATCACATTAGCTATGACACTAATTATCTTTCGCATCTTGGTACTACAGGACAAGGTATTGCTCCGTGTTACTCAGATAAGATGTTACGTAAAGGAATTCGGGCAGTTGAACTACTTGATCCTAAGTGGATCTGGGATGAGAAACTTTTTGGTTGCATTCTTGCAGAAGGTGCACAGAGCGTTTGGTTGGATATTGATCATGGATCATACCCATATGTTACTAGTAGTTCTACCTTGCCATATAATGCTTGTTCTCTTGGGTTTTCTCCTAGAGATATTTATCGTATTATTGGCGTTGGTAAGATGTACGATACAAAGAGTGGTGCTGATCCTATGTTTCCTGTTAGTCTTATGACGGATCCAGTTCTTGCTGAGATTGGCAGGCTTGGAAAGGAACAGGGTACAACTACTGGACGTCAAAGAATTGTTAATTATCTTAATCTTGATAAGATGATTTCTGCGATTCGTCTGTCTGGTGTAACTAATGTTGTCATTAACAAAGGCGATATTCTTAATAGGATTCAGGATGGTAATCCATTTAAATTTTATTATCAGAATGAGCTTGTTGTTTGCCAAGCGCTTAAGCAAATGCAGGATACTATTGCAGGAATTATTGAAAGAGAATGTCCTAATCTTCTACAGGAAGAGGTGATTTTCTCTGATCATCCAGAAATTGTTAATTGGGAGGAATATTTTCCATGGAACAAGTAGAAACTACTGATGATAGTGTAACTAATTACTTTTTGCCTACCCTTTATAGGAAGGTAAATGGCAATAAAATTGAGGAATGGACTATTGCCGTTTTAGGTAATGGTTCATTTTACACAACAAGTGGGCATATTGATGGTGTTAAAACTACCAGTAAGCCTACTGTTTGTGGGCCAATGAATGTTGGCAAGAAAAATGCGACTACTGCTGCTGACCAGGCAGCTAAGGAAGCAAAGGCTAAATGGGATAAACAGATCAAGAAAGGTTATACTGAGACTGTCGAAAACGTAGATGAGGCTCTACCTTACCAGGTAATGCTCGCTAAGAACTACGATGACTACGCAGATGACATTACTTGGCCTGCTTATACTCAGCCTAAGCTAGATGGCATTCGGTGCCGGATCAATAAGGATGGTATGTGGACTAGAAACAATGAAAAGATTGTTTCATGCCCTCATATCAACTCAGCTCTTGAGCCATTCTTTGAGAAATGCCCAGATGTACAACTAGATGGCGAGCTTTACAATCATGAATTTAAGGATAACTTTAATAGGATTGTAGAGCTTGTTAAACGACAGAAGATTGACGATGCTCAGCTTGCTGAAAGCAAGAAGTATATTCAATTTTGGTGCTACGACAATATGGTAAGTGGTAACTTCATTGACCGTCTTAAGTTCTTTAAGCAATACAATACGTTTGGTATGAAACTGATCGACATGAAATATGTCACAACAGTTGAAACACACACTGTAAACAGCCAGGAAGAAGTCCAGGCTAAGCTTAGTGCATATCTTAAGGAAGGATATGAAGGTCTTATGCTTAGAAGAAATACTGCTTATGAAAATAAGCGAAGTAAGAATCTTCTAAAGCTTAAGAAGTTTATCGATAGCGAGTATGAGATTGTTAGTGTTGTTGAGGGCGAGGGGAACAAGTCTGGCATGGCTGGGGCATTTACTCTGGTCATGTCAGACGGTCGCCACTTTAATAGTAATATTATGGGCCCTCATGATTATCTTGTGAGACTATGGGAGAACAAAGATTCACTTATAGGTAAGCAGGTAACTATTCAATATTTCAATCTTACCCCTGATGGGGTACCTAGGTTTCCATATGCAAAAGCATTAAGAGACTACGAATAAAGGAAATAATTTATGGAGTATAACCTCAGTAAGAAAGAACTAGGATATATTCGAGTTGCTATTAAACAAGCTAGACGATCCAGTTATGAGAGGTTCTGCCATGGCGCAGTCCTCATTAAGGGTGGTACAATCATTAGTACCGGTTTTAACACGGTCAAAGGTTCCCCATTCCTAAAGCATAACTTCCCGAATAGCTTGAGAGATACGATGCACGCTGAGATGACATGTCTACATGGATTCCCTACTAGCGACCTTAGTGGTGCTAGCTTGTATGTAGTTAGGGTTCAACCTAACACTCTTGAGCTTAAGAATAGTAAGCCTTGTGCGCTCTGCGAAGAGCTCATTAGCTGGTATCCTTTGAAAAAGGTAATCTATTCTAATGGAGGAGGGTTGTTTAGCGCATTGTAATACAAGGAGAAAATGCTTACGAAAATACTAATGTTGCTGTCATTCTGGATTGTGCCAATGAGAAATCTCATTGAGTACGATGCGATTAAGGCAACAGACACATATCGGATCTTGGATAAATATGAATACATCTCTGATTCAGATAAATACTTAATCTCGGATGCAATTGAAAAAACTTCAATTGACAAAAAGTTATCCAAGCAAGAAAAAGCAATTGTTCTGGCCGTCGCATTCCAAGAAAGCAGATTTACTAAAGAGGCAATTGGCTCTTCTGGTGAATGCGGCCTGTATCAACAGATACCTAAATGGCTACCTAATAAAAAATTGCGTAAAATGAAATACAATGATGCTTGTGATCTTCTTAAGAATCCATATAGTGGAACTAAAGAGTTCATAAATACTTATAGGCACCTTGAGACACGCTACAAAGAAGATTGGCCTTGCCATTATAATCAAGGTATTGTATGCGGAGCTAGAGGCTATGCCTATCTAAAAAATCATTATCGACTTAGGAGACAGTTTGAGCGTCAACAAGATAGATACGCTAAACTTAACTAATGATCAGGTTATCTGGCAGATAGTAATATGGTTCTATACTAAAGTATTAAATATTACTGATTACTTCAGTGATACACTTTTAGTTGACATGAAAGATATTACCTTTCCAGAAACTCTAAATACTTTAGACTTAGATAAATACTATTATGATTTAAAAACTTATGCAGCTATAAAAGACTATACAAAAAAATGTGAACAACATCCCGACTCTAGAGCGTTCTTTGTACTCACGTTAGCTATATTCTTTTATTTACATATGAAGTTAGGTCATAACATAGTTTTTTATCCAAGTGAAAGTTTTAGGAAAAAGAACGTATTCCTTATAGAGGAGGAAAACACTGTCTACTATATTAAAAATGGAGACGATGCAACCTATGATTCTATAAGGAATATTGTTCTTGATCTTAGTAAAAAACATAAAATATGTCACTACAAAATATTAACTTTAGACAAAAACTTTAAGAAGACTAAAATGTTTAAACATTTTGTTTTTGATTTTTCTTGTTTGTCTGATTTGAATGACAAAACAAGACATCTAGAGGAGTAGAATGGATATAGAAAAGTTGATTGCAAGGATTAGACAAGAAAATTTGTCTAGTCTTTTGTATGGAACTAGACTTGTTGGTAATTACATTGGAATTTTTGGTCTTAAAAACCGACCAGATGATATTGACTTTAAAGAAACTGGGACGCTTGAAGATCTTGATATTAAAGCAAGTGTTGATAAGACTACAAAACTTATAAGGAAATCTATTCCTGGTGATTTTTGTCTTATAGCATATCCCAGTAATTTTGCTCCTCTTGGAGATGAGAGATACGCAATTCAATATAATTATCAAATTATTGATTGTGATATATATGCCTATTTAATGTGTGTACAAGCAATTAAAGCTAATAAACTTAAGGTTGTAGATAGCCCGTATTCTGATATTTTCTATTTCGATGGAAGATTTGTAGACCTATCTCATTACCTACTAGACCATATACATGACTATACGTTTTTTCTAAGTGAAAGATCGTGTCTTATTCCGTATATGTATTCTCGTAGGACTAAAGGAATTTACTCAGGAGACAATGTTGAAGACCTTTTGTTTAATTTGCCCAAGGTTGTTAGTGCTGAAAACATAAAAGATATTTTTTCGCTTATGACTATATTGTCTAATATTAACTCTAATCAAAACTAATCAAAGGATACAGAATGTCAGACACAACTAATTCAAATCCCTCAGCTAATATCCGTTCTACATCTGAGTACAATGTTACTGCTTACTGGCGCAACATTGACACTTACACCACGACTGGCAATGATATCTTTGCTGTTCGTGCACGTGATATTGGCCATTCATGTGGGATTTCCACTGCTCAAGTGAGCCGTGATCTTAAGATTACGACGACTGCTCTTACTAATCTTGTTCGTAATCGTAACAAGACTGATGGTAAGTTTGACAACGTCATTACGACGCTTGTGCGGGCCCGTGAGTACCGTACTCGTACTGGTAAGGTGCATCCTATGCATCGCTCACTAGTCCATGCTGTATCCACCAAGTATTCAACTCGTGTGGCTGCTGCTCTAGGTGGCATCTCACCTAGCACTGCTAGTGTCTGGACTCAGCATGAGCGTAAGGAGATCTCTCGCCGTTACGCCGAGTCCTTTCTCACTGACCTTTCTAGTATTAATCCAAATACTTTCAATACCAGAGATATCTCTAAGTAGTAGGATTTAAGCTATGGGCCTTATACTAGCCGCTGTATTTTTTGGAATATTACTAGGTTACTCAACCTATCATACATTTACAAAATTACCTATTAGAGTTCAATTGTTTTTCTTCAAACATGAATTCCTATTTGACGCTGCGGTTACATTTGCAAATCTATTGTTTATAACTGGCATTTCAATGTCATTTACAGCAGTAGCTGCAGGAGTAATTAGTGAATTTACTTGTTTATTCCTATTTAGTTTAAGAAAGAAACAACTATATAACACTATATAAGGAGCATTATGACTACTAATGTTTTTAAGTCAGATGAGAGGGTTACTTTTTCCAGTGCTTTGTTTGTTCGTAAGCACGATTACAGTGAGCATTCTTGTCAAGTCTATCAGATTTCAGAACTAAAGAATTCTAATATGTATGACAACGCAAGCTATCTTGCTACTTTGTATAACCGGAATAGAGGAATTTTTTCAAAGAAGAATCGCATAGAGACTGGCCTGTCAGTTAGGTATGTAACTACTGCGGCTTTTCGTCTTGGTGATTCTGAATTTGCTTTTGCTTTGTCTGTCCATAATCCTGTAGATCCTTATGATAAACATGAGGGCAGAAAGGTTGCTTTGTCTAGGCTTAAGCGAGCTTTTCTTGGTCGACCAAATACCGATAAGTTTGTTTGGATTGCTGACTATTCAGTCACTGATTCTACAACAAAAATTCGCATTCATCCTTTGACTGCACAGGCAAGAATGGAGTATCCTATATATGAAGAGGTTATAGATTCCTGTGATCTACAATTTGGTACCCCAGACAGACCTGACTTTAGAGCTCTTGCGAAAGTTGCTTATAAGCTTATCTCTGATAAGGTTTCACAGGCAAATCCAAAATACGATCTATCAGACTATCGCACTATATTGAAGTAAATAAAGGATATTAATGGATATTAATCAAAAGAAATTGTCATTTGCATTGAAGAATTATCTAACCGATAATCAATGTGTCTTTACAGTTACTTATCATTAGGAAATAAATAAATTAATTATGTCAAAGAATTATAGAGAAGATTTCTCAGATCATGAGATTAAAGGCTTTAAGGCTCAAAAGAATGAGCGCAAATCTAGGGATTCAAATCCTGCCGAAGAAGAGGACGGAGTATCTTGTCCGAAATGTAGGCGATTTTTAACTTATACTTATTTAGCTAGAAATTCTAAGTGCTATAGCTGCGAGAGCTTTATAACTCTTACGGACTAGAGGAGTAAAATATGGCGACTATCTTAGAATCTAATAAGAAAGTTGCTGATTTTATTTCATACTTACAAAGTATTGAAATAGCTCCTGGATTTTCTATTTTAGATTCTTTTGAAGATTTTGAAGATTATCTATTTCTTTATTTTCAAAGGCAAATCTGGAATCGAGAAATTTTTGACATAACTATTAAAGTAGGAGACGTTCTAGGATATAGGACCTCCTACTTTTTTTATGACAAGAAAACAAATAAAATGGCTGTCTGCTATGTAAGGGACACAGAATGAGAAATATAAATTCAGACTCAATTACCAATACTGCAGATGCTATTGGCGATCTTGTTGCTGAGAAAAATCTTGCCTATGGTGATGCTTTTTCAAAAGCTGGTGAAGTATTAAAAATTTTATATCCGAATGGTGTTTCCACGGATAAGTACCTTGATATCTTAGTTACAGTTCGAATTCTTGATAAGTTATTCCGAATTGCTAACAGTAAAGATGCCTTTGGCGAAAGCCCATGGCAAGATATTGCAGGTTATGGAATTCTTATGAGTGCTTACTCAAATGCAGAAATAGAGGAGAAATAACAATGACTTGTATCCTAGGATATTCAAATACAGGCGTCGACACTACTACCGGAATGCCTACCAATATGGATCTTGATCCATTGCTTAAATCTGTTTTACTGAAAGCCGATAGCCGTGTTAGCTATGCTGATTATGGTTTTATGCTTAAGCAACCTAAGATCTTCATTCGTGATGATATTATGTTTGGTTATGCTGGTGTTCTTAAGGATGCCCAGCTATTTCAGCATACTTACTACGAGCTCATTCGCCCTGATGATGTAAGCGATATTGCTTATATTCACAACGTCCTTAACGAAATTATTCCTGCAAGTATGCAGAGTAAGATAGTTACTAAAGGTCGTGGCATGGACGATATGGATCCACTACCAGCTAGTAATCTTAATTTGCTTGTTGGTTATCGTGGCAATCTTTATCACGTAGACGCGTTCCTTTGCGTGACCCTTCTAGCTGAGCCATTTCAGGCCACAGGTAGTGGGCAACCTACAGCTCTTGGCGCATACTCTCTAGCTAGACGCTTGGGTCTTCTTGACCCAGCTGACGACGATGAGACGCATGTCATGTTTGACGGCGAACAACTACTAGATACCGTTATGGATTCAGTTTGTGATATCCATATGGGAGTAGCTGGTCCATTCTGTATGGTCGAACAAGTATATAATACTGAAACCAAAGAAACAATCTATGTTGTAAAGGAAACTTACAGTGAAGTAGATACTATTTTCACTAAGCCTTTTCCTCATAAGCTATCAATCATTTATGATACTGATGACCAATTTGTACAGTATGGCAAGTCTCATACTCCTAAAACAAAGTCAACTCCAAAGGCAGCTTCAAATAAGAAGACTAAGGGTAAATCAAAAAAGAATTCTACAACCGATAAGAAAAAGAAAGGATCTGATTAATTATGTCTAACTACAAATATAATGGCTTACATTTAATTTATGATGCTGGCGCTAAGTCAGTGCCTTCAACTGATAGATTAAATCCTCTTAATGATCCAAGTATGGGTCATAAAGTTGTATCAGCCCTTGTAGATGCAATTGATATGACATTAATTGTTCCTCCACTTACTATAGAATTCCCACATAATAAGTGTGAACTAGAGCGAGTCCTTCAGCGCTTAAATGCTGAAGGGCTTGCTAATTCTACTACTGCCCAGTTTATTGCTGGTGCTTTGAAGGAACGCGCTGAGCAAACTTATGGCTATAGCACTATTGCAATGATTGCAGAATCACATATTGCATTCCATACATTTCCCGAACAGGGATTTGTAACCGCTGATGTTTATTCGTGCAAAGATTTTGATGCAAAGCTTGTTGAAGAAATATTTGACAGGATGTTCTTTCCTGGTTCAAAAGATATTGAGAAAAGTGTTCATATGGTCCGTAGAACTTTGGACCTATCTCGTTTCGCGGAGTAAAAATGTTTTTTAAGTTTGAGGATGCGGTAGCTGCAAATTATCAGCTTGCCTATGATGATGTTTTGCTTAATCAGGCCCCAGTGTCTGATATCAATAGTAGATATGGATCAAATATTAGTCCTTACCACAGGAATGAAAATGGGTATTATCAGAAACCTTTTGATGCTTTGCCAATTGTTGCTAGTCCTATGCCAGGCATTGCCGGCCATAATTTTATGGACGCAATCACTGACTCCAGCTATAAGCCTTTTGCAGTGTTTGCTGACAGGTTTCGCCCGGAACATGAGCTAGACGAAATGTATATGAGAGGCTGTGGCATTAGCATTGGCCTTGATTATTCGATTGACAAGTTGCTTAATAAAGTTAGCGAGTATGAAATTGCTCACGTTCTAGTTGACATTGCTAATGGCAATCTAGATAGTATGTATGACTATCTGGTAAAGCTACAGAACCTTCGCTTTGATGAAGGTGTCTTTATCTGGGCCGGAAACGTAACCAACGAGCTAGCTTATAGTCGCATTGCTAGTCTTTGCGATTATATTCGTGTAGGCATTGGTGGGGGTAGCGCTTGCACTACTCGTCTTAATACTGGTGTTGGTGCTGGTAATGTTACTGCACTTGCACGTTGTCATGCTGAGCGTAAGCGACTAGTCTATACATATCCTAAGGACGCCGCCGCTCCAGCTTATATTGTGGCTGACGGTGGCATCCGGAATAATGGCGATATCTGCAAGGCTCTTGCTTCAGGGGCAGATCTTGTAATGCTTGGAAAGATGTTTACTGCTACATCTGAGAGTGCCGCAGCCCCAGTACTAGACGAAAAGACTGGTATCTGGTACAAGGAATACGCAGGACTTGCTAGCTCTTTCTATAATAAGAAGAGCAGCATTGAAGGCCAGTCTGGGCTTATTCCTATGACAGAATCTGTTGTAGAGATGCTTAAAGGTATTGAAGGCAATCTTCGTAGCGCTATGAGCTATACTAATAGCCATAGTCTTATTGAGCTTCAAAACTGTACTAAGCTTATTTGTTCTCCTAATATTACCGTTGAAAATAACACTTCACTAGTGAGATAAAATGGAAGAATTTGACATTAATGCCTTTATTGACGATCACGCCGATGAAGATCTAGATACGCTTACAGTCTTTATTCCTGATGAACTTAAAATTGACAGTGATGAAGAAGAAGATTTTGGTAAGTATGAACACGAAGAGCTACACAATTCTACTTTAGATCTTGTGGCAGCTGTTCATCCTACTGAGGATACTATTACTAGAGATGCAGCTATTAGCATTTATCCTACAAGCAATTCAGATGTAGAGACTTTGTCTTACGTTAGTAGCTGGTTTGATTACTATACTGATAGTGGTAAGAAGTATTGCAATAAAGTTAATCTTTATCTAGAGATTGCCGATTTGTCTGACTGGTCTTTTGGTCAAACCCAGGTTATGGACTTTGACTCACTTAGAACCTCGACTCAAAGAAATGATCGGAAGATCTACTCAAGCCTAGTCAATAGAATTCTATAGTGATTGCTAAACATTTTTGGCAGCTATTCCAGCCTGCCGATAGGTTTGGCACACCAATTAGTAAAACATCTATCTCAGCTTCAAGCAAGGCTAAACAGCCAGGTCTTACTGGGGTAGATTGTTTTAATTTCTTGCTTAGCAAATATAGCGCAAATCAAATCCTTAATAAGAATTCAGATTTAGATATATATATTTCTAAGGTTCTAAAGACTGATCAAATATATAGTGCTCTTGATGACTTCGGAATTGTAGGTGTATTTACACTAAGCACACTCCCTGGTCATTATAACTATGTATGGCGGGATGAACTCAACCAGAAACCTAGTCAGAAATTCTTAATTTTTACACTAGATAGTAATATCTATTTTGTTTGGCTTTCTTTTTTACTTAGAAAACCAAAGGCTTATCCTATTGTTACTTCTGTTCTTTTTGACAAAATTAAATCTGATTATTCAGATTTGATTACGAAGTCAGAACTAACTGATATAGATAAATTATTTATTAAAGATTTTGAACTAATCATTCCTCATGTGAATCTATGATCTTTGACAAAGAAAGTTTTTATTCAGCTATTGGCAGGCAAGAAATTAAAGACTGCACTAAGTGCAAGGATTTATGTGCTTCAAGAAGCCGTGTCGTAATTGATAAGTTTACCAAAAATACAGTAGCTCCATGGGACCATAAGACTTTACCTATTCTAGTAATCGGTGAAGCTCCTGGCGAGACGGAAGATCAAGTTGGTCTTCCATTTATGGGTGTAAGTGGTAGAGTTCTTGATACCTATCTAAGGCAATATGATTTAATTGATTTAACATATGTAACTAACATTGTTAAATGCCGACCTCATAAGAACCGAACTCCTACTCCTGAAGAGCTTTCTAATTGCAGTCCATATCTTGCTAAGCAGATTATTAATCTAAAGCCTAAGGTAATTGTTACGCTTGGCAAAAGTGCAATGGCTGGCTTAGAGATTACCGGAACAATTAAAGATCCAAAGTCTGTTGATTGGAAAAAGCCGGATGCTGTATCTTCTTTTACTCTGGATGGCCAAGACTATCCTGTTATTCCAATCTACCATCCTAGTTACTATCTTCGTCAGAAGAATGCTCTAACAGAACAAGATTGGGAACTTTTTCAATTTAATTACTCTCATAAGTTTAAATATATTAATAATTTTATTAATGAAATCAATGACATGTAAAGATAATCCTGTGCGCTAACGCGCATTTTTTGTTTGGATTTTTCTTCCAATTACTCACCAAAGGGGTACAAATGTCAAAGTCAAACTCTATTGACTTTTCTGATATTAGTGAAAATGAAGTTATTGAAAAGTATTGGACACCTCCAACTCTTAATTACGGTGGTCAGTATGGCGCATATGAGACAATCTATGCAACTGCAAACTATCTTAGTATCGGAGATGTAGGCGATCCTGACTGGAGAGAAGCTCGAAGACTACCTTTCGGAGATGAAGCACTTGAAGCTCTTTACCCTGGTAACAGAGCTCTTAGTTTTATTCAATATCCATGGGAGCATCCTGATGCTGACACTGACACAGGCAATCCTGTAAAAAGTTATCTTGAGAAGGACTCTGGTATTGAATGGGTTATCTTGGAGATGAACAAGACTGAAGTTGGCTCGGAACGATACAATCATTTGTCTGAGTTTCTTGCTGAAGCAAGAGATTACAACAATCGACAAGTCGAAGAGGAAGGCTTTATTCACGCGCCTTCTTGGGCAATGGATGCTATTATCTACTCCCAAGAGCATTCATACAATGAAGAGCATACAAAGCTAATTGAAGAATTCCTGCCTAAAGGCTCTCAAGCTGCAAGAGTTATTTCCTCTGCTCCTTACGCGGATGGCAATACTATTGAGACAATGAGAGATATTCATCATGAATATACTATTTCATTTCAGGAGAAGGGTAGGCTTTATACTTTTGCCTTAAAAGATGGCAAGAAGACTTATGGACCTTACGGCGGGAAAATTAACTCTATTAAATTTTACAGGGGTAAGAATACTTGGGAGCCAAAGGCTCAAGAGTTTAGACTTGAGGAGATGTATAAGCTTTTACACTCTGCCTCAATTACTCCTATCTTTAATAGTAAGATGGAACTAGAGCGAATCCAGTATCCTGATATTACTTTAGACAACCTTAAGTATGCCAAAGAGAATTACTCCTTGCTTGCTAATGCAATTCATGAAGCTAATTTCATTACTGGCAGCATTGTTGGTCATATTAGAAAGCTAGAAGAAGATATCTTTTGGGAAACTTTAGATAAAAAGCTTCGCAAGGATAGAATTTATTCTGGAATTAGAGACACAGCACGCGAGCTTAATCTATCAGGGATTACGCCTAGACAGATTGGCAAAGACGGCATGTCTAAAATTTTAGAAGACTTTCCTAAGATTCAAGCAGAGATTGAAACTAGAATCCAAACTCCATACTATGTTCTTAACGTGGGCCGCAATACAACTGTAGCTGTAACCCCTGATAAGACTTTAGCTGATATGTTTAAAACTGGAAGTGCTGAAGATCTTCTTTACTTTATGCTTCCTGAGAAGATGCGCATAAAGCTTGGCTCCCTTGAGGATACTATTACACAATACGGATACGACAGTGAAGAGTATAGACGCTGGAAGATTGCAGCAACTAAATTCCTTACCTCTGACAAATCCAAATACACAACAAAGTCATTGCAAGAGATGGTTTGTCTTTATAACATAAGCCATAAGGTTAAAGTTATTCGGCCAAAGACCCTAAGAGAATATGGTTGGCTTCTTGCTGAGATTCCATTTACTCGCACTCAAATCAATTTGATGAGTAACTGTCTTGATTTGTATGGCAAGGCTATCATTGCTACTCAGCAAAATAGTCCTTCAATCAAACCACTGTATGCTAGAATCAAAAACTTTCTTGAATATCAGATTCAGAATAATAAGATTCCCAAGCATATTCTTTTGGAAATTGCGAACATGCGCAATATTTCTTTTGTATATAACTTAGAGAAAACCGAAATTACTAATAAAGCCGAAGCTAAGAAACTTTTTGAGGCTGGTCTTGCTAGTGATACTGAGATTAAGGTTGGAAATTATTTAAAGATTGAATTAATGTTTGATTATATTTTTGATAATCCAAGCGATGTCTTTCGATATATTTCTAATTTTGGTCCCAGCATTAAGGCTGTGCAACTTGCACAGTCAAGTTTAATTTGATATCTTAATATTAAGCCCGAAAGGGTTTATTTTTTACCTAATACATAGTGAATACATGACTAAAAGAATTGATTTTGCAAATCTTTTTGAGAATTTTGAAATTAAGTTTGATCCAAAGAGCATCCTAGTAGATACGAAAGATAATCGTTGGCATTATAACAATGAAACAATTACTACATCTGAGAAAGAACCACTTGGTTCTATGGCAGTAGTAGCAGAATGGCAAGAAGGAAGACTCTTGTCTTTTCCTGACTTTACCATGCGGGTTTCTCTTACAAGCATTAACGATCCTGATAGGGTTGTTGTTGCTACTCTTCCTTTCTCAAGTTCTGTATATGAGAAGGGAACATATGAGACCAATGCAGAAGCCGAATACGCTTACTATGCATGGGAGTGGGGCCTTCAGCTTTGGCAGTTCGTATACAACGCAGTAAAGAAGACGCCTGCAGCTGCAGAGTGTGCTTTCCTTTATCGTAAGTATAACAACGTTTGTCATGCATGTTACGGAGAAGGAATTGATCCTAATGTTACTCCTGAGTCGACAACTCTTTGTTACATCTGCAATGGGTCAGGATACTTCGAGCATGTGAAGAAGTAATGGCTTTGCTAACACTAATAATTGCATTACTAGGTGTTGCTGGTGTTACATACACTCTTTTATCTACTCTTAATAAGGTAATTAAAACGATCTATTACTGGGAGCGAGAGATTATCTTTGTTGATTATGTTAATCCTAAGGAAATTTATATTCAATTTCCCAACGAAGCATTGACTAGCGATACTCTTTCAAAAGATATTGAAGTAGATGATCTACATGAAAGGTTTCAATTTGCAGCTAGTGAAAATGAAACTGTTTATGTTCCCTATGCAAGCTTGCTAGCAGGGATTGTTGACATCTTCTTGGGTTATAGAAATGTAATCGGCGCATTGCAGAATGCAGAAGAAGAATACATTGATGATCCAGAAGAACTTGAGCTTTTTAAAACTGCTAAGAAGTTTGATTTTCCTAGTGTGATGAATGGCCTTGATACCTATAACATATATACAAAATATACTTTATGGGATTTACAAGAAGATAAAGAAATCCGCATTTCATCTGCCAGTGATTACTCTGCTTTTGTTAAGCTAGTAATTGAAAACAAGTCTAATCTTTCCTATAGAACACACTATATGGTCTATAAGAAGGTTGGTACAAAAGAAACTGGTGAGCTTATAAGCGAATTAACTACTATCTTTAATATTGGCCAAGCTTATAATGATTTATCAAATAAAACCCCAGTAATGGATGTTACCCATTTGTCGGAGAAAAAGGATGCTGGAAAGAACTAATGATTTAATTCCATGTCTTGATCATGGTTATGTTAAACTAATTGATGTTATGCCTCATGCTGATGCAGAGGATCTTTCATTTAATACTAACATTGCTGACTATGCAATTATTGATGCTGCTAGAGTTAGTTACCAGTCAGGTACTACTCGTAAACAGTCAGATAAGCAATTGCTACGTTATCTTATGCGTCATTGGCATACTAGTCCATTTGAGATGGTAGAGTTTAAGTTTGAGATGCGTTTGCCTATCTTTGTTATGCGCCAGCTAGTTCGTCATAGAACTGCTAGTCTTAACGAGGAGAGTGCACGTTACAGTGTCATGGAAGATGTATTCTATGAACCTGATACTCTCAGAGCTCAAAGCACTACTAACAAGCAAGGCAGCGCAGAAGGAGATTTCAATCCTTTCATTGGTCCTAAAGAAACAGCAACAGCAGTTATGAATCATCAGACTGATGAAGCTTATAAGCTTTATCAACAGTTGATTGAAGCTGGTGTTAGCCGTGAACAAGCCCGCATGGTACTTCCTGTCAATCTCTATACACGTGTTGTGTGGAAGTGTGACTTGCTTAATCTTCTTAAGATGCTTAGACTGCGCCTGGATCCTCATGCTCAGTATGAAATTCGCGTATTTGCAGAGGCAATTGCAGAGTTTGTAAAGCTACATTGTCCTTGGACTTGGGAAGCATTCGAAGACTACTGGCAAGGTGGAGTTTCTTTCAGTAAAGAAGAGATAGATATTCTACGCTATCTTATTCCCTTCACTGGCAGTGAGAGTTTTAATGCTGCAAGTCAAGGAACAAAACTAAGCAAAGGCGAATTGTTAGAGTTTCAAGAGAAGTTTAATAGGATAGCCAATGGGGAAAGTTAAGAACTTGTTACTTAATTTTCTTAATAATTTGGAAGAACGTTTAAGTGACAAAGTTAAAACACTTCAAGACAAAGTAGATTCCTTTCCTCAAGGGGAAGAGAAGGTACCTTCTGAAATCTCTGAGGAAGAATGTCTTTTAATCAATACATTGTCTCAGGAATCTAATTCAAAAATTCTTAAATCTTTAGAC